AGAGTGTCCGGTTTATTAACCGATAAATCAACAGCTTCGAGGATTGTCTCCTCATCAAGTTTACCGTCGGCAATAAGTTGCTGAATGAGGGCATCCGCTTTTTCATTGTTGATGTAGAATTTCTCATCTACAACAGGATCAAGTCGGTCTTTCATAACTTCATGAAGCGGAATTGGTCGCGGAAATTCATAGTTGATGTCCTCGAGTGTGCTAACCATAAAACAACGGTTACGATGCTGCGGTACGCCATACTCACTGGCTTCGAGATCTTGCCAGTAATTGTGATAGCCTTTGGATTCAAGGAACGAAATCCAGTTCTGGAAATTCTCTAAATTTTTCTTACTGTGAACTTGAGTGACATTCTCCATGATAAGTACCTGTGGAAGTTCTTCCAGTTCATTCAACAGGCGCTCAACTTCCCAAAGTAATGATGATCTTGTTCCACTATCTTTATCCATTCCGGCTTGCTTACCGGCAACTGAAAGGTCATGCACTATTGGCAGGGAAAACTATAAGTCATGATATAAGTATACTTATCAGTATCCCTGATCCCTAAATCATCACCTCCAATCTCTTTAATATCCATTGTTTCGAAGCTAGTACCATGAATCGCATTATAGCTTTTGACCGGAAACTTATCAAATTCTACGAGGCGGTGGTGACAATATACGTCATCCGGATTAAGACCATTTGCAATAGCCAAATCCCTCAATGCTATCGACTGGCATCCAACACCGCCGAATAGCTCAATCAATCTAATTTTATTAGTTATCATTAATTCTCCTTTAATAATTAATCGGTTTGTTATTGTTACTTTTATCACCAAAGTGATATCTGTTTAAGAAATCCACATACGACAAACCGGACATATCCACATCTGTCCGGAAACCGCAGCCACATTTAAAAATTCTTTTAGGTACTTGACCATGTGCATATGTACTGCACAGGATCATTGCTCTTCCACAGATAGGACATGTCCGATAGTTCATGATGTCTCCTTCCTTCTTATTTAATTACCTCTAGGTGATTACATTAACGATAATACCACAGATTATTTAGTGCGTCAATACATTTAATAATTAATTAGTATAAATTTTTCATCCAATCAAAAATTTCTTTCATTGGATATTCTCCTCTATATATTGTGGTCTATGTTGTTATTCAAACACTATATATTGTGTTATGATTATTCTGTTAGTCCATTCTTTCGAGCCAGTTCTTCTGCTCTCATATCTTGGGCGATTTTGATAGCTTGATTAGGAGAATTGGCATATATGACGTAGTAATCTGAAAAAACACAAGCGTTCTCTTTAAATTCCTTATACAAGTCATAATCATCATATTCTGCTTGCCAGTCTCCGTCGCTATATCTATTGACAGTATATCTTAATCGCTTATCTGAAAACTGGCGAGTGTCATATTCCTCATAGCTAATTGAATCGTCTTTATAATCTCCACATTTAATGGCCTCGACAATGTTTTTTGCTTCTTCTTCGGACTCAACAACGCCGATTATATGGCGATCGGAATAGATTCCTTTTTCTATAACATATACTTTCATATTTTTCTCACCTCGTTGACATACCATACTGTAATCTCGTCAGTGCTGTGAATCCGACAACACAACAAATCACCATCTGTGTCTATTACCTCTGCTTTAATGCCGTTATTAGCAACAGTATCTCCCGCTTGAATTACGGACTTTTTATCCTTGTGTTTCTTAAATCGCAGCTTTCCGCGAGATTTCTCCAATACTGATATATCATTTAGTCGATTAGCAATATTGGGACTTTCTCCCGGAATAAGCGTATCTTTGATAAGATAGTTATAAACATCATTCAGGAGAAAATTATCAGTTTCTATTACATCATTACTCATATTATTACCTTAGTTCAACCAAATATTTAATAGTTACCTGATCAACGTTATAAAAAACAATCTCATCATTTCTTAGCATAGAGCCAGCATGAGCATGAAGACAATTTGCTCCAGGGCAATCGTTCTGAAGTTTCTGATAATTATATCCGTAATATTTACTATCAAATGAATATACATTATATGGCTTACCATAATGAAAATTCATTAATGCCATAAAAGCAGATGAAGAATTCCCCCTTGCCCAGTAAGAACCGCTTAATGAAGTATACCCAAGAGATTTCCGTGCAGTTGGCGAGGCATAGATCGCATCTCCAAACATCGAGCCTGTGTATACGGCATTTGTAGGTCTAATCATCAAACCATTATTGATAATTGACCACCAGTTCTCATTTCTGCTCCCATGCCAGAATAACCTAACATCTTTAATATTTTCTTTATCAACAAAATCATCAAATCGTTTTTGTGTAGCCAAGTTGGTTACTCTCCATGCTTGATAGAATTTATCTTTGCAATCACCTAACATATCTTTAATGACTTCAATTTCTGTATCATTTACCGGTTCCATCACAATCCCCATAGCCTCAAGAATGGTCTTGTCATTCTTCGGAGAATTTTCAACACTATCGACTCGAACCGTCTGCTCATCATCCATAGCCGAGTGAGTGATTACCTGGCCTCGCATAACATCAAGCAAATCCTGTTCATCTTTAATAATGCGAGAAAAATCATCGGTTGTCTTAGCCAGATAATCATTAACATTACTCATTTTTCGCGGAATCGTGGTAAACAGTTCCATCAATTCCTCATTAAACGCTTTAATCGTTGTTATCGTTATAAGGCTATCAATTATTCTCTGTGCTTCGTCAACCATCGCCTGAGTAACTTGATTTGATTCCACACGGTAATTCTGCTGAACCTTTTTCTTAGCCATACTCATTAAGCGATCAACAATCTCTGCTATGGCAGCATTTTCGATTGCTTTATACTCTGGCGTATCAACTTTTGGTTTAACAACGGTGATTAAATCTTCCATCAAATGTGTCTGATCGGTATACCCTTTGCGGATTTTTTCGTTGTATTTCTTATCCCAGTCTCGTAGGGGATAAGTCCTCGTCTGAGAACTCGCCCCTACTCTGCCATACTGAACCGTAAAAGTTTCGCCGTCGGTATTCGCCAGCATACGATAGTATTTATTGTTATTATTTGATGATACCATTACTAAATACACAGGCTTATAATCGCTCATAATTAATCCTCATATGCGGAACAAACATATCTAAATACTTCATCGCCTACATACATAACAATATTAATATTAGTGTCAAAAAATATCTCATCGATTGCCTGAATTACATCATCAACGGCAAAACCATTTTTCCCGGTACAAATTGCCGGCATGGCAACTTTTGTGATACCGTTCTTTTTACACTTGGTTTTGAACTCCTCAAGACAAGCAATAAGATTATCAAACACCGGTTTATCATAACTCATATCTTTAACAAGCAGCATATATAAATTATCAAGTCGGGCAAGCTTACCGCCCTTAAATACTTTAATATTGGATTTACGTTTCTCAATATTAAACATCTGATCCATTACTTTATTGATACCGACGCTACAATTAAAGTCGGCTGAAAACGCACTGACGATTGTATAACCCTGGGGTGCGAGTTTTATATCTGCATTAATAAAATTAATCATAATCTTTCTCCTTATTTAATTATGTTTCTCACGTAATAATAAAAATGTCCTCTGATAAACATTCCGGTATATTTTTTGTCCGGAATAAACATAATCGGTAAATTGAACTCGTTCCAAAAGCTATGGTAACTGGCCCAGAAGCTCTTAGCATCATACTTCGTATCATAGTTGCCGAGTACCATGTCGGAGTATGTTGCGTTCTCGATGATCATTATCTTGTTTTCCGGAGCTAAAGCGAATTCCTTTTTAAGCCGATCCCTGGACTGAGTTAGGCAGCCGCTGATTTCTTCTAAACTATTCTTCCGCTCTATCACACATTCTTTATCGAACCATAAATCACGAGTTATGCCGAGTTCCTCGTTTTTCGGGATCATAAATGTGTAATCTGCCGTGTCTAATTTTTTACTTATCCACGGGATTTTTTTGCTGTCGAAGTACGAAGTGATATGTTCGTTCTTCTGTTCTCTGGTATCACAAACAATCGTAATACTCTTCAACAGTTCATCCTGTTCCTTCTATGTGTATCGGTAATTCTCTAATAACATTGATCCTCCTCATTAAATATGGCAATCTACTATAGTCAATATCCAATTGGGGTCTGAACCGCTAATAAATCTATCATCATAGTTACTAACCCAATCAATCCACGATTCATCAGACTCATCACTCATACCAAACCATCCCATGTTGCCCGGGGCATGCCATTCACCATCCGGAGTTACTACCGCATATGTGGAAAATGTTGTCATAATTTTGGCGTATGTTTCTGCGTCCCTATAACGGCGAGTGTAATACTCTTTCTTGAACCTGTTGAAAAAAGAGTCATTAGTTTCTCCGGGTTTCAGCGGCGAATCATTGACTACAACATCCCAGTATCTCAAACGATATTGGTATTCCGCCTCGTCTAAATCAAGATCTAAATCTTTAATTCTGCCTTCATCGATTGGAGTTCCATTTTTATTCTTTAGTAATCCCGAATACCTTCCTCCAGGCATCCACCAATCCCATTTGGATTTTGGATTATATGTGGAAAGCAAGTTTCCATTATCATCGACAATATAATCATCCACCATATACTCATAACAAGCTTCATCTGAGGCATTTTTGTCCAGATAATGTTCTCTGGCATATGCTATCGCTTCGTCTTTGGTGTATTCTATGTATGGCTCAACATCGAGGTTCTCATTATATGGTGCCAATAATTCTTCTACTGATTGGTCATCTCGGTGTATAACCGCTACCGCAAAATGGCTCATAATCATATTCTCCTTTAATAATTAATCAATAGGTTCTTTAAAAAGCGGCGGTTTCTCGCCACTGAAAATAACTTTTAAGCATTGTGTGACAATGTCCTTGCAAAGTTCCGGCGGATATATAGCCTTTAGTGCTGGGTCTTTGATAGCCTGGAGACCGGTTCTGGCACCTCGACTTGCCGGTTCATGACATGGGTCGCCATTTTTGCAAGGTGGTTTCAAATGAAGATTGATGTTGCTAAAAAAGTCCGTAGCCTTGCGGTAACTGAAACCGTACTGGCAATATGTGGTAGTATTGATATACGGAATACACTTCATGAAATCCATCTTGCGGAGAGCGCCGACGGGATTCTCCCAAATTTGAATTGTGGGATTTAATTGTTTTATTAGCTCTATGCAATGGATGTTGAGTTCGTCCGCAAGACGGGCTTTATCGGTTTTGGGTGCGAGATTTCCGCTAGGTTCCTTGGTTCGGTGACGACCGATTGCAGCCACGGAGTATGTGGTGCAATCAGTGCCGAGGAAAATTATATCGGGTTTGCCAAAGAGAGTAAGTATCTCTTCGGCAGTTATGTCCCGAATGTCCTTGTGAAGGTCACTCGGAAAACGTTCGTCATAATCAACGGTAAAGCACTGACATCCTCGTTCTCTGAATGCATTACTCATGCACTCAAAGCCGGAGAATAGTTCCAGTACTTTAATCGGGTTATTAAGTGGTTTGTTCATCTATTTGTTACTCCTCTATTATAGCATTATAATTCAGTATTTACAAGGGATTTAATAAATTATTTCACTGTTTCTCCCAATCTGAATCAGTAGGTAATTTTCCGCCAAATCGATAATGATCGGCACTCCATTTTAATTCTAATAATTCGTCAGTGTGTTTTCGCGCTGCGGTATTATATTCGTCGTTCGTAATTTCTTTCATTGTATTTAAAGTTCTATTCCATATATCATCTACATAAAACCCATAAAAATCAAAGTTACCTAAAAAATAATCCCCAGGACGACTTATGGCTGACCTTTTATAATCAAACCAATATAATGGATGTTCATAGAATATAAGCGCCGAAACATAATCATCATTGTTTGATCTTTCTGAAATTATTTTGTAATATTTTTTCATTTTAGGGAATATACCATTTTTCGGGCGCGTATCTTCACAATAACATTTTCCAACATATTTCCTATTAGTGTTGACATTTTCTCGAATTTGGCTATTGTATTTTTCTTCGATTACTTTTCTTAATTCGGCTAATATTTTTTGTTTATATTCATCGGAAAGACTATTAATTTCATTTAATATTTCATCTATTTTCATAATGATTACTCCTTACAAATTGTCAATTAGATCATAATCATACATCCAAATATACATAACCGACGGGTCTCTCTCCCACCCGGTGTCTGTTTTTCTCATCTTAGGTTCTTTCCCCCAGGATATTAGATATAAAATATCTCCATTCTCAAACGGCTGATCGGTAAACGATTTCTTGCATTTGTCATTGCGATTTTTGGGATTACGCTTTTTACGCACTCTCATTTCGGCTGTTGAGCCGTTATTTAAGCAGTATGCGGTAAACTTCGGCGAGTACTTATCGTCAAGCTGCGTGACTACGAAATAATTCTTGGGAAGTTTTGGGTCTTTATAATCAATATAGCCGAGAAGTTCCTCTTCATATTTGATTTTCTGTTTAACAGAACACGGCGGATACTGACATATGTTTAATAAATATTTCAGTAGTTGCCTAGTATGAATACCATCAAATTTTCCATATACGGTTTTGGTTGCATACTTCTGTTTTTCCTCATCGGTTATCTCATACTTCTTAAAAATCTTTGCGAAGCTATAGCCGTTGGGGATTTTATCCTTAGTGCCGTCATCATGTTTTTCATACTTGTATTTAATACAATCCTGGAGTTCTTCTTCGATATTAATTATACCGAGTGAACGTAGATACAGATTGTAGTCAATTTCGTCAACATGTGTCGGAGTTTCGGAATCGCAGAATTTTCGTAGTGTTTCCTCTGTGAGTAGCTTTACGAACGGTGAGTCCTTTTTGATTGATTTTTTGCCGTATAATTTATCAAACTGCCCAGTAATTTGTAATAACTGATTTATATCACCAAAATCGCTAAAAAATCCTAGCTTTATAAGAATATCCAACTGAGTTTTATTTACCGATGTATTTTCTTTTATATCAAATAGAAGATCCACAAAATCGTTATAATGATTCTTGCTCAATTCATATAACTCTTCTGCCATTTTTGCATTGCACTCTTTGATAGATTCAATATCATTGTAAATACAATTTTCTTTTACATCCATAAAATAGTCTGCACGAGATTTCCCGAATCTAATGGGTCTAATCTGAATACCTTTTGATTTTACATATGTTTTTATCTCAATCATCTTGGATTCGTTCGCTTTATATACATTTAAAGCAGCAGTAAAAAGCTGAAGCGGATAATAGTAGCGTAAATATCCAATATACCATCCAATCATGCTGTAAGGTACCGAATGATTTTTTGAAAAAATATATGACGAGGCATCCTCTATTACACCAAGAAAATACTCAATACTTTTTTCAGCATGTTCTTTTGTCATACCATATTTTTCTTGTGCTATATGTATATATCCAGGAACATATCTATCATCTTTATTACCGTGAATATCATCCATATATCCACCATCTTTAATAATAGGTATATATTTTTCAGTACCAGTTTTTTTGGCAAATCCTCTTCTAATAATATCGGCTTGACCCATTGTAAAACCACAGAAATCATGTAAAAAATCTATAATCTGCTCTTGGTAAACGAGGTACCCAAGTGTAGAAACTAAAAAATTATTTAGGGCTTCTTCACCGTTATCGTGATACTCACCATTGAATAATGCATCTCTATATGATTCACCAGCCGGTCGAATTGCACCTGACGCCATTGCCATAATATCCAAATATGATATGTTTTTATTTTTCTTCTTAATTTTGTCAACAGTCTTTGGGCTAAATACTTTGCCCAATGCTTCTCCAGCATAATCAGACTCGAACTGGAATATCATTGTTGCATCTTCAGCAATTGATTTAATAATATTCTCGTCCGTGAAATCAACCATATCTGGAGTAAGATTTGGTATCCCGGCCAACTTACATGCTTTGTTTATTAACCCGACAGCATTTAATCCAAGAAGATCCATCTTGACATAATTTAAAGAATCAATTTCATGCATGTCAATCTGACTAACAGGACGGGGGTCTGTATCAACCGTAAGAGTCCCAAAATCATATCTTAAATCAGTTGGAGAAACTACTATTCCGGCTGCGTGTCGCCCAAGCGATACTATTGTTCCCATGACCATATCCACATAAAAAAATAGTTCTGGATATTTTTTTCTTATTTCATCTGGAACGAACTCATTTTTTTTGTCATCTTCATAGACGGTATTAGAAATTTTTTGTGCTTCATCAATTGGCATATCAAATGCCCTTGCAACGTCTTTAATGGCGCCTCTCATTTTTATTGTATTAAAAGTAAGAATGTTACAACAATATACGTCGGGACGATTAAAGAAATATTCTCGCACTTTATACCTATCTTCGGCATAAATATCTGTATCCACGTCGGCCAACGATTGGCGGTCTGGGTTCATAAACCTAGAAAAATTCAAATTATATTTTACAGAATCGACATCAGTGCTATGTATAAGCCATGCAATTAAACTGCCTGACACAGATCCTCTTGATGGTCCATAATACATGCCTTGTTCTCTCATCCAATTTTTATAATCAGAGTCAAGCAACATAAAATCTATAGCATCATTATGCTTATATGTGTCGAATTCTTCTTTTATCCTCGGAAGATAATCAGTCTCATAATTTGGTAGCTCTTCAAGTTTATGTTCTTTAATTCCATCCTTGATACGTTTTTTAAATTCCTCTTCCGCATTTTCTCTTCTAGGATATTTATTGCTATAATCAAGTTTATAGTCTTCAATTAACTCTGCAATATGATTTGTTTCAGCTATTGCAGTAAGATAAACTTCTTCCGGGAGCGAATCCTGTGTTTTAAAAGCATCAATCATTTCGTTATAATCATGCCAGCTTAAATCACATTCATCCTCATCATGAAACACAATTTTTTTTGATTTTTGCATGACGGCTCTTCCCATTAAGTGATCTTTAGATACTGCATGCACATCACTCGTGGCAACAAGAGGGATATTGAATTCCTGTGATATTTTATAAAGATACTGATTATACTGAATTTGAGTATCGAACTTATGCGGTTGTATTTCTAACCAACAACGATGTTTATTATTGATTATAAATGTGAGAAATTTTTCTTTTACTGAAGATGTCCCTCTACATAAAATTCCGGCACAACAAGCGGTAAGTATTAAAACATTATCAGAAGTATTAAGGATATCAGATAATTCAATCCTTGGTGTGTAATAATAATGTCCATCCTCCCGGTTATTAGCTATTGATGAGAGATAATTAATCTCTCTAACGCCCTCTTTATTTTTAGCAAGCATTATAAGATGATAATTATCTCTCACTAAATTTTCTTTATCGATTGTTTCTGTTATATAAAATTCTTGACCGTGGATGTATTTTATTCCATTCTTTTCACACATCTGCTTTTTAGCAACGTTATGTAGTACAGCGCCATGTTCTGTAAAAGCGATAGCTGTCATACCACATTCTTTTGCTTTTAATATATAATCCTGAAACGGTGTTACTGAATCTATTGTTAAACCACTTTTAGGGTTGGAATCCATACTATGTAAATGAAGCACGGTATAATTATTACCCATTTATGCCACCTTTAATACCTTATATTTAATAATATCTAAATTACTCGGTACATTCTCTAAAATTATTTTATTCATTATATCGCTTGATTCTTTATCAAGTGTGATATATCTTGTGTCTTTTTGATACCATGCAATAGCATTAAAAAGTTCTTTTAATTTTCTAATATATAAATCCTTCTCTTCCTTACTCCACTCAGCTAAACATATTTCCCAGTCATATCCATTATAATAACCATCGTCCAAAAAATGAGTTGAAAATCCAAAATCATCCAGATAATCAATTTTATCATATCGTGTCATATCTCTAATTTTAGCCAACTGGTCGATTTCTCTAGTTGTTATTCTATATGATGCTTGACATTCATAAGACTTATTATTAAACCATTTTATTTTCGCTGGATAACACGTTGGCCCTTTTAATTTACACATGTTTTTTAATATATTAAACTTCCAAAACATATAATCCTTCTGATTTTCCGCATGTGACTCAATATATACAGAATGCTTTTTTGCTATATGCCCATCACCAAGACATCCAGAAATAACCAACATTTTTTGTAAATCATTTAATCTAAAATCTCGTTTATAGTCTAAGCGATGCTTCTCATATAGCCATTTTTCAATTACTCTCTTTGAGTATCCAGATTCTTCTGCTATTTCTTCGGCTGACATACATCTATTAATAAAACGTTCATAGCACCAATCATAATCATTATAATCGGCACTATATTTTGCGTTATTTGTTTTAATGTATTTTTTTGTTAATCCAATTTTTTTAGCCTTTGAAGAAATAGCTCCAGTCGTTCTTTTCGGAAGCATTTTAATAACTTCGGACATTGGCATATATTTGCTATAACACTCTTCTAGTATTTTTATCTCTTCATCTGTCCATTCAGATCCTTTCTTTGCCAATCAATCACCACCCTCATTCATTATCCTCAACATCTCTAACTGTTCATATTTATACGGGCAATGATACCTAATAGAACACAAGTTCATGCAGTAAAATGGGGGATACTTATTCTCCTCTCGGGCTTTAATAAGTTCTTTATTTATGCCCCATTCAGTCTCATTCTCAATTCTATTAATCGTATCAGCTGCCCAGATAATACTGGCTTCATATTCCTTCTGATCAAACGGTATTTCAATAAATCGTTGTTCCTTGAATAAATTCCATTTTAATTTATCCACATGACCATACTCTTCAATTATTGGTTTTGCATACAGGTATAACTGTTTCTTAAATGATTCAAAATGCTCCCTATCCTTCTTAGAAACTGCGCCTGATTTAAGAATTTTTATCGAAGCACTTTTGTGGTCTTCGATGATAATCTCGCCGGTGTCTTTATCCTGAAGTAATAAATCTATGAATCCGATACAATCATAACCGTTGATGTCGAAGTTTACTTCACGTTCCACGCCGAGTATATTATAGCGGTCAAGGTCTAGATTAATGTTGTCCAGGTAATCTAAACCTTGTTCATAATACTTCTGGCGAAGGTCAACGTATTTATTCGGCGGAAAATCATAGGTTATTACTTCATTAAAATGTTCTTCATAATACTGGCTCAATTCAAATATATCAAGTTCACCTTTAGCATATTTCTCCAAGATGGAATGGATTAGCGAACCAAATTGTGCCATTGCGGAATCATCTTTTTCGGTAGTAGCATCAATGTAAACTCTATGCCATTCGTATTGACACGTATCAAAACTGTTTAACCGAGAAAATGACCAGCGCATGGTTCCAACGATAAACGCGTCTTCTGTAAATTCATTCATCCGGTAATAATCCCCCTTGCCAGTTTCATAGCCTGGGCGTTACACATTTTGCCAAAATACTCACCGGCAGCAACAACCAGTTCCTTTTCTTCTTTAACACAATCATCATAGATACGCTTCGGCAAATATCTCGCAACTAATCCCATGTCGTAAGGAGTAAGTTTTTCCGGAAGAATACCCTCATCACGCATCTTGAAGAGCTCTTTCTCGACACGATTTTTGGTGACAATCGATTCCACGATTCTCTGTGATTCGGATTTTGCTGCTTCTACCGTTGGGTCGATTACTTTTTCGCGAGTCTTCATCGACTCTTTGAAGTCATCATTGACAATCTTCAGATAGAACGGGAGACGAGTGTCGGGGCAATTAAGACGAGATTGGTTCTTAACTATAATTCCCTCGATTCTATCACCGTATGCCGGCATATGAGAAAATGACTTACAATGCTCCCAACTAATAAATGGTCCGTAATAGAGTTCGTGAATATATGGGAATCCATATTCTTCGCACCAATTCTTTACTGTAGTTTGCGGAAGCCAGCACTCGGTGTCAGCGTCGTAAATATCATATACGATCCATACCTTCATGAATTCGGGTTTATATTTAATCTTGTTCGTTCCATTCTGTTCGCCGAATATGTACCAACTCGGATGATCTTTAAATGGTGTTTTATCCAATGTCTGAACATAGTTCCAAAATCCCTGAAGCGTATTGGTATACGAAAGCGTCTGTTTCCTAGAGAACGCAACAAGTGAATCCGTTTCTGGATTATACTTACAGCAAGCGTTAGATCCGTCAATTTTCTCGCTAATCTGAATGATATCTCCAACTACAAACCCATGGCCGTTCCCCTGTCGGAGTTCCGTATCTTCCTCACGAAGATTCTCAATATCCATAAAATGTTTCTGCTTAATCATAATTTTATCCTCTTATCATATAAAGTTTGCCAAACCTCGCGTCCCTGATCACATGGTGAGTCCTTATCTTGTAGCAATCCCCATCTATCATAAACAACATATACGTTAGTAAATCTTTTTAATAATTCTGTACACTCACGTATTTTTTTCATCTGAACGTCTTTATCGAATGCAATGACCACATCTCGAACCTTCATTCGGATTAGTAATTCAATCTGGTATTCATTCAGCTTGGATGTTTCCGCTGAAACAACGTTGTGAAATCCCCACTGATCAAGCTTCATCACCGATTTGATACCCTCAACAATGATGATTTCTCCAGAACTATTGATTGAGTCGCGAGCTTGTTGCATTCCTTGGAAGTAGTCAAGTCTCCCGCCAAGTTTATAATAATTAATATACTTCATAATTTTCAGGTCTTTAAAATTCTTAAAGCGAGTACGCCCTTTGACGGATATCAACTTATCATCATTAGAAAATACAGGATATACAATTCTATTACTTGTTGGATCAATACGAATATCGTATTTTTTAAGCTCCTCTTCGGAGATACCTTCATTAAGCCATTCTTCTGGAGACTCATCTTTATATTTTTGATGATAATCTTTGTCAATATCAAGAATTATACGTTGTATGTTTTTATTTTTAGGTTCACATAATTTACTTAATTGTCGATATAAATTCATCGATGTAGATTCCGTATATTCACGAAGTTCTGAACCCGTTAATTCCGACACCTTTTGAATAGCTGCAGAAAAATCCATATCCTCATATTCCATCAGCCAATTTATTAGATTTCCTCCTCTTCCGCATGAGAAACAATAGAATAAATTGACATCTGGGCTTATGCATAAAGATGGGTCGGAATCACTATGCTTTGGGCAGCTACAATAATATTTTCCGCCACGATTTTTAAAATCATAGGATTTTTCTGCATATTCTAACAGACTAATTTTATTACATAATTCATTTAATTGATCATAATCATATTTTATTAAATCATGCATATTCAACAGTATAGCCTTTTGTAGTCTTGAAACGAGGTTCTTTCTTTAAACATCTTTGAACAGTTCTTGGGTCTAAATTTAATTCTTTCACTCCAGATGTTATGGTTGGGAAATAGAATTTCTCGCCGGTACTAATTTTAGTAAATTCTACCGGCCTTCCAACTGCTTCGACTATTTTTTCCCGCATTCTTTCTAATCTTGTACCATAATGATTATTATAATAATTATCACACCACTCTAAATTATCTACGCAGTTGTTATCTTTGTTTTCATCTTTATGATTAACTTCCGGTAAATTATCTGGGTTTGGAATAAACATTTTTGCTACAAGTCTATGTACTTTGAACGTTTCCAATTCAGAATTGGTAGTTAATTCCACTCCGCAATATCCGCCGTGGTCATGCTTTTGTTTTAATAATACACCATCATAAAAATATTTTCTGCCATCTGAATATACAATCCATCGAGGCAAACTTTTAACTCTTCCATAATTACTTACTTGATAATACCCTTCATAACCTGGGATGTCTTTCCATATTTCATTTTCTAAATCTTCTATCTCGGTTGACCTAACTAAATTATATTTTCTCATTGCATATTGAATACCATATTCACTTCTATTCAAACGCTCCATTATTTCTAAATTAGTTCTGTTATCGTCAACCATCTCTTTTAATATCTATATATCTTTATCCGTCCACCTTGCCATTACAACCTCTCCTAAATTAATCCTCTTCCGCTGTTAACATTGCCTGAAGTTCTTCCAGGGATTTCTCCTTAAGAGCCGCGTCCTGTTTATCCGCAATGATTTCCAGGATACGCTGGTTCTCGCGACGTTTCTTTGCAGCATTTTTAGCTGCCTCAATTGCCGCAAGTTTATCTGTTACAATCGCCTTAACAATTGCAATTTTGTCTTCCAGCACTACGTCTTCTTTACTTGCCGTAGTAAGAAGCGATTCCCCGTCAGCATCCTTCTGCTGTTTCTTCAGTGCTTTATAGATGGTGTCGAGATGCTCGACATTCAGATCCCAAAGATCTTCAACGGTGCAAACACCGCGGAAATTCCATCTATATTTCTTTTTAGTGGCTTCCTTAAAAATATTTCTTTCATTCATAAACAATACCCCCATTAAAATTTAATCTTGAGAATTCTCTCAGTAGAGCCCTTGACTTTAACTACCAAATCATTCCTCACCGTAGAACTGAATCCCAGACCGCTAAGCTGATCATCACACTCTTCAACATGAGCCTTGGTTGCCATAGCCTCCATAACCTTACGGTGAGCCGGATACAGGTCACTGTTTAAGAACTCATTATACCAACCGTTCGGCATTTCAGGATTTACGCAACCCTTCAGCATAAAGAAGTAATGCTTGTTGCCGATACCATGCTGCTCATCCCAATAATTCGGCGAGTAACAAATCACATTAGCCGGGACAAAATCATTGGTTGTAATACTCCAGATATCTCTGTTACTAATATTGGAAGGAATCACATCCTTGATGGTAAAGTTACCGGTCTTATCAAGTACAACCTCAGCAACATCCACATTTCTCCCGGTACGAGTATCAAATGAATAGTCATAGGAGTGAATTTCACCGTTACACTCAACCTCGGCTCTGAATCCACCGTGACCGCCACGCCCAGTATATGTATTAACAAAGAACTTATAAGTTCCAGGTTTCATTCTGTCCTTACTTGCCCATGTAATATTCTCAACCGCTGGAATTCCATTTATAGGGTCTATAATGTCTACATCAAGATTACCGCCGGAAGCGCTACGCTTATTTGCAAAAAAGATTTTGTTGCCATCCGGCTCAATGCAATGAGCGTCTTCGTCGTTCTGGTTCCATTCACCATTATCGTTCCACATAATCGAGAATCTAAGAACACCATCAACTTTACCACCGGCATTTTTGACATTCTGCTTCAGGATGGAGTCAGTCATATTACCAGAGTATGCCCAACTAAAATTGTTATCCCACTTGAACATCGTCTTACTGTTCTTGTCAACCGGAGCAATCAGTGAAACAAAATTTGAAGCATGTTTGTTCTCTACATATGCTTCGACCTCTGTAGTTGTGGGAAGAACATTTTTAATAAAGTCCTCAATAGATATTTCTTCAACCTTGGAGAATTTCTTTGCGGATTTCTTGGTATCCTTCGCAAGGCTTGCAAAGATATCGTCTGCACCCTGGATACGTTTTGACGCATCACGGTTACTGAACAGAATGTTATTAACCGTAATATCATCGGGATTTGCATATCTTCTCTTGAGCGAATCGAGATAACCGAGTTCTGTTATTGTTCTCTGTGCTTCTTCCAGCATACGCTGCGTAAAGATCGGCTTGCTACGCTTATAATTTGCCGGAGCAACTACCGCCTCATATTTACGAACAGCTTCATCAAGTTCTACACCATTACTAATGTCGATCAGTAATGTGCCGATTGCTGTATTGCGGATTTTAGTCACCGACTCACGAAGGCTCGGAGATTTCTCCCAAGCGTAGATGTCTTTCTGAGTCTCGTCCGCTAGCTTATCATAAGCAATTTTATGAGTTCGGAAATCAATCAGATTTGCTTTATACTCCTCTCCTCGATACAATGACTTCTGATTAATAAGTTCGAGTACGGAGTCAATCGAGTCCATTGTTAACTCATCAAGACTTCTTTTGAATACATTCTTATTATCTCTGGACGTTCCGACCGCAGAATTTAAATACTCGCCACTTTTAACATACTTCTGCGGAAGCTTAACAAAGAAGTGATCCCACCTAATCGGATTCCCGTCTTCGTCTGTGTCCATATTGTAGTTCGTACCGACATTAGCACTCGGCGAATAATACACGCTCATGATTCCGTGTGATTTCACAAATGTGGATAATGTTTTGCAAACCGCATCCCAATCGTCATCTCCGGTTGTCACATCCCAGATGGATTCGACTCTGCCGTCTTTAATTCCGATAATAGCACCAATCTGTTTAATAAAATGTCGGCAACAACTGCAATCATGTTCGCGGCGAACACGGTATATTTTGTTGTGCTGTGGTGGAATTGCTTCCATGTAGGTATTCCACAGTTCATCCTTGTCAAGATTGACTTCATACAAACAATTATACTTCTCTACCATAGTTGAAAAATGGCTCTCTATTGCGTCTTTTATCAGTTTGAAGTTCAACATAGTTCTTTCTCCTTAATTAATATTATGTATCAAATGGTGTTGCATTCTTAGTGTGTTTCTTCGCTTCTTTTATATTCATCAGATCACCGACAAACTGCACGTCAACGTAATCGTCCTCACCGCCATGAGTACTTCCGTTACGGTTTTTAACGACCTGTATACAATAATTGCCACAATCAATTCCATCTTGCTTAAGCTGTTCAATAGTTTTGTCTTTCCAGTACATTAGTACATCCGCATATCTTTCTGGTTTTTGACTATCTGAGACAGTTCCGGTCATCTTATTTAACTGAAGACCGGCAAGTATTGGAATTTCCAAAGTCCCCGCTATTGATTTAAGAAAATCAGCCATTAAACCCAAACTCTGAGATATTTCGGCTGCTCCTCTCATTTCGGAGGGTTTTATATAATCGTATATTGCAAAACCTAACTGGTTCTTGTTATGCCATTTCCGGAATGTTTGTTCAACTAATGTCCTACTAAAAATCGGCTGATATTCATGAACAAACCCCGGAGATTTTTTGATAAATTCCATTGCCTTCCGAATGCGATCAAATTCTTCATTTGTGTATTTTCCGGATTTGATTTTTTTAACCGTAACTCCACTTAAACATGCAATCGCTCTCGGCAAAAACACCTTGTCAGTTATCTCGGTATCGATGATCACGATTGGAATTCCATTTTTTAGCGAATATAATCCTTGGTTCATAAAGTAACTCGATTTTCCTCGCCCCGTTGCTCCGGCTACAAGTACAAGTTCGCCCTTACCAAATGTAAAATAATCGTCTAACGTCGGAATTAAATTTGGTATGCCGATGCTGCCGTCCTCATTCCTGTCCTCACAAATTTCTTCCCAGATAGCATCGATTTTTTCACCAAGCTGGACGCTGTCTCCTCCAAAGATAAATTTTTCGGCAATTTTATCGATTCCATTATTAACATAGTCATTCAGCGTATCTAGCGTAATCTCTTTATTAAAACATTCTTTTCCAATATCAACCGAAAACCCACATAGATCACGTCGAAATGCTAAACTGACAACGGTGTTAGCTAATAATTTATACTCCTCATATGTTCCTCTGGCTGCAATTTTAGATAATTCGATATATTCCTGAAGGTTTGTTAGTCCGTATTTGTCTGCAATTTTTTGGCAACCCGGGCTACTATAAATAACATTGTGCAGATTTAAACTATCAATTTTAGTAACTCCGCTTTTTACCAGTTCTTCAATTCCCCAAAACAGGAGTTGATTTTCTTGATTGTAAAAAAAACGAGGGCGTAAGTTGTTGTCACTAAGAAGATATTCGGGATGATGGATTAATGAGGCAATTACGCCACCCTCTGCCGAATTATCCACTAACTCCGATATACTTCTTGCCAACAATTACACCCCCAATACACTTGAAAATCTTGACTTTTTGTTATTCGTTGTTTTTGATTGCGGAATTTTTTCCGTATCCAAATCGGGCAAATCTAACTCAAACTCATTTGCTAAAAACACCTCTTCCTGTTGTTTCAACTGATTGCGAATCTTCCACTCTTGTTCCTTATCCCAGGCGTCCTTAACGTCCTTATCCTGGATAATGTAATGAAGTCCGGGTGGATGGTTCAGCTTGCCGGGTTTATAGTTAATAAAATACTGTAGTGCAAACTTTAAATAGTCTACATCCACATGTTTGTCTAAAACCAAGTAATTTATAGTAGATACGAGCCCGCCGATTTGCTTTCCGGTCAATGTCGGGTCTATATGTTTATAGAATAAATCCCTAATTTCATTGACCGTCTGCATGACATGATAACAGTCGGGGTGGTAGTAATGTTTCTGTTTACCACCCTGAACTGCCTCATCTTTAAGTAGCTGAGTACTCTCATGGAGCTTACGGCATTTGGGGTATCTACAATTCACCATTTTAGGTGGTCGTTTTTTAGCCATAGCCAGCCTCCGTAGTTATCTCAAAACGGAAGTTCTTCTTCGACAGTATCCGGAATGTTCATAAAACCATCGGTTGCCGCCTGAGAAGGAGCAGTAGCTGTTGTATTATCTCCGTTTTTAACTCCGGGGACAAACTCAACACCATCAACACTTACCTCTGTTGTATATACTTTAACTCCTTCTTTGTTGGTGTAACTGCCTGTTCTAATCCATCCATCAACAACAATCGGATCACCCTTGTGAAACCATTTGTTCACAAACTCAGCCTGCTGATTAAATGCCACACAACTAATGAAGTCGGCATCATACTGTCCGGTTTCTTTGTTTTTAAACTTTCTGTTTACCGCTACTGTAAAGCGACAATTTGCATTTGCGTTCTCTCCAGATGCATAACGAATCTCAGGGTCTCTCACCATACGTCCAAGTAATTCAACTTTATTCATAATATCTATTCTCCTTTAATAATTAATTAGTTGGGCGGATTTGCTCCGCCCGTATGTGAGTGATGGTAATGGTTAATGAGTTACTGCGCAAGAGCCTGGAGCTTAGTCAGAAGCTCTCGAGCTTTATTAATATCTCTGATGGCATTAGGGTTACCACTCGGAGCATATTCCTTAATTGTGGTCATGACGGCTTCGTTACCGGAACCGCCGGCTGCTTTAGCTGCGTTGATGATTTCGGTTTTGACGGCTTTGAGGTCGTCGGCAGAATCCATCGCTATATCAGCGGATTTCTGGATGACGGGTTTCGGAGCCGGAATAGTACCGACTTCGCACCAGTCATAAAGCGCTTCACCATCTTTTGCGGTAATCACGGAATATCTGGTTTCTGGCCATAAATTCGTATTGTCCTTGTCGGAATGGGCTAAATGAGTATCCTGTTCAATCTGTAGTGACAGCATGACCTCATAAGAAATGTCCTTATCCGTCTGACTTCCCATTCCTACCTTTCTCGGAACGGATTTACCGTTTCTTTCTTCCAGGAGCCACTCGTCCTTACCTCTTGCACAACAAATAATATGCATCGGAGCGCTGAGAATTTTATCAAGAAGTGCGCGGTGCTTGGGTTTTAATTTCCCCCAATTAGTAAATGAATTTCCGGGCATCTTATCATGGGTATCATTTAGCCATTTCCATTCTGCACTAAGACCGTCAATAATACACACCTGATAACCCTCGTCAACCGCCTCGTCAATAGCTGCTATATATTTATCAGTTGTAAAAGGATCACTCAACTGAAGCAAATCATATTCAAATGTATAATCTCCATGTTTTGATTTTGTCTGAGCATATAATTTATCTCGGTCACCTTCTGTCCCAATGTATGCAATACCTGGGCCACCACACTTTCTATAAATTCCCGTTGCTAGTTCACAAGCACTCAGACTTTTTCCGGCTCCACTCGGACCGGAAAGAAGCACCTTAGCCTTAACTTTTTCACGTACAGCTTTTACAAATGCCATTTAATCATTCTCCTTTACTCATTCATCATATTTAATCAACAGATACATCAAATCTTCCAAAGCGGAAGCTTTTCCACGATAGAAATCTCTTTCTTTTTCGGAGATGCTCTCATCGTATTTAATAATTTTCTCATATAGCGCCCGTCTCCTACCTAACTCAAGTTTTATCTCGTTTGTCTTGTCGCTCATATTTACCTTCATATTTGTTCTTGCACCAGGGCTTATCGTCATCCTCAACAAAGTATCCCAATAGATCGCAAAGTCCACACTCATTATTCACACAGTTACCGCAAGTAATTTCCATAGTCTTTACCCCATTATCCGACATAAACTCCACTCCAGACTGCAACCGCTAATATTAATACTCCAATGATCTTAATCACCATCATAATCATACTCATCAGGTTTAATGTTACCAATTGCCTTATATACGCCTTGCATAACATCGTCAAATGCTTCGTTATATATTTGATTTAACACATCTTTTTTAACCTTGGATGCTTTCCCATCGTAGTATCCTCGCCTATAACTCGGATACATCATAAAGAACGTAAACACAGACCCCACAATAAGTCCAATAGCTCCAGCCCCCAGATAAATCATAATTTCTTTTCCTCGTCGTACTCATCACATAAAAACAGCCATACTCCCACCACATATGCGGTAGCCAGCATCATAACCGCCGAAACCATCAGTGAATTCATTCCCAAACTACACATAATCGCCGTGATATCAACTAATAACGCTACTACCAACACAACCATTATTAGCTTACTCAATATCGACATTAGGTTCCTCATTATCCGGCACTCCCCATCGTTTACGCTGCTCTGCCCAGCATCTGTCACAATCTTCATTTGATGCTCCAAAGCAACCTCGGCAATTTGGATGCCAGTATGCATCCGCCACGTCATCTGCGTTACTCGCTACGATTAGTATACAGTACAATCCGATGGTGTTTATCACACATAAGACTGTGATTAGTATTAATATCTTAATCATCAGTGTTATCGGTCAACCTCCTCCTAAGTAGTTCCAATTCTCCGCCGGTTACGCTTGAGTAGACCAACCCGAATAGCAACAATCCCATAGTTGTGATAACAATTACTCCCATGGTGGATACCTCCGCTTGTATTTAATAATTAATTGCTACTCTGTGAGTATAGCACATTGGTTTTGCTTTTGCAATACCAAATTTAATAATTAATCAATTTCTCCCAAATAATCAAGTTCGTAATTTATAATCTCTTCCATAGTTAATGGTCTCTCATAAATAAGAATATCATAATACCGACCACTTGGATCATCTTCCCTTCCGATGAAACCATCTTTTGGTTGGCATCCTGGCGAAAATCCACGCAATCTCATTCCATATTTATAAATCATCATTTATTCTTCTCCGTAATTCCTCCAAACAATTTAAGCACTTTTTCCAAGTCTCTGTTTGTCTCCTCCAATTCTTTAATACACTTACCCCAATTACCAATAACTCTGTCATTAATTTCTATGGCATCCTTAAAATTTTTGGAAATCAGTTCTCTTGTTATGCGGACTTCCTCGGAAAGGTCAATAATCTTTAGAGTCAGCATTGCCAACGCAGTTCCAACGAAACATAATGCGAAAATTATTCCTATAACATTTTTGTCCATTCACCCTTCACCTTCCTTCAGCATTGGGCTTCCACAGTTCGGGCAGAAATTTCTTGCGTCCCCGTGAAACACATATTGCCCACATTCAGAGCAGTTATCGTCAATCCACCGCCCCGTCTTGCGTTCGGGCTGTACTGATGGAAGTGCTTTTACCTGTCTGATTGCCCAATCCGTCATAGCATCAACTATACAAGGATCGTCTTTTGCAGATTGAATGTTGTCGTCCCAGTACGCAACTCTCAGCGCATCAATCGCCGCCTGTCTGCTTATTAAGTCTTGTCTTTTTTCCATATTTCCACCATCGCTTTTATACTGGCTTTTGCAAGCTGCGCAAAATCATTGTCGCAGTTATCGAGCCATTCAAGATGTTTATCGATCCATTCAAGAGGAATCCCATCTGGCTGTGCAGATGGTAGCCGTTCAATAATTTCGGCACATACCTTATATGTCGCATCTCCAATATAATCTTGTTCATAAATGTCAGGCCGTAAAAACTCTCTCTGCTTATTAATGTAACCAATCGCAGCCTGTCTGCTGATTAAATCATCCATCATTTCGCCTTTCCGTACCCACAAAAGAAGTCTTTCGGTGTTTCAAATGTTCCATATCTGCTCAGACATTCACACAAGTGATTGTTTTTCCAGTGTTTGCAAAACTCACAATGGATAATTTTGGGCTGTGCGGATGGCAACGCTTCAACTGCATCAAGAATCCTTCGTGTATTGCAACCGTTTTTATAGATCGCATCAATAACAGCTTTCTGCTTAACAAATCACCCGTCAAGTCGTGACAATCCGTCACAATTTCGGGCTGTGCATCCTCTTTTCCTTGTGCGTATGCTTTTTCAATCAGATCTGCGTAAAAATCAAACATATCTGAATAAGTCGACCACTCTATTTTTCCGCAGGAATCTAATCCGTGCAGATAATCGGCTGATTCAGCTTTGATTTTTTCAATTTTTGGTGCTGTATCAGCTATCCCCCATCCGCTCATCATTACGCCTTTCTGTTTCAAAATGTAAAATCAAATCTTTGCCACCATCTGTCGATTCGATATCAAACCCGATGTATTCATATGGATCACCAATACTGATTGTCCTATAACTGCTAAACACAGAAGTATTGATAATCACTTCCGGATATTGTTTACCACCGCATCCTGTCAATAATGCCATGCCGAGAACAGCAATAGTTGCAATAATCTTTTTACGTTTCATCCTCGCACCTCTTCAGCTTCTCTAGCAAGTTGGTCTTTACATACAGGTCAGTGCCGGCGATTTCAAACTCGCCAAACATTCTGCGTTCTTGCCCTAACTCAAGGATAAATTTGTCTCCTGGTTTAAAATTAACTACTTTATTGCTGGAATTTTCATCAGTATCTTTCTCCGTGGTATGTGATGTTATATAATCACTCCACCACCGGTCGAAATCGTGACTATTTGTCACGGGTTTTGATTTTGCCTCTATTCCTCGCTTAAATCCGCTAATATAAATATCCTCAGCTAAACGCTTCAGCATATTTACGTCGCAGTCTTCTTTGAAGTAGTTCTTTGCGACTATTTCAATTTTATCGAGTGCTTCCATTTTGTCTCCTGCTATCATTTTCGTAAGACCACGAAAATGATCCTTCAATCATATCAATTGCCTGTCGCAATCTACAATCTGGATTGCATTATCCACAATGTTCCATAAGATAACATCCATCACACAAATTTTTCGCTTTGGTAAGGATTTCTTGTTTATCCAATAATTCTTTCATTGATAATCTCCATAATATATGGTAGGTCTTTGAGGATGGTTACGAAGTTTCTCCATTCAGAAAGTTTATGTCCGGAACGCTGATGTATCATTGTAATAACATTTTCGTAGTTCATATCAATTGTTCTTCGATAATTATATGACATAGGTAACCCCTGGATAAGAGATCTCCAGTTTTCCTCGGTCTTGTCCTCGAGATAATTTAATCTACGTTTTTCATTGTGTTCTACAATTGCATTTGCTTCTTCCCAATTCATATCTTCCAGCGAAAAACAATCAATTGTGAGCGGTTTACTCGTCAGCTTGTGCATAGTAGAAGTGGAGTTCTCCGTAACTCCAACGCGATATGTATCAAATTCCTTGAAAAAATAATCTGGAGCAATAATATCCATACTTACATGAATCATTCTCAGATATTTACGGTGCTCCGGTCCGGCTTTGTATAACCTTCTCATTAAATTCAGATCGTTCTCTCCGATTACAAACTTGGTTGTGTTATTAGCATAATCAGTTTCCGTATGACTATCGGACTTGGACCAACTATTTAGTGGATTACGCATTCCTCTAACTGCTCCTTCGAAGTTAAACACTTCAATATTTTCTACTTTAATCAATTGATTTACCTCGCTTTTAATAAGTTGTTTTTTGTTGTAATTACTAGAGCAGGGCGTATCCGATTCGGACGGATGATGACAGCTTCAAAGACTGTGGCCTTAGACCTGACTTGGCGAACGCCCTGTAATGGGCAGTGAGTTAATCACCGCCTAAATTTTAATTCTTGACCAAAAATAAACTCTCAAACAAGGCCGTGTTCCACGAAATTCATTTGCGCATCGTGCGGGGCTGATTAAGCCAAAAACCCGTCTTATGGCACCTTGCTTAAGATTGCATGTGGCGAGAAAATACCCTCGCCACAAAACCTCACTTTAAGTTATTTCATTTCTGTTTCTGTTAAGTAATATTGCAGTGCTCGTCTTTCCGAGTCGTCGGGGTTTGCAACAAGTAAATTGTTACACTAGATAAAAAGTTACTGTGGTCAATTACCGAGTTACAAGTACGTACTTCTCAGCCTTTCCCGAGTGTCACCAGTTTTTGGTAGCCATGTCATTCGCATGTTATTCTACCGCGAGCATACAACCACTTGTGGATGCGGTCTTTTTGCCAATCTGCTTTCGCTTACCTTTATCCACAATCAAGATAAGCTGGATTCCTGGACAACCATGATATCTGTAGGCCGATTCGAACAACCATTTCCCGAGTGGAAGACGGGCGTAATTCACCATTATACGATACAGATAACCAATTACACATGTGCTTTCACTATTTCGGACAGCTTGTACTTCACCGACTTACTCTAGCTAGTGGGATCGGCAAGATTTGAACTTGCATCTCTTTTGCGCAAAAGTGTTTTACCATAAGGATTTATTTTTTGGCACCTTATTAAACTACGTTCCCTTATTATTGCGGCTATATCAGCCTCGTACAATTCGCAGGGTCGAATAAGCGATACCCATAAACTTTAGTCGAGGATTTTATCGAAAATTAATAATTAAGTTCCCTAAGCCCTACATAAAAAGAATGCTGAGTTCTAAATCGCCACATCCACTGTGGCATCCACTAAACAATAATCAATGATAACTGAGCGCTTAAGCCGATTTACATTTGATTTCTCATCCCGTCAGCATTGCAATATTGATGCTGCTCATATGAGAAAACACTGTATAATATCATATCGCTTCATCTCGATATTATGATGTTTTAAATGGAGCCGGGATAACCCTCCCGGCGAGGGGCTTAAGTTTGCGAATTTCGATATAGCCGCAATAGATTATTTAATAATTAAAAATCAATTTCTATTGTAGTCAGTGCATTCGACACGTTTAGCTTCGTATCAACCTCAGCTTCAAACGCATCAATCCTGGACTCCAACTCGGCAATCTTCTTTTCAATGTCGAGCGGATCGACAATGGCAAATTCCCTTTGCTTTCTATACGGCGCCGTAAAGGCTTCTATGTCAACTTTGTCAATTTTTGTCTTATTATCGCCGGAAAGCTGTGTTTCGATCAATCTGTCGCACTGAGCGTCCACTTTTGCGTTCTCACGGGCAACAGTGGAAACAGCCGAATCAAATTGCTCTTTCATTGCACATAAAAATCTCTTATCATACTCAATCGAACTCTTCTTTTCTATAGCAGCGGCGACAGTCATCGTTATTCCGCCAATTTCTACCTTGGTGATCGCGTTAGAGTTAACAATTGCGCTCTTGAGGGTGTCTCGGTTATCAATCATAGCCGTGATAGAGTCGAACGAGGACTGCGCATCATTCTCGTAGATAGATTTCTTTTTGTGACCGATTAAATCCGAATTTTTCTTGGCTGCTCCGACAAATTCGGCACGACCAATTGCCTTATAAATTTTGTCATCATAAAGTTTCAGTTCTTTCAGTGCCTCTGTTACTGTGATTTTTCTCATAGTTAATTCTCCTTTGTTTAATAAATAAATTATAAGTTCTAATCGGAAACGACTCTATCCGGAATTGAACCGGAACCTCTCCCTAACCATGGAGTGAACTACTAGCTTAAATCGACTTCCATTATTCTATAGAGTCAATTATGTGGGGGAGGATTTGCACCTCACATGATGACTTTTGCCGAACTAATTTCGCCACCTACGTTAGTAGCCATCTTATCTTCCAAAGCGTTTACCTATTCCGCCACCACATAATGTAGGTTCTCCTACAGTGGAACATCCAGGACTCGAACCTGGGACCGACCGGTTATGAGCCGGTGGCTCTGACCAACTGAGCTAATGTTCCAAACAGATTCAATCAAAAACTCCGGATTTACAATTACATAACGCCGAGACACTACAAGTTGGTCTGCGTTGCCACACCACATCCGCTCCTCATTGCTCGTCAAGGAGTTTTGATTGAATACCGTCCGTACAGATTCGCCTTATTATTTCAACCCCAGCAACAGGGTCACCATAATGCACTACAGTGTAAAAGCCAGTCTGCCGATAGTCTAGTTGTTGCTGTTTAAGTAATTATTAGTCGGTGCATCGAGAAGGTATCGGCTGAGTAGATATGTAAAAAAATGTTCACATGGGGTCGCTAGTCCCATGTAGTTCTCAAATGAACTTCTTATTGTTTCCAATAAGTACAGACTATATCTTATTCTACAGCATTACCTGTTTAGACCTAAGCATTTCGAGAGTCAATAGCTTACTCCCTACTTTCTCTTACGAGAAATAGTCGTTGACCTTACCTTACGGTCTTGGCTATCGTTTCAACCTACTCACCGGTTTATTTAACCGGCTGCCTTTACCTTCCGTAGGGGTAGAGGAATTCGAATCCTCATGGAATTACAATATATCCAACGGGTTTTAAGCCCGCAGCGTCTAGCCAATTTCGCCATACCCCCATAATTTTACCGCCTATCACGGCTATGTGGATCGCCCACACAAGTTGAGTTTCACTATGTTAAATAATTTGGTCTCCTTTAAGTGGCAACTTATAACCGTACTTCCGTCGCCAAAGAAGTTTTTTCATCCAGTAGAACCAGAATTTACTGTAATGATGTTCATCCCTAAAGAACTTGAATACTTTAGCACCGTGGACTAATACATATAACAAATAATTCAAATTAATAACGCATATAAAACATAACCATGTACAACCACAGATTTATTGTTAAAATATCATTTGAACATTACCGGACGACGGAAAATTTTAATTTCCTTTAATAACTAATTTCGAAAGTTACTGTATTATTCACCAGATCAAGTGCCGTCTGGAGATGCTTTAACTCAGTGTCGGCTTCTTCATATGCCATGTCGGCGGCTTCAATGTCGAAGTTAGCATAGATATAGTCAATTACATTTCCCGTAATTTGACCTCTGCGTTTCTCTTGCATACTTCTCATACGGGCGAATTTTTGTTTTCGCTCTGTCAACATACCGAGTTTAATCAACACCTGGTCAATTGTTAGCCCGGTATCTCCGACAATCGTGGAACTGTTGAACAAGTTAATCGCATGTTTGATAGCAAGAATCTGGTTGTCAATAATTTCAATACATTCTTTAGTCTCTTCAAAGTTGTAATCCGGGCGAACATCATCAAGCTTTTCGCCGACAGCCGCATGGAATTCCATTCCGTCTATTTCCTTATTGCGGAAATTACTTTTTTCTTCGTACAGTTTTCGAAGTATGTTGTTTGCTTCTTTGGACGTTACCGTTACTGTTGTCATTGTTGTCCTCCTTTAATAACTCGTATAACTCTTTCTGCGGAGTAATTGAGACAATAAATAATATCGTTGCTCCGCCTGCTACCATAACCCCTATGCAAATCCCAAATATTAACACTACCAAATACATTAGATTTGCCTTGCCTTACCTCTAATCAACTACTCCCAAATATTCCGGACATGGAGTGAGCAAGAATTTATAATACTTTATCTTCAACATTTCGAGATCGAATTCACTCACTTCAATGTTATGACCATCACAGATATCTTTTTCTATAGAAGCTAAGAAAGCTGCCATCCTCTCAGCATCGAATCCTTTTACCACATCAAAGTTTGTTTTTATCGTACTCAAATAACTCTCGCCCCCAATCCGTAATCCATCTGTCTTCTATGATTTCTAGGATGACAACTTTACCACATCCCGGGCATACACCTAACTTAGTCGAATAGCCATATCCTTTTTCATCCCATTTAATAATTAATTCATTTCCGCATAAGAAACATTTATGTTTGTTGTTTTCCATTCGCTACTATAATAATGATTCCATTTAATTATCATCATTTTTCCTCCTCTTATTTTTCCTCGGAGATTTCTTCTCCGTAGTACTACTCTCCGCAGCTTTCGCCGCCTTTTTCTGCGCATTGATTTTGTTCTGAAGTTTGCGCATGATAGATTTCATTTTATCAAATTCTGTTCGCTTAGATCTGTTCTTCTCGGCACGTTCCAGAACTTCACGATTATATTCGAATGTTTCTTCTTTATAAGGATTGGGTTTATACTTATATGTTTTGCCGGCTTCTCGGCGATCTGCAAATTTCTTCATACGAGCCTCGTGACGCTTTGCACGAAGTTCTTTATTGATTTCCTTACGTCCCTGGTTTCTATATTTTTCACATTTTTTCTTCATCTTGCCAGCTCTAGCCATAATTTGTTTCTCCTTTGTTAATCAATTAATTTGTCTTTAATAATTAATCTATAGGGATTGTACAACAGATTTTCTCTGTTGTCAATACCCTTTTTAATAATTTTTTAGAAAATAAATTCAAACACCACATTTCCATCATTCCCATAGCATTCATAGCAATCAATCGTTTCATCATATTCCACGTTGGTAGCGTCCACGCTGAATGTACCATTTTCTATTTCCAGATAGATTATATTCTCGTCGTCCGACACATCCTCTAATACTACATCCATGTTTATTCCGATCCCCATATCCGGGTTTGTTCTCATTCCTACGGTTATTGCGATTTTGGTATAGCAAACATCCTCAAGTCTTTTTACCAGTGCTTCTCTTGCGTTCATCATATAGCATTTCCCTCCATTAAGGTCTTCCCCAGCAGTATCTCCCTACCAGGGAAGATATCGAACAATTAACTCGAACATCTGTTCGATTCTGATGTTATAATAGCACATCTTGTTTCATCTTGCAAGCCGGATTTAAATTAATTTTCCGTATATGTTAACATATACGCCGCAATTCTGTATTTTACCATATCTTGATTCTACATCGTTTCGAATGTCACTATTAAAAATCACATCATGTAGTGACATATTCTTTTCCTTCATAATATTCTGGATATAATCCAGGCGCCCGGATTCCATTATATCCTTTCGCGAGATTTCGCTCGGTAAGCCCATAAACGCAAGCGCACCTCTAAACCTTCCGCCGAGTAACAGCATCATATTTGTTTGCGGATTTTTACGGTCAATTATGCGAATTATCTTATCGGACGGGATATAGTCATATTCTTTTTGACGGCTCTTGGTGCTAATCCAGGTCGTTTCTTCCGCTGCCATCAGAATAGTGTGGCGAAGGCCGTTACTGATTGTAATTGTTTTTCCATCATGAAGATGCAATTCATTTCCATCAATATCGGATACACCAACATTAATTAAGTTCTGCGCATTGATACCCTCGAACAACCCGAGGAATATGAATTGATCGGAATAGTTGTTTAGTGTGCGGATATTCTCCAGCAACTCCTCCCGAGTAAGAATCAGCGAACGTAACTTTGTGAAATCAATACACTCACAAAGGGTTTCTGTAGTGAGTTCCGTAAAATGGTTCTGATTATCATCAACCAACCGGTTGGTTATGCACCAGTCAACGTAAATACTCATTGATCCCTTAAAGATAATCAATGTCTGCACCCGCGGAGTACTCATATATTTCATGTATCGAATGATTTCGGTTGACGTCCATTCGCAAATGTCGCGATCATATTCCTTCTCAAAATATTCCATTGATTCAAACCAGATTTCTGTGTTTGGAGATAACTCCACTTCGCTTCTGCGTTCATTAAGGAACTGATGTTTACGTTCTGCGTTATACATGATTAGCGCCTCCATTCTGCTAACGCATTATTTAACTCATTGATAACCTTTTTTCTTACATAGCCGCGATTAAATGTATAATATGAAGAATTAATTTTCTTTGAAACTAGATAATCAATCAGTTCATCATACTTATTAACTTCTACGTCGGATGTAAATACAAACATTAGGATTATTAAATCCTTCACGGTATACTTCTTATTTAAATAATCGGGATTTACCTCAGATACTGAATTAAATTTCTTTTGAATGTCATTTTTAATAGTTACAACCGCTAAAGTTTCGTTGCCGATTTCTTTTCCCTTAACATAGAAAGAATCAATTACGGCTGCGAGGTCAGCTTCTTTAATTAGCCCGTCATTACGAGCAATCATACCCTGGAGATTGCTCATTGGGTCTTCGTTGAGTCGCTTGACCACACGATTTGCAATGTTATACTGATTATAAGACGCTGAGTCAGATTTTTTCATCTGAGTTTTTTGATCCTTCTGATAGATAAACTGATTTGCTTTCTCCGTTGAGTAGTTAACAAATCTGATTTCCATCGGATAATCAAACTCTTTATTGAAGTTATATATCTCCGCCATTCCAAGCCAGCGATGATAGCCGTCAATAATATTGAACTTACCATTCAGCAAACTATATATTTTGAGCGTGTTGTTACTAAAACTAAATTCCGATCCCTGTGGGATATTGAGTGTAATGTCATCCGGGATGTAGCGGCCTGTTTTCAGTGCTTCCTTAATCTCCTGGACGGACTTCTTGTTGATGAACACTCGCATGATTTCCGTGTTGCCGGATTTGATGTGACGGAATGTTCGCTGCTCGTTTTCGTCGTAGTTAATCAAGCGAGCGTCCTTCATTGCCATCAGCTCTTGAAATGATGTACGCCCGATCCACTGATCTTCACTTACCTGGACAATGTCCTTGAATACCAACGGAAATGTGATAGTTTTATCTTCTACCTTTTCGTTGCTAAACACTTCGATTTCATTGTCTGTGAAGTATAAATGAAGACGGTTTCTTTTAATAAAATACAAGAATGCGAACACCTCAAAGTTGGATGCTTCCGCTATGTCCTTCTTGAATGTGAAGTAATCGGTAGTTACTTCAATAGAAATGTTGAACCTGGAATAAATCTGTTTGTACAGTTCCATCCTTTCGCGCCGGTTAGTCATTTCCATCAGCTTATCATTAAGATAACTGTTTAGTTCCGCTCTGCTTGCTTCGCCGTTTATCATGGTGAGCCTCCTTTCTGTATTTAATAATACAACATAATTGCATTGGTTGCAAGCGCATTTTAACTATTATTATATTTTATCTACTAATCTTGCTGCTTGTAATTTCTTCTTTTCTGATACTCGCGCGTATCTTTTCGTGTTTTGAATATTTTTATGCCCTAGCCCTTCTGCAGTTAAATAAATATCCCCAGACTCATCATAAAGATTTGTCCCATATGTTTTTCTCAAATTATGCGGAACATTGCCCAGTCCATATTTTTTTAACATTCTATTGATAATACTATAATTAATTCTTTGCCCCCTATTATTAATAAACAACGCGTCGCAATTTGGAGTTTCTTTTCTAACATCAAGCCATTTAATCAAAGCAGTTTCAGTATTTTCACCAAAATAAACTAATCTAGTTACGTTACCTTTTTCTGTTACCTTTATCGTATGATCTTCCCAATTAATATCCGAGATATTTATTTCTGTTATTGCAGATGCTCGCAAACCAGTTTTAATACCTATAACAAATATGGCCTCGTCTCTTTCTGGATTTTTACTAAAAGCTCGAATATTTGCTTTGATTTCTTTAATATCAGACTTTTCTATCGGACGAACTTCAATAATTTCATTTAATTTTGGGAACTTAAAATTATAAAATGGATTCTTCGTAATATATTCCTCATCCTCCAAAAACTCAAAAAAAGATTTTACCGCATATAAATTAGTCCTAATATTACTTCTGCTGTTATTTATTATTTTTCCATTAACATTTCTATATTTTAACTCTTCTATGTATTCGTTAATATTTGTTTTTTTCTGATTTTGCAAATAATCAAAATCTTCTACGGTATGATTATTTATAATTAAAAAATTATTATATCTTATAAGACCTAATATATACAAATTTTTTGTTTTTTCTGTTTTATTCTCCCCCATATACGCATAATATTTTTTTAATATAATAGGTTTGTCAATTAACATTTTTTGTATTTTATTTTTTAGTTTTATTTCATCTTCCTGTCTTCCAGTCATAATTACTTTTTTCTCCTATTGATATATTTCAAAATTCTTTAAATTTACTCTCAGTCTTACAAAATGGACACCATAAATCCTTAATGTGTCCCTTTTCGCGTTTATATCCTTTGCTACGCATAATAGGAAATTGCTTTCCGCATTTATTACATGTAAGATATGATGTAAACATATTCGTTCGTTTTCTCATCTAACCACCTCTATATAATTTAAATATTTTTATCGTATCTTTCACTGAGTTTCCAATATGAACCATATTTGTTTGGTTTCCAATATCCATTTTCTATAATTGCTTTATACATAAAACCCCACTTATTGGCGAAATAAAAAACTCTATCTTCCTCATTTTCTACAATTTGTTTTCTGTCATAATATCCTTCCGCAACATTACACACTCCATCTCTAAAAGGTAATATTACTTTTGCAAATCTATCATTATTATCAATCGCCTCCTGAAGCCAAACCGCATCTTTTTCTGCTTTTAATCGTTCAATTTCTTTTTTAGCAACTTCCTGTTCTTCAAAATATTTTTCTCTTGAAGGTACATAAATCACGCATCCTGTTTTAGCATTTACCCATGCGGTAGTGTTCTTTATCCCAGTAATAGGATCTGTAAAAAATTCTCGTCTAACCCTTTTCCCTGTTACGGTATCATAATAATTACCATTGCGCCATTCAATTCTATCCGGAAGACTAGCGTTCATAGCCGGAGTTATTTTTGCTGTCTTTGTTGCGTCTTTTGCTAAATTTCCTCCGAGCCAACCTACTGCCAAAAATGCTCCTAAAATTCCCATAATCATTTTTCCTTTCTTATAATATTATCTCAATGCGCCAAGAATTCCCGCTGCTAATGTACCACAAACGAACACAAGTATTGGGCCAGCAGAACTACCGTCGGTTGTTAAGCGAACTCCAGCATAAATTCCAAATAAACAAATGATTACAATTAACATCAGAAACGCTCCCATAATATCAACCTCCCTTACGCTGCCGCAATCTTCATACGCTTCTCAAAAGTTGCTTTGTACTTGCTAAATGCTTCTACCTCATTATACCCAATTGCATCCATTATTTCAATGCGTTCATCCTCATCCAAAACCCTGATTACTTTAATATCGGAAGTAATAACCCAAACTCCCTTACCGACTTCGCGAAAGAAATAGTATCCGTTATCGGGAACTTTATCCGTAAAGCACTTTTTTGGTAATTCACTTACTTCCTTATTATAATCGGTGCTTGCGTTGTACTCAATCTCGCACCAAACTCGCTTGCCATGTTTCCAACGAGGTTTGTAATAACCAGTATCTGTTCCATCATAAGATTTCAGCCATGGTGCATCCGGAACGTCGGCACCAATATGCCAGCCGCCTCTAGCTGCGAATCCCTTAGTGGGATGAAATTCGGCTTTCATCCACTCACCGATCGGCACCGGCGTGTTTTTGTCGATAAACAGTGGAAATAATTCACCTCGGTCGTTCATCTCGAAAAGCTTGTAACCGGTTGCTGTTTTTGTAATCATATTATTTTTTTCGCCCATCATATTACCACATTCCTTTCTATTTGTCAATACCTTATTTAATAATTAATCAATGGATTCTATTAAATGTGACGAGTATTTTCTTCACTCTCAACCAGTGCAACAAACTCATCCCAGAGCGGATCCGTTTCTGGATTGTAGCTAGTACCATGCTCAAGAAACAGAACATGCTTCAGATCCTGGCAAGCTCGGCAGCTATCACAATGCTGTTCTCCGTCAACTGCACATCTGCAAATATGCGTTTCAATTCCGGCGGATCTCAATGCCTTGTACATTTCCATCACATGATCGCAGTGACCATAATTCAGACCAAACCCAGGAACCAAACTCTTGACAATGTTGAATCCCTCAACATCATCAAATGCGTTCTCGGCAACGGGGTTCTTGGTGTAAGCCCACATACGAGTGGTCGGGCAGTTTGCCTTGATGCGCTTCCACATGTTGATGTAATCAAACGAGAAGAAATCCCCGGTGATATGGACGCGGACAAAGTCAAGCGGTTTTCCATATTTGCCCCAGTTAATCTGAGCGGTGATAGCGTTCTCGAGCCAATCCATATGCTGACGAGCAGCTACTGTTTTCCAAGCAATGCTGTTATATACCGAAGCCATTGCATATCTGCCGTTGCAACCATAGCAATGTTCACACTGAAGTGGGCAAGTTCCCTTCATAATCTGAGTGGAGCCGTTGAACTCTACTTTCCAGGACTTTGTACCGGCTAACATGCTCCATCCATAGCAATGAGTTTTGGAACCCCATGTGAGCGGAAGTGATACCCACTGTCCCCACGGTGCGAGGATTTTGTTATCTTTTGTTCTGTACTCGATTCCATAGCTTCCAAAGAATTCTTTTTTTCTCATCATTATACGCACACTCCTTAATAATTAATTAATAATGAATAATTGTTTTCTCTATATAAAAAAGGAACTAGCCGAAGCCAGTTCCTTTGGTTATTGACACATTTATACCATATAAAGTACGGGGTTATTTTCATTGTATGGAATTACGCTAACAAAACCGTGAGCAAGATTCCATTTGCTGATTGTTACGGGATACGGCGCAGATGTTTTCCATCCGCGAGGATTCATATGGGGAAGCACCTCACACAGATACCATGTAGGATATTCTGCCTTGACGACCATCGGCAGATAGATATCTTTGTAAGTGTCTGTCCCCATGAAGTAATCAAGTTTGACTCTCGCTTTCTGATTAACTCTCAGTGTTTTTAATAATTTCATTTATCTTCCTCCTCAGTAATTATTTCCTATTCCTTAAGTAAATGTTTGTATACTTCTTATACAGCGTCTTCGCTTTTACCTTGTTGCCAGTAGGATAAGAGCGGTGAGTTTCCTTATAATTTACGTAATCCGATGTTTCATACACATGAACCACATATACCGTTGCTCCGTAGTGTTTGCCGGTTACCAATTCACACATCATCTTTCCGTCTGTAGTTGCGCAGCTTTCTATTGTCTTGCTCATTGTATCACGCTCCATTCTTTAATAAGTTTCTATGTTGTTAGCAATTATGAAGTCAATCAGTTCCTTATGGTCTTCCTCATATTTATCAATAACGTCTTTTATATACTCCTCTTCAAGTCCATATGTCTCTTCGTCACCGGCCATATAATGGAAATCGACCAATTGAGACCACGAATCACAAAGTTTAAATAATTCGCTTTCCGTGTGGGAATCTAAATTACAGTCTATTTCTAAAATGATAAACACCATATTCGAGGTAAAACGACCTTTACCAATTGTCATACCTTCGAGCAACTGATAATTGATACCCCTATTGCTAATGTATTTGCAATATGTTTTATCTTTATTGAAGCTGTCAACCAGTTCTACAATTTTTCCTCTCATCAGATTATCTCCCTTCTTTAATAATCACTGCTCAATCGCTACACATGACCACTCCAGATGGGCTGTAAGAATTGCCTCTACCTGATCGTCACCCTGGAGTGTGTCAACCCAAAACATTACGCAGCCCGTTTCGTCTACAATTGCGGTTCTGAATTCCATTTGTGTCCCTCCTTAATCGACAACGCATACATCATAATCAGTGCCCCAGCACATACCATCATTATCATCGTCCTTTTCATCTCTGGCACATGCAATCTTTTTCGCTTCTTCCTCGTTTTCTGCTTCAACGAAATAACGGTGTTTTTCTTCATAGGTTATTACTACTTCGTACTTCATAATATCATCTCCCTTCTTCATTATCATAGTCATCAGCTTTTTCAATGGACACAATCCTAAGTTCGTCCTTCGCCCACTGGAGGGCATCATCCATAGCCACTTCCTTATTGGTTGCATCAACAATATACTCTTCGTCACAACCTACAAAGCCAAAGTTAACCGTGACTCTGTAGTCCTTAACGAATGAATCATCGTCATCATCTACATCAACAGAAACGACGTCGAGGTTCTCACTTGCAAGATCTAAGGCGATTTCCTTTGCCTTGTTTTCGTTGTCAGCTTCCACATAGAACTCATCGTCTGCTCCGAAAAAACTAAAATTTACTACGACTCTATAGTTCTTCATAATGTTTTCCTCCTATCAAACTTGATTTTCATTTAATCCCATTTCTAATTATATTTAATATTTCTTTTCTATATCTTTCATAATACATATCAAGATAATGTTCCATTTCTTCATCATTTTTAATCAACTCAGTCAGCTTGTACATTTTGTCCTGATTTATAAAATGACATGAACTTACATACCATTCATTATCATCAACATTGAATCCATAACAGAATTCCATGAATACATCTTCTTTTGGTATTCTGAAATAATCATTTACAGATACACAACCACCCATATCAAATTCCGCAAGAGCATCAATTTTAGTGAGCAATTCAGATTCCGTCTTGATGTTGAATAACTCAATACCAAGTGATTCTAAATGTGAATCACAATGATGATATCCATATTTAACCATACCATCTTTAATAATTCCTACATAAGATCTTGTTGACATATAATTCTCTCCTTTCATCAAACGTGTGTTTTATTTCCATCTAAACCCGGTTTTACTTCGCTGCGTTCTGCTAAGTCTTCCGTACTCGCTATTGAATTCTTCTTTAAACTTCTGAAGCTGTCTATACATCTGCTCTTCGGATCCACAAAGTCTCATTCTTTCTGCCATCGTCTGGAATTCTCCGGCCCAGTCTAAGTTTGTTCTCAGTTCTATTTCTTTTGGCATGTTATAAATTCCCTTCATTAAACGTTTATTAAAAGTCTCTCAGCTGATACTTATCTTTCACGATGTATTCTTCAATGTTAATATCAACAATCGATTTAACTCTTGCTTTCCTGATTGCCTGTTCAACCGTTTCCGCTTTTATTTTCTTTACTTTATATGTGTTACCAACAACGTAATCAATGATATATGTTTTCATGTAATCATCTCCATTCATTTTATCTACCTATTCTGATTTCTACTGTATACGGCCATTCATCTTCGTCATGCAATGAATAATTCTCAACCTGTTCTACAGATTTAATTCCGTATCTTACGGAATATGGATCATTATTTCCTTTCTGGAAAATCACAACCTGAATATCCGGATCGCAAGTATTGAGAATATTTGTGAGTTCCTTTACTGTCATATTATCATCTCCTCTCAAAGGCTAGTTTTATTAGTACACAACTTTGTCAATAGTTTCGTTTGTGTTTGCATCTCTTAATTCAATTTCAGAGATACCTAAATTGCATGTATCTACTCCAAGTCGATCCATCAATACGTCGAATTCTGCAAGAGCATGTTCGGCTGTTGTCTGATTTGTCTTGAAATAAATATATGACATAGTCCCGTCAATCCAGATTACCAATTCATTCTTCATGTGACCACTTCTCCCTTCATAAAACCGGTTTCATTAGAGTGCTATCCAGGCACCGGTTTCTTCTTGAATAGTTATATTAATGAATGGATCGTTAAACCATGCAGCACCAAGACAGCCATTATTTAAACACGGAGTTTCAAATCCGTATTTGCCTGTGGTGAGGATTTTATCATTTACTAACATCTGACCAACCGCATTCATGCATTTAATAAATACCGTTCTCTTTTTGGCATTACGCTTTACAGTTACATTTACCTCGTACTTCTTGTTCTCATCAACGTATGCGGTTACAACATATTTCATTTGCATTCTCCCTTCTATAAAAGCTGTTTTTTATTGATACCAAATCTCTTTCACTTCTTCTATCATCTTATCCGTAACATCGTGCTGGAAGTATTCATCATATACAATATCATCATTCCAGAACACAACGAGAGCATACTCGTTTACGTTCGGATTGCTACCATAGATATCTTCTTTTCTTTTGTAGTCAGTCGAAAGGAACTCAATACACAACTCTTTATTAGTATTATCTGCTAACGAATATAACTGACCTGGTGTTGAAAATATACCGTACATTGTATCTGATACAATCGTTTCTGCGTCGCTCTTCGAACTGATTTCTTTTATTAATCGGATAAGATTCTGTTTCGGATTCAACATAATGCTATCTCCTTAATTAATCAACATATCATGCAGTGCATCTCTACACTCCTTGTCTGTAAGTTCCCTTATCTGATCGCGACCGTACACAAAATCGCCATATTTATTATGGACGGTATAATCATACGTGCCGTTATCATAGCGGTATATTTCGCTTATAACGCCGATTTCACCATAAACATGGGTGTTATAGCAACCGTCCGGCATGTCAACAATTACCTTTACTAATGAGCCTATTGACATTTTGCTATTCTCCTCTCTTTAAATAACCTCAACTACCTTGCCAACTCTTGAATTTTCAAAGTATCCATCACTTATCTGCCCTTCCATTTCCTCGTCACATTCTTCCCAAGTGTTACGAGTAATACGGATAATCGAGTAATCATGTGTGCCGGTCTTATCGAAGTTATTAGCCTCGAAAATCCGAACACCGTCTTCCTTATTTGACCAATCCCACTTGACCGATGGACCAAAACTTTCACGCTGCCGATGACCGTCCGCACCGTATACTTTCCATGTACGAGTTATTGCCATAGAATCATCTCCCTTCATCAAACCTATCTTTTATTAGTCTTCTAATTCCACAAGAACTCCGTCAATTTCTATAACATCAACAGGCATTTCATCCTGAACTATATCAAGTAACCCATCAAATCCCTGGTCTTCTAAAAGTTCTAAAGCATTGAGTGCTTTCTCATAAGACGTACATCTGCAAAATGTCGTGCCTTCAAGGTCATCAGTTCCGATTACGTTGTAAAGTTTAATATTGTTTTCCATATCTTGTGTCTCCTTTCAAATAACCGTTTTATTTGTTGTCGTTACAAATTGCCGAAACATCATTTCCATCACAAAGTGCAAGTACATCATTAAGTGCGTCATAGAATAACTCATATTCTGTTGCATCAAGTGTTTCACAATAATTTTCAAATGCTTCCGCTATTGCCTCTACTTTTACACGCAGTTTATTTTTATCCATGTGATCACCTCCCATATCTAAGACCAACAAGCATGTTCATCATTCCAGTTGCAATCATTGTGTCCACCGCACTCATTCCACGATGGATTACTTTCTCTGGCTGTGCGCCAAGTTTTCCGTAGTTAATACCAATGAATTCCATTGGTACATCACCATATTCAGTTCTCAGATTTCTCTCTGCTTCTTCTGTGTTGTTCGCCCAGGTGCCAATCTTTTTTCCGTTGATAAGATACACAAACCAAGATTTCATAGGCGTTCTCCCTTCAATAATCGTTTTATTACAGGTAGCGTTTCCAATCAATCTGATTGAATTCTTCCTCGGGTTTTTCATAAGGACTGACAAGTTCAAAATATGTGTAACACCCATCATCCCATGTTACTTTTGCGAGTTCATCCTGATGCCAACAATCTGCTTCATTCAGATGACTCTCGGCCTCTATCTCCTCGTTATAATATTTTTCCCAAATCCAGTGAAGATAAGCCTTTGCCTTATCATAATTATCAAACACGGTTACTCTTGTATCGGCATCAAAGTTGTGATTAATTACTACTGCATACATCATATCGTGCATCTCCTTTCATTTATATACTATATATTGTGGTATGCTTCCCTATGAAATCGTTGTTTTATTACATTGCATATTTTTCCCAGTTAACCGGGAAGTCTTCCCTAGGTTCATAAACTTCAATCAGATTGAATTCTGTATAATCTCCGTCTTTCCACCGAATCCTTCCATAGGTTTCTTCGTGATAACACCATTCTTCGTCAAGATCGCTATCATTTGCAATCTCTTCATTGAGATATGTTTCCCACATCCAGTGAAGATAAGCGGTTGCTTTTCTATAGTCATTAAACTCTGTCGCTTCTGTTTCTGTGTCGAAGTTGTGTGTCTTAACTACTACGTATTTTCTCATAATGATTTCTCCTTTTGATTAAACTCGGTTTTCATTGTTACCCAATCCAGATTCTTTCTTTCACAAGTTTGGCTGTATCCATGTCTTCCAGTTTTCCATAGAATTCCCTCACCTTAGCCGCTGTTTCCACGTCACCGGATTCCTTTAATAAGTCAGCGACAAAATAAACCATGTTATCCATATGGGAGCGGCTCGGAATGTCGATGTATCTTTCATTAGCGCGAACCGCTTTTTTAATTCCTTTTGCTGTAATCATATAATCATTTCCTTTCGTAAGCTTTCCCGGTTCCAAATTCGCCGAGGATATTTGTTTTATAGAGTATTGGGTCAAGCGTATGATGCTTAAGTTTTGGAGCAGCGTCATCATACTCTTTAATAAATTCTTCAAGACCGCCGTTGCTTGTTTCCATAAGGCGGTCGAAGAACAACTTACCCTCGGGATAGTTAGTAATCGACAGTGACAACTCCGTTGGCGGCATCCCGTTATACTCGTCAAGCGGAACCTCGAAGTACAATCCCGTTACAATCCGGCGAACCGGATCGATCATCGCCGTGGCATCAAGCCACATGTCGGTGAAGATGTTATCCAAATCCAAGCCGAGAAAATCCAGTACTCGTCTCCGTATTGAATATCCTGGATAAAAATCAACCACTACCCTTTGCTGTTCTTCATCATAAATCCATAAAGTATTCATGTCGATTTCTATCTGGTTTATTTCGCTATCTCTAAATGTCATGTAATCACCCCCCTTCTTATGCTACCTCAATAACAAGTTTTCCGTCGGTACCAGGGAATATAACTCGAATTTCCGTGTTCATCCAATCAGCATCGACACGGCTGAGTTCCCATGCGTCATCCTCAAAGAGAACTTCGCAACCATCATCCGTCCAGCGAGTTACTCTTACTGGGCCTTCAAGGTTTGTGTAGTCGAGTAAATTGTCAATCGTCAACATAGTATTATCTCCCTTCTTCGTCAATAATCTTATCCCAAAAGTCTTCATCTTCATCCTCGTCATTAAACACCGGATGACCTAACACTTTTTCAAGTGCCTTGTTGTACATATAGTAGTCTATGTCATGGTCAAGTTTCTTTGATTCGAGAACCTCTGCGTAAGCATCGAAGTCCTCGAATGTTTTGATTGATGGAACTCTCTTGGATAATTCATATGCTACGAGCAAGTCCCGTTCGTAACCAAGGTCAAAATAATGTGTCAATTCAAATTCCTCAAGGAACTCTCTAAACTCCGGCGTCATTTTCATAGCTAATCCTCCTTATTTATATGCCTGGATTGTAAGATACACGGTGGAGCCGTCATTCAAATCAATTACAACTCCCTTGTCAGTCGTCAGAATACTCGCTTCTTTAAATGTCCGGACGTTCTCAACCGTTGGGAAAAGAACTCCATCGCCGTCTTCGGCTTCGATGTAGCTATTGTTTTTAATAGCTTCCTTGATGCTATCTTCGATTTCCTTTTCAAAATCCATAATCATTTCTCCTCTGCATTCATCACTGCTTTAATAACTTTGTCTTTTATATTTGCGCCATATTTTTCATACTTTTTTAACTCCGCATATTTCTCTTTTGCGTCTTGCAAGTTCTCATATACACCGAATACAGTGTAATGACTCGGGTCGAAAATATAGCCATATAAGACATATACTTCCTTTTCAATCGTTTCCATAATTACCACCACCCTTCATCATCGTCATCCACATCATATCCGTGTTCCATCATAGAGCAGCAATTATCGAGTTCCTCTTCATTGAGTGTGCCGTCATCGTTAATCATGTCACAGAAATCCATCATCTGGTAAAATTCTTTTACCATCCGACGGAAGCAACCAATTTCCGACTTGCTCACTGGGTATTTCGCTTCTTCATTTACATGGGCAAGTGCATCATTGATGCAATCTCTAAGATCATGGAGTGTATTCTCGTATCTGCAATAACTCATATTCATGCTATTACCTCCTCATAATCCATCAACACTTCATCAATAGTTGCCTTACTCTGCCGGCGAAATCCACCTTTGGGAGTACCGACATGATTGGTTACTCCGTTATCAAACACCATTCGCTGCCGCCACATGTAGTGACGGTCGGCGGTATGCTTGACATCGAGGAATTTGTGTGGATTTCTGTTATTTCGGTAAGTTGTTACTCTCATGTGGTAGTCTCCTTTCGTTTAATAATCTCTCGGACATTCGCTCCATCCAATGTTGTCACAGTAGTACGGAATTCCATCAAGCACTACCACATCTGACATGCTAAGTGATCTTCCACAATACTGTGACGGACGTTCGTCTGTATTGAATATAACAAACAGTCTTTCAAGCGCTCCGTTTACCGTTTCGCTTGATATTGTTCCGCGCCAAACCGGAACGTAATCAGCCATCTTCCAATCATGAGCCATGGCGAAATCAAAATCTCTGAATGTGTAACTCACACTCATTGGTGCCATGTATATGACATATTCTCTTTCTTTCACTATTCCGCTTCTCCCTTCTTAAGCTTTTCTACATACTCTTCTCTCCAGCTACAATATTCTTCCCATGGTACTGTCGGAAAATGTTCGTCTGCATCATTTCGGTACACCTGGCAGTTTTTCCAGTTGCTACAAATCATGGTGGGAATATCGTCCATCTCGGAGTCCGGCATCGCTTCCTCTCCGTATGGACATTTCTCACATTCCGTTGGATAGAACTGAAGTTCATTGCAACCGTCGATGTACTTCTGCCGGCGGTACGCTTTGTTTTTCTCGTACCATGTCAGCCGTTCCCATTCCTTTTCCGCTTCGTGGGCTTCATCTTCGAAGCGAGAACGATTATATTCCGGTACACAATTCGGAATAGAGCAGTTCATAATTCTCATGATGCCACCTCCTCAATATCAAATACAAATACGCAAAAGTCATAAGTATCCGATAAATAGTCAGCAATATCTTCGTCGTCAATTTCGCTTGGAATGTCAACGTGATCGGGCAAGCCTAAAAATAATGCCGTTCCACCAAACTCATCCTCATCATAATCCCACATGATATTTGTTGCTCTCCTCATAGCGTTATCTCCTTTTTAATAGTTCATCATCAAGCAACCAAGGGGATAATGCCCCTTGACCGCGTAGATCTCAATCATGTTACCAGAATCCTCAAGCCGAACTCTCCGGCGGTCGGAAGTACCGAGGAATCCAATCGACTCAAGATATTGGAGAATATCCTTTTCGTTTGCGTCCTCAGTGATATTGAGGTCGTCTACCTCAACGCACTGGTTGTTTACAAAGTAACCGTCGTCTGCGTTTCCCCAGACGTCGAAGTAGTTAATTAACGACCATTTATTAGCTTTGATATTTATCATTGTATCATCTCCCTTCAAGTGTATATACTTCAACGTTATCCCAATACGCATCCTCTTTCATCCAGTGGATTGCTTCATCTTTGGATGTGACCGAATGAACCCAGGGCTGATGCAAATCGGGTTTTATTATCATTGTGCCGAGCATGTTCTTTCTGGTGGATGCAATACATTTGAATGTATTGTTACCAATATGCTCGAATAGTGAACTATGAATCATGTAGTATTTTTCCATTGCAACCTCCCTTCAATATCTAAGACTAGCCAACATATTACCAAGCCCATAAGCGAGCATGGTATCTATAGGACTCATACCACACCGAATAACCTTGTCCGGTCGCGGACCAATACCGGCGTAATTAACACCGACATACTCCATTGGAACATCACCATATTCCTTTCGCAGATTCCGCTCTGCTTCATCAGAATTGTTTGCCCAGGTGCCAATTTTCTCGTTGTTAATAACATACACAAACCAGCTTTTCATTATTCAGCCTCCGCTACATCGTTTTCAAGGTCATTCAACACATCAAGTGCAACTTCCATACGATCAATTTCATAAATTGCGTATGGATAATTTGCCTTGTAGTGATTAAGTTTCTCTGTTAATAAACTAACCGTCTGCTGAATATCCGCGAGTTCAATGTCGGTGGAATAAATAAATTCCATTGTGGTCATCTCCCTTCAAATCCGACTTTTATTCGTAGTCACATGTAATCCCGAATTCTCCATGGAGAATATTCTCCTCAAAATCGGGGTCTTTTTCCAGATACGAGTTAAGGAACTCCGTATTTGTACACGGAGCAAGCTCAGCGTGTACGCTTTCCCTTATATCGTCATCCATGTAGGATGCGATTGATTCCCAGATTCGCTCGTTTTCCGGAGCGTCGAGATCGAACTCCTCTCCGTTTTGTTTCCAGACGATTTTATAATCGTTACCCATATAGCGGTAATGTTCCCACATAATCTCTATCTCCTTATAACCACTCGTCAACATGGAATGCTCTGCCGGCGAGGTATACATCATCGGTTACTACCGTTTCATTTGCGTTCACAACCATTTCGGTTGCATCAAGGATGCTCATTATGTGAGCCGGAACAATGAGTAACTCATGGATGCTACTCGGAAGAATGTAGTAGTCTCCGAGTTTCTCTTTGATAGCAGACAACACATACTTATTCAGGAGTATCCCTGCGCCATTCGCGAGTTCGTCGGTGGTAAGCAATATCATCGGCTCATCCCAGGCAGTGAACTCGTCTACATGTTTCATAAACCTACCAAAACCGTCTGTCAGCCGTGTGGTCGGCATTGTGCCAAGTCTTGCTTTATATGCGGTGTTGGATTTCGCTATTGCAATCTGGTGAGGAGTGATTTCCGCCGGATATGCAAGCGCACCATCGAGATTATATGCAACATAGAAGTAAATTCCGTTCTTTACTTCGATCGGCTCAATAGCATCATTTTTGCGGTTCTTGTAGCTGCGCGCTACAATGATGAGATTCTCATCGGTCGTGTTGTTCATCATATTCATGAGCTTGTCGTGCATCGGGTGGTTCTCGTTTACGTTAATAACTTTGTTAATCATAATTAATCCTCCATTTCTTCGATTACATCAAGTAAGTAGTTTATAATTGTGTCGCAATCCATTTCTTTTACCTTATCCAAGCTCATATCATTATCCATGTACTCGTATGGGTCATGGTCTTTAAGAAACTGATTGAGCCGTTCCATAGTGTTTGTTTCCCCATAGTCAGCCACTTCACACACCATATCTCTTCCATAGTATGGAATAATATGGAAGTTCTTATGAGTGCGGATGTAATCCATGTCCGCTGTTGCTGCTTCGAAGAAATAACCTGTGTCATCTTCCTCATCCAGCTTGTTTGCAATGTCTACCAATGCAGAACTAAGTGTGTCTGCCTTGACGTAGAATGTTTTATGAGTTGCACAACGATGTACGAGCGTTACTTCCATAGTAATTCTCCCTTTGTAGCCGATTGTCATAGTATCTACCTCCTTAATGATCGGTTCCGCGACCGACTGAATATATTTCACCGGTTGTTTTATCCACAATCTCCATACGGAGTGAGTCCCATCTGCCGTCCTCATCTTTGCAACACCAAGTTCCCTTGAATTCACACTCAATTGGTGCATTAGCCGCGGAGATTAAGTAGATACGGTCAATTTCTATATCATAGCAATCATCCATATCCATGGTATCAAATATCCGATTGCTAGTATAAATCTGCGGATCTCTAAGTTCTCCCTCCATTTTGTAGGTTACTAAATACCTCAACATGCTATCACCCTACCTTCCTGATGATGTTATTAACAACCATAACACGCTCGACCGTGATTGCGATTACATTAAAATGATTTGCCTTGGCAAGTAATCGGTAGTTGTTAGCAATAAGGTTTGCGGCGAACTCCGAGGAGTGAACCGGGACATATTCCCGGCGGTTTCCGTAGTCAAGAACTACTCGCCAGTAAGGATTATTCATAATCATTCCTCCTCTCTGGGCTGATTGAGTAATATATCGGTAATCAGCTCTGTGATTTCCGATTCCTTTACATCTAACTTATATGAATCCCACGGGTCAATAAACCCGTCGGCAACATTCAAGTTATACTGCATGTTGAGAAATATATTTTCGATAGCCTTTTCGACCATCCCCTCAACGTTAGATCTGATGTCTTCTCTTGTCATTGTGACTACCTCCTTAATCACTGCAAAATCTCAATCTGTTATCATAGTAAGTAACCGCCGCCTGAAGTCTATTCCAAGTGGACGGTTCATTTCTGTTGCACTCCGGAATTTTCCCGGCTTTAATACTGAGGTCAACCAGATTTCGGAACGCTGCGACGTTCTCATCATCGTTCCATTTGAGCGAACCGTACTCCGTGGCGAAGTCGGTAATCGCATCATAGAGTTTTCTATTTTTCATGACTACCTCCTTTAATAAATCTCATAACATAGAACAGCATCGATCGCGTCTACCGCATTGAGTACCGAATCAATCATATCAACCGTATCGTGATTATCCACATACTTCTTTTTGCCCGCAATAAGTCGCGGTTTATAGTAGTAGCGGAGTAGATGCCACAAGTAGAACTTCTTTTCGTCCTCTCCCATGGCATCAATTCGACCACCCATTATCTGGAAGTCCGGCTTTCCGTTGCCAATGAGCGGAACGACTATGCTATTCTCACACTGATCCGGACCATTCTCTTTACCTTCGCCGATTAAGTAAAGCAATTCTTTTTCGGCGGCTTCGGGATTGTCGGCGTCTACATCATAATAGCCGCCATATGTCTCTTCATAATAGACTTTCATTATTCAGCCTCCCTTCTAAATTCATCAAACAACTTCTCGCCGTTGCACTTTTTAATAAATGATTTGTACAGTGCGAGTTCCTTTTCAAGAGCATTAACTGTTTCTCTTGCTGAGTCACGCTCCTTATTTGCTTGATTGTTAACAGCGGTAAAAAGCGTATTCCGGATTGTCCCTGGGAGTTCACAGTAATCCTCATATACAACCTTGTCGTCCTCATCTAGCAGTTCCATCCACATTTGGCAAAACAATGGATGAGTCACATTGTTTGCGTTACTCAAATATATCTGATCCGGGCAAATCGCCCAAAGGAGATAGGTTTTCCAGGCTTCTGCATCAAGCGACTTTTCGCCCGTATATACCTCTTTTGCTTTTGGCTCTTCAAATACTTTTGTCTTGAAGTATTCCCAAGGGTTCTGTGTTGTTTCGGCGAGTTCCATATCATGTTTATTGTCAATGTACTCGATTGTATAGCGTTTACGCAATTTCATAACATTCCTCCTTACGCTGCCAGGATTTCTCTTATCCGGCGTTCCATATATACCGGATAACGCTCTTTGTAAATATCTACAAGATACTCGAGTGCATCTGCCTTGTTCATAAAGTAGTGACCTTGTCCCCAGCTATTGCGGTTGGGACGGTATGCCCAGGCGGCGACCCATGGTGTGCATGTGTTCTCCGGCCAGTGGATTAATACGTAATCGATCTCCGGAATCTCAATAATGATTTCCTTCATAGTGCTTCTCCTTTAATAATTAATTATATCCAGAGATTGACGTTTGTCAATCATATTTTTTCCCTTTGGTGATATTTCTTGTGGGTTTGCAGAATGGACACTGCTTTCCCTCGGGATATGTGGTGTCCAGTACCATACATCCGCCGAATACCTTGGCGAAGCACTTACGAGGATCGTTGCATTTACTAACCTTGATTGATTTTTCTTTCATTAGATGATTCCCCTTTCTTTAATAAAATGTTTGAACACAGTGGTGATGTGAGTGTCATTACAGTCGTATTGTTTGTACCACTCACAAATTTCGTCGGGCTTGAACAATGCGTTCTTAAGAACGTTCGCCGCCCAGGTGGCAAAGTCCTTTCTGTACCAATGATTGGATTTGCCTTCCGCAAGGAAATAGCGGAATTCTTTATCCTTGACATAGAGCGCATATCTACGCTCAATCTCGGGTAACAAGTTTTTTAGCTTCATTGTATCATCTCCTTGATTAATCATTCTCCCTTATGGTTACATTGAAGCCGGCGAGGATAATTCTCACCGGCTTTATCTAAGCACAAGGGTTAGGCAACCTTCATCTTCTTTCCGTTAGAGCCAAACACCACTTCCTTTTCTCCGTGTTCGATTGCCCAATCCTGAAGATAAAGAATCATGGGAATCTCCGGAGTATGCGCTCTCTGCGGATATTTCGCAACCGCGTTCGCTTGGAAGACTATCGGACTCATCGGACGAAGGAACTCGCCGAGGTCTTTCGCTTTGACGTTCTTATATCCATCATGGAACTTTCCGAGGATTGTTACCAGACGACCGGAGTATCCATTCTTCTCCTCGTCAAACCCAGCATATTTGATAACATCAAAAGCAAAGCGGAGAGCATCCTCGCCGTTTCGCTTTATAACGTTGAATGTCCTATCGTAAGAACCGAGCTTCTTAGTGGTTCGATTTCCTTTGGTGTTCATGATGGCGACTCCATACTCCTCGCAGATAGCTTCGATAGCTAATGCAATCGGATCTCCGTTGAGTACTCTCGCATTGTGCATGGCTGCCGGACGGAGCGGATCGGTGCAGATGGCCTGACGCAAAAAGTACTGAGCTTCGAATTTACGCCGAGCAAGATAATCAGCCGGACCAAAAAGGATAACACAATCAAGTTCCTCGATTCCCTTTTCCTTTGCAACGGTTAATCTACCAAGACCATCGACAACAAAGAAGTTATGGGTTTCCGGATGAGGCACAACCAGAATTGCATCCATAAGGTTATAATCCCATTCATCTTTTAGCTTGCGGAGTTTCGCTTCGTTTCTACCTTCAACGCGCTGGTATAGCGGATCTACATCCAACATAGATACCGGAATGACGGCGTTCATTCTGCCTGTTTTCGTTTTATGTGCGTTGTTAATAATAGAGTCATATGCTACTTTTCTTAAATCCATCATGATTATTTTACCTTATCCTTTCGCTTTAATAATTAGTTATATTCTTCGCAATATTCCAGTTCTTTTAATCTAGCAAGTGTCGGGTAACCTTGCTTAACCATCCATCGAGTAAGTTTCAAATGTTTACCATATGGAAATGGGGCTGCCCAATTTTCCCTTTGACGATTGGTAATGATACCGTTTCGGTTGAGGTCATCCACAAAATATGACCACCATTCTTCTGCCTTCCAATAATCAACTTCACTCATATAAAGATATGCGAAGTCTTCCTGGAATTTGCGAACTGCCTCTCTTTTTGTCATGTGGTTACCACCTCTTTTCCATTGATAGCAAGGATGCTTTCGGTTACTTCCCGGAGAACTTCCGGATTAAGAACTTCCTCATCGCAGAATGTGTCGTAGAGGAAGCTGATGGCGGTTTTCTTTACCGCCCAATAAATATCGTTATATGTCTGCATCAGCCGGAAGTACGGCTTCTGAAGGCAGTAGTTTAATAATTTGTTAGCCATGATAGCGACCTCCCTTCCGTAAACTGATTTCGCTTCTTTGCAATTCTAAACCAATCATGACCGCTCCGACGAGCCATCCAATGATTAATCCCAAGCCGAATAGTGCCATTATCCAATCCACTTCCTTTCCTTGCAATCGAACGTCGCACCATTTGCATCCTGGTACGGATTTCCATTTGAGTAGGTATATATCCACAAGCGGTGACCATTTACCACGCGGATTTCCCGGTCTCCGTTATCCATTGCATAGCGTTCGCGGTATCCACCTGCGTTGTATGCGTCCCTTTTTGTTACTATCTGTGGAGGCATATGCTCATCTCCCTTCTTAATAATTAACGCGGAATGTATGAACACGCTCCGCATCATCAATCAGTTCCTTGTACGTATGAGAACGGATTGTGATCGTTTTATCGGTGTACTTTACAAGACTCCAGGTCTCGTATTTACTAAGTAAACGAGCAACCCTTGGATTTGCCTTGATGTGGGACTGATAAATCCGGTTAAAGTAATCACGAGCGACCTCATGATAGATGCGGTTTCGCTCTGCGGTACGTTCCGGGACGTCAGTATAGTCGTCCATCAAGTTATATTTCCGTTTGGGATTGCCGGAATGTACACGGTAACCGGCTAACCAAGGCAACACAATCATATCTGTAAAGCTACACCCAAGGTTCTCGTTTACTAGCTTGAGAATGTTTGCCTTGGTATAGGACAAACCGGTTCTCTTACGTTCAATAGGGTGAATGTATGTATTGCAATCTCCGTTTCCATTGTGAATCTCAAAGCAGAAATCTACAATAATCATGTCCGAGCAAGTATAGTAATAATCATGGTGGTTTCCTTTCTTCACAGCTCCCGGCGGTGCGTCATACCAGTGGTAATTCTCGCAGCCGGAAAATAACTCCAGATAGAATTCCCTTCCGTCATCGGTGCGGAATGCCGTACGGATACGGCAATTTTCTACATCGTTTACGTTGGTGTTCTCACATCCGGCGCCTTCGAAGTATAATGTTTTCATGTTAAACCTCCTTATATCTAATAATAGCTGCGACAGCAGCCCATGCCTGGTCAATCGTTACATCCAACAGCAGCTCTCCGTCCTTGCGGATTTCTGCCCGGTTACCGCCGTCTACTACGTAATCGACGGTTAACTTTCCCTTGCGCTTGTTAGCGTTGAAACTAGCAAGGTTGCTTTTGATAATCTCCATGAAGATTTTCTCTTCTTTTGTGAAACTCATACAATCAGCTCCTTTCCCTTACTCAAACATTTCTAAGTATCCGACGTACCTTGCATCGACCACAAGGTCATCATAACAGTTGCGCGGAGTTCCGTTGTCGTCCATAATGGTTGCAACAAAATCTCCGGGCAACCAATCCCCGGAATCGTCAATCCATGAGTAGGGTCGACCGGCTCCGTCCTCAAAGGTAATTTCGTATTCCCCATTTGCCTTGGGGAGTACTTCCACTACTTCCCCCATGTGGGGATAGACCGCAGCGTTGACGGGTGTGGTGATGGTGAGTGCCAGAAGTCCGACGAGAATTGCCTTCTTCATCTTACTACCACCTCCCCCATCAAGCGGTCAATATTCTTGCCGTAGAACTCCCACGGGTGACGGCAAACATCGCTCCAGGTACGGCGTGCTTTTGCCTTGCGGATGACTACAATCTCCGCACGGCGCTGCTTTGCCTTAGCGGTAGCTTTCCGGCGATCTCCGCGAGTTGTGGGTCTACGAGTTCCATGAGGAGCAGTTTCCGTTGTGGAAACTTCCTCGAACATCTTGGACTTGAGTTCCTTGGTGTATTCCAAGGATTCCCAGTTCTTGTAATCAGGCATAATCTTAACATCAATCCAAAAGTCGATATCATCATTAAGCGGACAGTAATCTGTAAATTTCTTCATAATGTTCCCTCCGTTTGCCTTTGAAGATAAGGCATAACCATATATTTGCGGTTCATAACCACATCTATGGATACAAGATAATGATTTTCCTTGTATCCATAGTCTGACTATGAACGTGTTTCCACAAATCCGGCATCGCGGAGCTGGATATACTTTTCCGCGAAGTCTGGGTATGTTACACTCCATCGGTTATTGAGCCAGATGCGGTAACTAGCATCTGTGTTGATGGAAACACGAATGCTAGATTTCCCTTTGGATAGTGTGATAATCATTTCTCATCACCTCCAATCCCAAGGGTAAGGGTAAGGACGTTTCCTTCCTTATACCCTAACTGTCCCAGGGTTACCTTTGGGACATAGATTGTTCCAATGACCGGAGCGGAGAATTCCGACTCCAACTGTTCGGAGAATCTAACCGTATTTTTGGTTATCTTCTCGGGTGTGAGGTTGATAGTTACGGTTGCATTTTTAGCCATGGTTGGCTCCTTTCTCCCACTGATACCCGTGGACGGTGTTTTAGTTAGTGTCTACTACATCGACGAGGTTGCCGTCCTCATCGTAGTAGTACATGATACCTGTCTGCTCGTTATATATAATTGTCATAGTGTCCTCCTTTTATACTCGTCCGAGGGACTTACATCCAATGATGCGTCCCTTCTCATCCCGGACGGATTCATTCGGGATAAAAACGTCCGTCCGATCTGGACATCTGGAAGCCACGAGGGACGACACAATATATATTGTGCCTTCTTCCGGAGCCGGAAGCCCCTCGACTTCGCCGTAGGTTGTTCCAGTTGTGGGAATGGTTACGTCACCGACAGACACACTGCCGGTGGTGACGGTGTGAGCAGTTACTCGGGCAAGCTGCCCAGAAGGTTCAACAGTTACAAGCGGAGCGCCGGAGGCGTCCACAAAATTGATTGAGTGAGGGGTTAAGTTGATGATCGTCATTTTTCTAAGCTGTTGTTCACCCGGTCAGCTTCCGGGGGAATTTGGTTATTGTTGCGTGGTTTTACCCACATCCGCATCCGGAAGGTTCGCCTTGCGGACACGGTCTAGGTAAAACAGGATTGCCTCGTCAAATTATGACGAAACAATCCATGATATTGACCATGCTGTTGCAGGATAATTCCCGGAGTGTATAACTCCAGAACCTCTCCAAGAGCTTGTTACACATTGTCTCCGGGAGCATCGCCCGGAATTTCCGAGCAATGCGGTTATAAAGTGCATTCTCGCACTCTCCGAGTTTGAGAGTTTCAAACTCGTTCATCGTTATCCTCATACATACACGCCTCCTGTTCTATGAGGATGCGAGCCTTACTCGTGGCGAATCGGCTCCACAATGTATCCCAGGTTGCGAAGGTTTTCAACCTCTTCCCGAGATAATTTTCGGGTTTCATATCGACCTACGGAGATGTCAGTCACGAAATATTTTCGCCTAAAAATGCTCATGATAACCACCTCTTTCTGAGCATCAAAAAAGATACGGTTTATCCGTGTCGTTAACGGGTTGCCGTTCCCCTCGCATAACCCCAACACACCCACAGATTGCACGTAGCTAATCCATGAGCGGCGATACCGGTATGCGGACAGGGTGGTTACCTAGTTACGTTTATCAACAGCGAGGGAGTGCAAGATTGCTCCCACACTCCCCGGTTTGGACGGACTTACTCGACGACTATCCTAAAGCGGAATCCTTGACCGTGTTGGTCGGGTTCTGCAGCGGATAAATCCCCCGGTTCGACCTCGGCGAAGTACCACACCTTGTGGATGTGGTTATTGCCGACGGTGAGGTCCAGGGTAAGCCGGAATGTCCCGTCCTTTAGCTGTTGAAGGGTGAGCATAATCTCACCTTCTTTCTGTGCATTATTCATAGGGTAACCTTGCGGTTACGGACTATGCGCACATACCAAATCATGAACGTGTTCACGGTCTGGTATCTGCACATAGGCAGATAGGGACAGTTAGTCCGCGAGTTCATACTCCGCGTCATCATCCCAAAAATCATCCCGGGATATGTCCTCATACTCGGTCTCTCGGTTAAAGATCGGGTCGTCTTCGGTACATTCCACAATAATCCCGTTGGCATCTGGTCTGCCGGGACGAACTATTACATGGGCATAATCGGAATCTTCGAGTCTATCCCATTTGCCCTCTGCTACCTTTAGCGCATTATCACGCTCAAAAACAACAAGTTCCCCGGTTACAATTTCGCCGTCCTCGTGAATATACGAGTACCCCACAACGTAGATATCTTTGACATTAAAATTCATAATCTTACCTCCCGTAAAAATTTGTTGACGTGTTACAAAATCCACGCCCGGGGATTGAACCCGGCGCGAGTCCTACTACGTGGATAATCAAAGCCACTTTTCTCCATGAAAAAAGACGGTCGTTTACCCCGTGGGTAGCTAATCCACGTTCTGGGAATCCTCGTGTATGCATACCTACACAAGGCGACCGCCCAACACTATTAACCGGACTTGGTAGTTCCGGTTTGTGGCTAATTTCATCGGTTTACCGGACCGACGGGTTAATATTGCATGAAACCACCACGACACACTCCAAGGGATACCTACCCCGGGATAACTTGCGTGTGATAACAAGTGTGGCGTTTGGTACGCTCACAAACCCACCACACACTATTTATGTTATTGCGCACTTGTGGCGTGTGCGCTTTTGGTAAAAAGGGCATATAAATTATTTTTTATCATTTTTTACCTCGTTTATTTGGGCATAAAAAAGCGGCTACTCACCGGAATGAGTAACCGCTTGTTATTAGTTTTCCTCATGGTAAACGATTTTGCCGTTTACCCTAATTATTAACTTTTCCCGTTTGACCGGCTTTTTCTCCGGTCTGATTTTATTCTGGGCGATCTTCATTCCGTCCCGGGTTTCAAATCCGGAACGTGTATATTCGCCGGCTGTACCGGATGTATTCTGCCCCATTTCGAAGGGCTGTGCATATCCACGATCTCGCTCGTCTGCGGATATCCCACGGTATCCGCCAAGTTCAAATATGTGGTCTGTTTCAACTGCGACACGGCGACGACTGCCGTCATAATCGTGCGCTGCTGCTCCAAATGCGCTGATTGTCGCCTTGCGCATTACCGGCGCGGATTCCATAATTTCCCGGTCACGTTCAACACGACGCCGGCGTTCAAATGTTTTAGTGCGATAGAACGCTTCTTTTTTCTCGGCTTGGCGATGATGGCAGATTTCGACGTGATCGCCGAGAAGTCCGTTTTCGACAATGTACGCTTTCACAGCATTATAGATACGGGCGTTCTTGTCAAGTGTGGACGGTTTCCAGGTGTTGTGTTTGGTGTCACGGATTAAAAGGCGCCCGGTGAAATAATCCGCCCGGTATGTAATGTTGTTGATCTTGCCGTAAAATTCATACCTCGGGAGCGTTTCGCCGAAAATGGTTACACTCCAGTCGCGAGTCTGATTACATGGTTTCATGGTTTTATATCTCCTCTCATTGATAACAGTTTTATTGCATCAAAAAAGAACCGGGGTTTAACGCCTGCCCGGCGTCCGGTTCTTTGTTCATGCAATAAAAAAAGCCCCCGACCGGCTAAAGCCGGGGGCTTTTGATTAAAATACATTTATTGTCTTGACCTTTTTCTCCCGGAATACTCCGGTGTTGGTGTTAATCATCTGCATATAGCTAACAAATGCCGTATAGATATCGGCGACTTTGTACGTCGTCGCTGTCTCTTTACTCTTTCCGGTTGTGTTCTTAAAGGTGATAATGCTGTTTAAGAACACATTAAGCGACTTGCTAGAAAGTTTCAGTGCAAACCCATCTTTGATATATCCATCAAAGATAGTATCAAAAGCTGCGACACACTCTTTTCGAATGTCGTTGAACTCTGTTTTCCGGTCGTCGTCCCACTCTGTAATGCTAATGTACTTTCTAGCATACTTGACGGCATGGTCAAAAACTGTGGCGAACTCTTCCGGGACAGCTGTGCATCTGATATGCTTTAAACCGATTGCAAAAGCCTTTTGCGCTCTACCATAAAATACTACATTAGAATCCGTATACAATGGGCTATCTGTGATTGCATGGACTTTTTCGACGTTCTCTTTGTCCTCGTCTGTCCACTCGTCCTTACTTTTAGTAGGCGTCAAACCGGAAACAAGATAATTATCGGATACAGAAAAAACTCCACTTCTGAAATCATCGGCTTGGTCTAAGTCGATGTAATTCGGAATAATGAATCCGATTCTTTCAACGCTGTAGGTTTTACCCTCTTTTGTTTCGATAGCTTTAAGTTTTAACATAGCTTTTTCCTCTCTTTCTTTAATAGCCGGGACTTTTCCCCGGATTAACATCTAAATAATGGTTTTAGGTGCTAATCCCGGAAAAAGTCCTAATGTCTTCACCACTGGTGAAAACTAACGATATTCCGCACTAGGTCGAACGGTCCAGGCGTTCACAGAATCACCATAAATGGAATAACTCGCCGTCGCCTTGCGTCCGGCTTGTTTCCGTCGTCGTCGTGCTTTATTGTCAAGGTACCGCATAGCCCCCGGCGACAGTCGCCGTTGACTATGGTCAAATGGTATAACTGTCAAGTGATTTTGTCAATAAATAGTTATTTTTTGGCAAAAACTGCCCCATTTTTCAGCATTTTTTCGCTCAAATCCGCCTGGCAGAGGGGATGCTACTTCACTAACACACTACCCAAAAAATCCAACCCCAATAAATCTCTAACATACCATCATTCATCCCATCACCAACCCTCATCGCCCCCAATATCGTCCCACCCCACACCCCCAAAATAAATCCAGCACTACCGATCCAATAATTTACTCACTTATTTTTCTCCTCATATAATAACTGACCACATATAAATCCTCGAGTTTGGTAATCCTCCCATATTGCCTCCAACATTATCTCCCCCCATTACCTTCCACATCCGGATAGTACCTCAATCACCTAATATATCTGCTCTACTCCCCACCATTACAGCAAATAATATATTGATCCAATATTTCACCCATACCACCCCACAAGGGGCGCCAATACCATCCGTGGTGCGGATAAAGCCCGGTATGCGCCCGCTCACAGCCTAATTGCGGATAACCAACCCCCATACCTCCCGCCCAGCAAAATCCCCGCAGCTAATCAACACCCACATCCACATTCCTCAGCTAATAAACCCACGTACCTAATTACGTAAGAAAACCTAGTGGTTAGTCATAATCTTTATTGCGAGAAATCAAGATCCGTACTTTATTTAGAATTAATCTCTAAATATCAATAAAAAGATTATATTCGCAAGTTTGACTGCAGCGAAGCGTCGCAGACACAACTTGCAGCGAGGCCCAACCTAGAATAATAAACTTCATTAGAATCAGCCGAGCTAAGCGTATCTTCGATAGAATACATACTTTATCTTCTTACATTTAATAATTAACTATTGACAGAACACAATCCTTCCGGTATACTCCATTTAATAAATAATCATTTTACCAGTTATGGAATATCTCTATGCTGTTTTTTTTATTTATTGCTTTTTGACACCCCACTTATAAGGATTTGAATTTCAAACCCAGTAAAACACTGACTTAAAAATTTCGTTTATTGCTTTTGGGGATATTCACACCTTTGGTGTTACTTTTAAACCAGATAAATACTGGTTCAAAATGCAATAATAAAAAATTACATGGGTATAAAGGTGTTAAAATGGGTTTTTCGCATCATTTTTTTCCAGTGTTTTCCTACAAAAAAAATTCTGCCCCCTTAAAAGAAAAGGTATAAAAAAGGTGTTAAAATTAACTTTACCGTAGGTACAACCTACAAAATCATGAATTCTGCGCGAAAAGGTGTTAAAATTATTAGGAGGAAATTATGAAGTATAATTGTGAAGTATTTGTTGTTGATGAGATAATGGGACGAGGTAAATCCTGGGCGGCAATAAACTATATTAATTCCCATGATGACGAAAGATACCTATATATTACTCCATATCTCCAGGAAATTAACGAACGTATAATTCCGAGCTGCCGAGATAAAAATTTTGTAATGCCGGAGGATAAATACGGCACCAAGACCCGCCACCTCAAAATGTTGATGAATCGCGGTAAAAATATTGCTTCCACTCACGCGTTGTTTAGTTTGTTTGATCAGGAGCTGATTGATATTTGCCGAAGCCAGAACTATACATTAATTATGGACGAAGTAAGTAACGTAGTGGAAAAATATGATATAAAATCCGACGATGCCGCTACATTGCTAGAAAAATATGTAGATGTAGATCCTACCACCAGACTTCTTAATTGGAAACCGTCCAAGAAAAATTATAACGGCGGAAAATTTTCCAAAGAAAAAAGGCTGTGTGATCTCGGCTGTCTGGCAAAATATGATGATGAAATTGTTGTATGGCTATTCCCAATCCAGGCATTTAATGCGTTTAACAAAATATATATACTCACTTATATGTTTGAAGCGCAAATCCAAAAGTATTACTATGATTATTATGAGTTAGAATATTCCTATTTGTATGTAAATGGAGATGATGTAAGCAATTATAGATTTTCCGCTACTCCGGAAGATACAGTATTAACTACCGATTATAAATCACTCATCCATATATGTGATAACGCCAAGCTGAATGCGATCGGCAATCTAGACACTGATCTAAGCAAAAGTTGGTATATGCGAAATTGCCAATCCGAGAATGTGGTTATAAAACGACTTAAGGACAATATGTTTAATTACTTCCATAATATTATGAAGTCGCCGACTTCTAATAATTTATGGACTTGTTTCAAGGATTACAAAAAGTATATTTCCGGCAAAGGTTATGGGCGCGGATATATCCCGAGTAATTTAAGAGCAACAAATGACTACAGAGATCGTAACGTGATTGCTTATCCTATTAATAAGTATATTAATGTGTTTATTAAAAATTACTTCACTATGAATGGCGTTACTGTTGATGAAGACGGCTATGCACTTTCCGAAATGCTACAGTGGATTTGGAGATCGGCAATTCGAGACGGTAAAGAAATTTGGATTTATATTCCCAGTCGCCGAATGAGGGAACTGTTAATAGCCTGGATTGATGAAGTTAGCGCCATCGCTAACTAAGTGGTGTTCCCTCACAGTAACACATGTGCTAAATTTGGAATTTTTTGGACATGGTAGTATAAATTGGCTCATGTGAATTTGTGCTTATTTTAGCACATATGTGACAAATCGTTCCAAAATACCCTCGATTTTTCACACTTTCACATCCGGCGGTTTATTATCTTATGATTATTTATTAAATCCGCTTGACATAAGTAAATCGCTATGCTATAGTTAACCTACCGAGATAATTTTAGCCAGGAGGTACCAACTATGAGAATTTTCCGCTATCAACTGCCACCGCCGTATTAGTAGCAAATATAACCGACTAATTAATTATTAAATTCCGTATTATCATTAGGAAGGAATATATTATGAGCGCCGAACTAATCCCCATTACTTTGCTCACACCACATCCACTAAACAGCTACTACTTTGATGATATCACCGGCGACAACTGGGAAGACTTTTTGCAATCTATAAAAACTTCCGGGATTACTAACGCAATAACTATAGATAATAACAATGTGATAATCTCTGGGCATCAACGTGTCCGGGCATGCGAAATTTTGGGAATTGCCTCCATTCCATATATTCGTATAACATATTCAGACGAAGAACTCGGGGGCGATTATCCAAAAGACGTAAAGGATTTGATCGAATCAAATCTCAAACAGCGAGTATCAGGGAATAATAATCCTATTAAGTTAGGCAAGTGTTTGAAATTCCTTGAAGGATATTATGGAATTCACCATGGGAATAATCAGATATCGGGGACTTCTAATAATTATAAGTCCTCAAAAACTCAAAAGGAACTTGCCGAAGAATATAATATGTCTATTCCTTCATATCATAATTATAAGAAACTCGCGGATGCTATCCCCGAAATTGAGGAACTTATTACTACCGGAGTTATAACCTCTACTACGGCTCTTGCGATTATGAGGCAGCTGCCACAGGATCAACAGAAAAAATTAGCTGGCGAACTTATTACGGACGGTACCTACATATCTCAAAGACAAGCCGAAGAAAAAATAAAAAAATTACAAGAAGAATCCAATTTAAAAAATTCTCAGATAAAAGAAATGGAATCTAAAATTGCGGCATTAGAATCTGTGAATTCTTATAATCAATCTAGTGCTTCATCTAATGAAATTGAATACCTTCGCAGCGAATTAGCTACTTATAAAAAGGAAGTTGAAATTCTACGTAGTCGCAGTACATCTGCAGAGGGTCGCGATGCCAACGTTGCGTATACCTTCTGGCAAGCAACTAAGACCTACATAGACACAGTTCTTGCCCCAATGCTTTATGATGATTTGATTATTAACAATCAAGACAATTTATGCGGCACCCATATAATCGACGCTTGCACTAAAGTTATTTGCGCTGCGGAGGACGTTCTTAAGCGTTTTAAAGCACCTACTATAATTGATGTTGAGTAACTAACAACTATATGTAATTAATTATTTATTAAATTTGGAGGAATACTATGAGCACAACTGAAAGCACCTTCACACCGGCGACTACTGCTGCTTCTTCTCTTACTCATGATGAACTTGCTACATTCCGCGAGATTTTGGGAGTCCCGGAAAAGAATGCCGTTATTGAATTACTCACTCAGACAAAAGAAGCAATCAAATCTCTTAACTCAACAGTATCTGAATTAAAAAAATTTTCGGAGAATATACAGGACATGATGCTTGTTCTTGGACACCAGACTAATGCATTTAATAGAATTGCCGACGGGATAAGTACCTTTGCGAAATCAAATGCTGATATCGCTAAGTGCGTCCAGGATTTATGTTTTTCTCAGAAGCATCAGGAATTAGCGCTTAATAAGCTTGTTGAATCAAACAAAACCGCTTCAGACACTATCGCCAAGGCTATCTATGTGAATGCTGCCAAAACTGAAAAAGCATTTTCATCAGCTAATAAGCCCATAGATGTTAACGGGTTATTCTACTCCACCTTTGATGAAAATGATAAAACTATGTGGATTAAAAGGATTGATGGGATTGCTTGCACAAAGTGTCTGGAAACCGGTTGCAAAACTACCGATGAATTCTATGAGATTCTTTATTCTGACATGAAAAGGGTCGATCATTATGATGTGGGGGAGCTTCTCTCCCAGTATAAAAAGATTGATTCTACCGCAGATATTATCAAGATGTGTGCGAACTCTGACGCTCTTCGTCTTAGTGTGGAGAAACGTATCAATAATATTCACTATAAGAATTATGTTAAATCTGTAGAAGGTATTAAAGCGAAAGCGCCGAAAGTAAGCTATGCAGAATCCCACAGATGTCCCGGCGACATTTCTGCGCTGATCAAAAAAATTACCGGTGCTTCTCGTCCGTCCGGAGTTCAGTACCGTAAAATTCTTCGCCAGATTTTGCAAGCTACAAATATGAGTGAGGCAGATATTGTTTCTCAGATTCATGATGAGTTCAACATTGATAGATGCAACGTATGGTTCGCGGTTAGTAAATTTCCGAACTTGGTAAATGCGCTTCAGGAACTTGCAGCGGCGAAGTAAGGAGGGATGATTACAATGAGCAAATATTATATAGCTAATAACATTCAGTTTTTGCGGGGAATCGGGCAATTTGCCCCTACCCCGTCTGCAGCCACTCATATGAAGATGGCGGATGCCCAGAGAGCAGTCAATCGTTCGCCGGATACCTATATGTGGTACAGGACCAGAACCTCATCCAAAGGTAATGACTACGTCGTTACTACCAGAATGAAGTTTTTGAGCAATGATGATACTACTGTTAATGACGTCAAGAAAGCACGAGCGTTTGCGACTGCTGAGGAAGCATATTCCCATATGGAATCTGTGCTGGATTATATAGATCGAGATTTACGAATCGTTATTGATGACAAATTTCGCCACGTAAAACAGATGGGAAAAACTACCCCTGTTAAGAAACCTACTTCTGATACGTTCTCCGGCATGGATTCGTCTGAGCGTGTGCTTATTCCTAAAGCTATCAAAGAAGAAGTATTCCGAAGGTCCGGTGGAACGTGCGAGATTTGCGGAAAGCCAATATCTAGATTCCAGTACTCTATCGATCATAGAATCCCATTGTCTCGCGGCGGTACGAATAATATAGACAATCTCCGCGCCGTACACCCAACCTGTAATAAGCTCAAGGGGAATTTCACTGACGTCGAAATGAAAAAGGTAGTTACTAATGTGTATGAAAATATAGCCGGACCGGTGACGCCAAACACTGCCCCTCAAATTTCAGGCGCTGACTTAGTAAGGGGATGTGTCCGCGCAATGATTCGCAAGTACAATCAGTAAGGGGGAATTATCCATGCTATTAAATAAGGAAGCTTTTCTTGCGACTATATCTGCTATGGAACAAACAATACGTTTTGATGATGCTATCAATGAAGCAGGGCGGGAATTTTCCGATGGATATTATGTTGATTGGTGTCCGCAAAATTGTGTGTTTAAACTGGCGGATGTTCTTGAAGCGATGTTTGATGACAAACTGGAAGTCATAAGTTGGTTTTGTTTTGAATTGAATTTCGGTAAGTATTATGGCGGCGAATTTAAGAATGTTGTTGACGGAGAGGAATATCCGCTTAATACAGCCGGAGCTTTGTATGATTATTTGATAATGATGATGGATAAAAATAAGGGGAGAGATACTATTGATAACTAAATCAGATTTTGTGGCGGCGATTGAGTCAATGGCGCGGGTGGATGATTATCAGAACGCCAAAAACAGTTTATACAAAAAACATAATGTGGACGGTTATTTAATTGAACCGGATAATAATGAGGTGGTTCTTAAGCTACTGAAACTACTTATTCCAGAAGATACAGACTTCGACGCGGTGACTACGTTTTGTCTGGAGAAGAACTACGGACACGGCAAAGCCAACCAGGAATATACCGATCCTCACGGTATCAAGCATTCTATGAAATCGCCCGAAGAGCTGTATGATTATTTATTTGGTTTATCCACTGAGGGGGCGGTATAAATCAGCGAGTACGGAGTTGAAATTAAAAATATAGAAGCCAGTACAAATTATGAGTATAATTTGGGATTACGCGATCACTTTGAGTATAAACGGGCGATGTTGGTAAATAGCTTGTTCCTCGACTTCTTAATGGAGAACGGGCTATTCGTTAGCAACAGTGGTGCCACACGGGATGTGATTGGTTTGGAGTTTAACTTCAAGACTAGATCTTACCGGGACGAAATCGACCACTTATATAAAACACTGAAAACTGCCCGTAACGAATACCGGAGTGCCGTGGTCAAAGATGACGAATATTTGATTGCCAAGGCTAAAAACAAAATTGCCAAACTCAATCAATTATTCGAAGCTACCTACGAGAATAAGGATCAATACACTCGGCGGATGAAAGATCGGGTTCGTAGTGATTACTATAATAATGGTGTTGACGTAAAGTACGTGTCGCGGAAAAAAGACGGTACTATATATAAGGAAGAAGTCATCCATTACAAAATGCTCTTCCGCTCCACGGGTAAAGCTAAAAAAGGTAGCTGTATGTTTATCCGTGATGAATTGTTTGATAAAGCGCGGAATTTCCTCTATATGGGGATTAAACTGCCTGCAACAAATGCACCTATTGTAGAGATATCTGCTTATGCTCCACTGGTTGCCAGTGGGATTGTTGGCTATGCAATTATTAATCCTCGTAATATATTGGTGCTTAATGATGTCAAGCGGTATTTCACGCGAGATGTTGTTACTATAGAAACTGATGAGCGTCGCCATTGTTATGCAAAATGGCTGGATGAATATGAACTAAGTAACGAATTGTTTGACGGTCAGGCGTTGATTGATGATTCAGTGTTTCCGGAGTGGGCGAATGGATATGTGTTGTTACGCCATCACTTTACTAAGATGGCTGCGTTTCATGCAAATATAAAACAATTCTTCCGAGATTGGTGTGAGGAACACGGTGAGGATTACGCCACATATACTGTGAAGGACATTTGGGGTAATGATCATTATGTTAAAGATATAGAGTTAATTACTACCAACAACGCCGTCAAATGGATTAAGTTTGATCTGTCGTATGATTATTGGTGTAAATGGGTTGAGTCAAACGGGTGTCGGTTTGGCGTGGTGAAGTATTCTCATCCCAGTAAACTAGGTAACTATCAGAGGATGTCGTATCAAGTTATAAATTCGTTAGACGAGGATACAATGGACGCTGTATGTGCCGAAACAGTTAATTACATTCAGCAGTTAAAAAATGACGAGGCTGTATTTCATGATTACCTAAGAAAGAATATAAACTTCGCAAATGACTACGCCGTACTTTTGGCGTTATGTGAATGGAATCAGGAGTTTACCCGGTGTTCGTATTACCGCGACAGAAAGAAATACATAATTTATAACTATGTTAAAAATATCAAAAGCGGTAAACTTATCCAAAATGCAGACAATCTTGTCATTGTTGGATCGCCGTATGCTATGTTGTTGTACGCAGCTACCGGTAATCCGGATGATGTAGATTTAGATAATACATTGCTCAAGGAGCAAGGAACTGTTCAGTGCTATACCAGCCGATTTGATGATGACGAATATTTGGCGGGATTTCGTAGTCCGTTTAACGGCAAGTTTAACATGATGCATATGCATAATCATTATGATGATAGGATGAAAAAGTATTTTAAGTTTAGTGACCAGATAATTGCGGTCAATATGATTGGTACAGATGTACAAGATCGTTGCAATGGCTTTGTCTAACTGGGCCGGTTCCGGGGAAACCCGGTTCAAAAACTATTCCGTGAAAATTGGAACGCTAACCGGTGAGAATTCGCCGTATGCCAATCAATTACTAAGGTTGCCGAATTCGGTTAAAGTAGGCAACACAAGTTTAGAGACTAATCAAAATCTGACGAAAAAGATTTTGAACACGAGTGCGGAACACCGTAATGATAAATCATTGGTGAAGAGATAGTCCAATCCCGGGAGAAATTCCGGCATGAGGATAAAGAGCCTCATTAATAAGAATTGCAGATCAGGACAGCGATTCAATGTATGTTACTAATCAACCGGACATTGTCCGTCATGCGGAGTATTGCTATAGAACCTATCCTACTATTGTTAATAATATTCCTAAGGACACTAACAAATACAATAATACTATGGACGATTATGCGGCGATTGATAACGCACTGGCAAAATCGCAGCTTGATATAGGGTTATCATCCAACCTCGCCCAGCTTGCCCAGACTTATTCATATACGTTCCATGATAGGAAATATGACGACTATGTGGCAATCCTTAGCGTTATAGCCCAGGCGGCTATTGATTCCGCGAAGCGCCAATTTGATATTTCTATTTCGGACGAGATTGCACGTATTCAGAAAGACATGGATATAGACACTAACGGTTATCCGAAATTTTGGCGTATTATCAAAAGAGGATTTTCTGCGGATAAAATAAATTATGATCTTCACTGCCCTATGAATTATTTAGCAGACCTCAAAATAGATAAATCCAAGTTTACTAAAGATACTGTTGACTTGTGGGACTTTATGGAGCATATCCCATTTAAAGGGGATAGAAAAGTAAGCCGTAAAATTGAGGAGTTGATTGAGAAATACTCTATTAAATTCTATGATACAATCCGCGACGGATATATAGAAGACGGAGAATACGAGAAGGAGTTTCTTTTGGCAAGAAGTGATTTTGATGATTTAATCAATGACATTAGACAAATCCGCATGAGTATGAAATATAAAGATTTAGTATGCTATTTAATCAATAGGGCATTTTCGCTATCTCCTTCTGTTAAGGGACAAGCCGACACTATAGCCAGAAAGACTGATAAAAATAAATCAATACTTATGAAGGTATTATACGAAGTAAATCCGAAGGTGTTTTTGTCTTGTTTTAAAAAGGAATTGCCTAAAAATGTGGGATCACATAAGAAAAAATGAAGTATTAAAAACCCAGTAAATATAAGGGTTTTGGGGATTGCCATATCGTCACCTCATGAGGGATCATAAACCCTTATGTTTACTACATTTACGCTATATTGCCGAGAATGGCGTAAATTCAATTATACAATTATATTAAGGAAAAAAAGGAGAACTATATTATGAAGAAACTTGATTTTGTAAAACTTTGCGCAGCTAAATGTAATCTTTCCCAGAAGGATATGAGGGAAGTTCTTGTCGGTGTCGGCGAGGCTATTGTAGAGGCTATGAAGACCGAGGACGGCGTTACTCCGTTTACCGGTATGAAGTTCTATACGGTTCACAAAGACGCTTATACCGGACGCAATCCGCAGAATGGCGAACCTCTTGCTATTCCGGCTAAAGAAGCGCCGAAGGTAAAATTTGGTGCAAGCGTAAAGGAAGCTGTTAACGCATAATTTTTTATTTGATTATTTATTAAAGGGAGTGAAACAACACTCCCTTTATTTTTTTGTAAAACCAAAAATATATTATAAGGATGTGAAATTATTTGATTAAAATTTCTGCTGATGAGGCAAAATTTTTAAGAAGCAAAAATCGCGGTCATGATGTCCATATGAGTAGCGCAACGCATCATGCTAAGGCAAAACGCTACTATTTGACTACGTCCCCAAAATCGATGCGGTTACTTGATGAGTACAGAAACTCCAAAACCGTTACTACGTTTACAAGATAATATTCCGCAAGGGGGTTTGAGCCGTGAGCGATGCAAAACTATTTCTCGACACTAATGTGTTGATTGAGAATCCGGACTACTTTGATGAGATGTCGTTTATCATTTCTGATAAAACGCTGTTTGAACTCGAAGAAATTAAAAGTAGCCGGTCTAAGGCGGACGACGTTCGTTCTGCCGCGCGTAAGGCAATTCGATTCTTAAACGAACATAAAGATCAATATGAGGTCATTGTCTATAATAATTCCATTAAGGAATTAATCAATTCTTACAATATACCCGAGACGCCGGATAATATTATTTGTGCGTGTGCGGCGTGGTATTCTACTAATGTAATCCCGATTAGATTTATTACTTTTGATGTGGGATGTCGCGTAATTGCCGAGCAAGTGTTTGGATTAGACGTTGAGGAATTCGAACATCAGGATGAAATTTATAAGGGATACGTTAAGATTACCGGAGATACCGAGTATATTAATAACTATATGAATAACTTAGACTATTCTAAATGGTATACAAATGAGTATATCATTATTAATAATACAGACGACGATTCTATTAAGGAAATGCGGTTTGACGGTTCAATGTTTGTACCGTTGAAGTTACCGCCGTCAAAAATAATAAAGGGGAAGAACTCTCTCCAAAGATGTGCGCTGGACTTACTTAATAATCAGAATATAACCATATGTGCGTTGCTGGGAACACCGGGCGGCGGGAAGGATTATTTAAGTGTAAGGTATGGTGTTTATGCCGTACAAGAAAAAGGTTATCAACAAGGAATTACTGTTTGTAGGGAACCCATTTCATCCGGCAGAGAGAGTGGGTATTTACCCGGCACATTAGATGAGAAAATCGGATTGTATTTCAAGCCAATTGAGGAGCAATTAAATGGGAAAGAATTTGAGTTTAATACTCTTCAACAGAGAGGTCAACTGGAAGTAATAACTCCGCATTATATTAAAGGTAGGACTTTTATTTCTCAATATATGATATGCGAGGAAAGCGAAGATTTAACTGAAAAACAGATTAGGTTAATCGGTACTCGTCTTGGGGAAGAAAGCCGAATAATATTTAGCGGGGATTACAAGCAGAGTGAAATACTAAATACTAAAGAGAATTCGCTAATTAAGATGTGTAATTTCTTTAAAGGAAATCCGAAATTTGGTTGTATATATTTGGAAGAGGATGTTAGATCTACTACTTCCAAGATGTTTGCAAATATGTATTTTTGATAATATATAAATATGAATTAAAAGGAGAAAACGATTATGGAAATCAGAACAATTAAACAAGATGCTACAACTACAGAAACACAAAATACCCCTAAGGGCAAGGTTATTAAAAAGAGTTATATTGCCCGCCAGCTTCTGCGTGAGGGTCACAGAATTATTGACATTAAGGCAGATGCCGCAGATAGTGAAAAGAAAAGATCGGTCTTTGTTTTCGAAGATACACCTGAATTTCAGGCATCTCTTGACAAGATCATGGAGACTCGTAAGCGTGACCGTGAGGCCGATTTTGAAGAACGAGTTCGCCGTGAGGTCGAGGCTCGTCTTAAGGCAATGAGCGAGGAATAATTAATAACTAACGGGGGTAAATTATATATGAATGATTTTATACTGCCGATTTCCGGCTCTCAGTCGGACACATATGATGAATTATACCGGGAGTTCTTAAATAAAAGAATTCTCGTTTTTAATGAAGAAGTTGATGATAACATGGTAGAAAACGTTGTGATGTATATTCTCAAATGGAATATGGATGACGTTGATATCCCGGTCGAAAAGCGTAAGCCGATTAAAATATTGTTCAGTAGCGTCGGTGGAGACACGTTTGTTGCGCAGAATGTCGCGGACGTAATTCTCCAGAGTAAAACGCCTGTTATCGGCATTGGATTATCTCTGGTTGCTTCCGCTTGCTATCATGTCTTTTTGGCTTGTCATGAACGCGTTGGTTTTAAAAATACAATTTATCTCCAGCATGATGGGACTATTAGTATTTCCAACAGTTCAAAAAAAGCGCGTGACACCATGAATTTCTTCGAAAATATGGAAAATGAGAATAAAAAGTTTGTTCTTGATCGTACAAAGATGACCGGAGAATTTTATGACAGTATCTTTGAACAAGAATACTATATGTATTCTACCGAAGCCAAGGAACTTGGTGTTGTTGATAAGATAATTGGTATCGATTGTACCCTTGATGAGGTACTTGCATAATATATTGATATAGCTGCGGAGATTTCGGGATGGGGATTTCCGCAGTATTTTTAAGGAGATAAAAGGATTATGGAAGAACTATTACAAGCATTGATGAGTAATCCAGATGAAATTAATTCTGCGATTACCCGAGTTATTCAAACCGCTAAGCCGATTATTTATTCTGTGGGAGGGGAACTTCTTACCATGTATAAAGATTTGGTCGGTAATGATGAGTACTATATGGTTGAAGCTACTCATTATAAGAAAAAGTATGATGCTTTAGTCAAAGCCGGGTTTAAGCCGACTCAGGCAATGGATGTGTTACTCGCTACTATTAGAAGCACCAGAGATTACGCTGCGAAAACTTCCGGCGCCTCGGTGAAACTTAATTGATTATTTATTAAAGGATTAAAAGGAGAAATAAACTATGCAGAATTATAAGTATAAGAAACTTGTTAACTCGAAGTTCAACATCAAGGGCACTCTTTCGGCGGATGGTACTACCCTTGAGTATATTAACGGCGACGCCGAGTCTAAGACAATTTCTATTCTGGATTGTTTTAAGCCGTTTCGCGGCGAGGCTATTGATGTGAGTATTTCTACTAAGGACGAGATGGATTTGACGGATTCCTTCGAAGATGAGGAATGATTCGCGGGAGGTAATTAATGATAGAATCAATTACCAAACGTTTACCTGGAGAAACAGAACTCCAATACATTACCCGACTGGGTGATAAAAAATATGAAGGACTTATTGATATGACTTGGCCCGAATTGGCCGAGTGTATTAATAAGGAACTCAATGATAACCCTGACGAGTACGTGACAGATTCAGTTTTTAGGAAGAAGTATGCGCTGGTTCGCAAATTCCGCGAAGATTTTGGTGATGCTACTCAATCTGCGGATGCTGAGGAGCTGCGTGAACTTCGCCGAGAACTTGAGAAGGAGCGTATCAAAGTTCGCGATGAGCGCAATGAGTATAGGCGATTACTTCGTGAACAAGCGAGGAAAGAATCCTATATGGAGCAAATTGTTCGCTCTATTAAAGAAGCTACGGATTCTCACGCTCTGGAGTACGAGGAAAATGCTCGTTTTCACGGTGCTATTACTTCTGATAAGGATATGATTATTCCGTTGAGTGATGTCCATGCCGGCATTAATATTAATAACTTTTGGAATGAGTATAACGAGGATGTATTGAAGAAACGGTTAAATCACTATCTTGACCGTATATTCGAAATACAACTCACCAATGGTTGTCAGAATGCCTACGTGTTGCTTAGTGAGCTTATTTCCGGGGCAATCCATTCTACGCTTAGGATCGAGAATAACCAAGATTTGATTGACCAGTTTCTTATGGTGATGGATTATGTTGCCGATTTTATTGCGGCACTTAGCTATAGATTTAATGAAGTAAATGTATATGTAGCGCCTGGGAATCACTCACGAATTACTCCCAACATTAAAGAAAGTCTCGATCATGAGAATTTTGATAATTTGGTGATTCCGTTCTTGAGTGCCAAACTTCAGAATTTTAAGAATGTCACTTTCCACACTAACGACATTGAACAAGGTATTGCGATGTTTGCCGTTCGCGGTATAAACGTGGCGTTTGTTCACGGCGATAAAGATACCCCGGATAATGTTATTGATAACCTTATTCAGCTGACGGGGATTAAGTTCAATTTAATTCTCCTGGGTCATCGCCACACCAATGCTTATATGACAAGGAGCAACGTTAAAGTTGTGCAAACCGGCTGTTTGTCCGGCACCGATTCGTTTGCAATTAGCAAGCGATTAAATAACTACCCCGAGCAGACTGTTCTTGTTATTGACGAGAAAGAGGGTCTTGATTGTATATATGATGTTAAGTTTAAGGATTGACTTTACTTGACCGCTATGATTAAAAGGATGGATTATTATGAGAAATGTTGAAATTATCAGAGACGTTGATTGTTTCTTTAATGATTATTGGGACGATGAATTGAGATTTGCAATTATCGCCGATTATGACGATGCTAGGGACTTTATCAATATTGGAATCCGCTTCGGTTGCGAACTCGGTGATTGTTCCGAATTCACGGAAGAAGATAATGGGCCGTATATTATTAGCATTGATGAGCGTACTATTTGGGTACAGCCGGCGTTTACAGACCCCGAGAAATATGTGGGGGATAAGATGTTTGTATATTGTGAGGCAGACTATTACTTTATTGATTCGGATTATGCCTATGATTATATTGAGGACTATCCTCATGTTGATGGCGATGTATTCCCAATGATTATCGGTGAGCCGGAGTTTTATGAGGAAGACGAGCATGTATCTCATTCTCTTTGCGTGGATGATGATAATCGCGGCTTCTGCTTCTGCTATGATGATGAATACGGACATCATCAGTTTACGTATAGAGGATCTAAAGCCCTCACCAGAGAAACTATTGTCAATATTATTAATACCGATTTTTTGGGTTGATATTTTTTGGCCGACGAGGCCGTTATTCCTAATACATGAAAAACTTGTGGATGCGCACCATGGTAGTAGCTAAGTAATGGTTATACGCTACTATTAATGCGAGGTAGAGAAGTCAGTCATCTCGCCAGAGTCATGTTCTGGAGATCGTCGGGGCAGAGCCGGCCCTCGCTACTATCAGTAATTTCAAGGAGGTGAGTTTATGCGCCTACGCGACAAAATTATTTGCAACCTTGTAGCCGTTCTTGGCGGTTGGAGTATGACGGTTGCATTTTGCAATGTTGTTAAATTAATAACGCATTGATTCGTTCATGTTGGTACGCGGGAGAGTAACTATTACTCTTCTGCTTCGGGTTCGATTCCTGGGGTGAAATTTATTATTTTAGAGTATGTGGTGTAATGGTAGCACACTTCGCCTGGGACGAAGGGGAGACGTTCGAGTCGTACATATTCTATTTGCCAGTGATAAATATGGTAAAATCAATATGATTAAAAGGAGGTAAAAGGTTTTGTCTGCAACCAGAATAGTGAAAAAAGGTTAGAAAAAGCCGGTTTCACCGAAGGAAGCCGGTAAAACTACAAACCTAAAAGAAATAGATAAGACGATTGATTAGTTATGCGAATTGTTTGATACGCTTAAACCTAGTGATTAGATAAAAGCACTCGAAGCGATTGGCGTTGGGAGTAAATTCTTTACGTGTCAGCATTGTGGTCACGTTAAAACAAAAGATAAATTCTATGTTTCTACTGCTCCCGGACAAGCATCTGGATTAACGGACGGATGTAAGCAATGTGCGGAAGAAATTGCACTGCCAGTTGTTAATGGAGAAAAATAGCAACCAACCAAACAAACGGTTGACGACGCTATGTATTTTTTAAACAAACCAATGTTGGAAACTGTATGGGAAGCATCTCTTCTCGAAGCTGCTAACGGAGCATCTGGGAAAGGCAAAAGTAATGTTTATACTTCATATTGCAAAAATATCCAGATGGTTAATTATTATACAATGACTTATAGAGAGTCTGACAATTATACCGGTGGCGCAATGTCTCTTGAAGATATGGCGGAAAATGCTTTACCAAAGGACTAGGAAATTATTGAACAATTTGAAAAAAATAAAAATGACACTTTGCGGTTATTGGGGTATCTTCCTTTTGATAAAGAAAAGCTATCCGACTAGCCGTTTTTATATTCGTAGTTAATAGGTTTTTTAGATTCATCTGAAGAAGGCAACGATGATATGATGAGAACTGCTTCTATTATATCCATCGTTCGTGGTTTTTTATAGGCTTCAAATATTGATGACATGGTTGCTCAGTTATCGCAAGATTTTAGGAATGCTGAAAAGAATATAGCCACTATCAAAGCCCTTCAATAGATGAAAGCGCAAATTTTGAGTAGCGTGAATAATCTTGCCAAAGAGAGCTGCATTTCTTTAAAGAACAGTAAACATTCTATCAGAGGCGAAAACACTTGGACCGGAAAACTTAAAAAGATATAGGAATTAAATTTAAGAGATGGGCAAGTAAACGGTTTTGATATTGGAACTTGTCGAGGTATGTAGCAAGTACAAGAAATCGCCGATGCCTCTCTTATGAAGCAATTGGCTCTTGATGAGTCAGAATGGTCAGATATGGTTGCGACTATGAGAAAAACCATCCAAGAACTTCGTGAAGAATGTAATTCATATAAAGAGATTAATAGAATACTTCTCTAGGAGAATCTTGATCTTAAAGATTATTTAGAAGAAAAAGGAATTGATATTAGTAATCAATATAGGAATTTAAGAGATCTATATTCTGTTTTTGCCAATGATGAAAACGAGGAGGACGACGAAAATGAAGACGCTGATTTCTCCAGTTTATGATTTTGGCTATTTGGATTATGACAAGGACTTTTATAAAGATTACGGTGTATTTGTCAAGCCAATTGATTATCCTATGTCTAGTAGAAAAATTGAGTCTTTGTTAGCAATTGCAGAAATGCAGAAGTATTATCAATGTAATCCTGTTAGATTTATTGATAATTTTTTCAATATTGAGTTATTAGATATGTAGTCGCTCGCCGTATAGAGAACATGGTTTACTCCAAATTCTCTCCTTGTTTGTACGCGAGGTTTTGGTAAATCGACAGTAATTGATCTGGAGTTAATGTCTAAGGGGATGTTATTCAATAATTATTGGGCATATATTGCTAGTGGGTCCGGTAGTTAGGCACAGAATACTTTCACTACTCTTGAAAAATTAGCAAATGATAATATTGATACCTTTACAGGTTCTACTGGAAAGATATTTAAGGATGAGATTGTCATTAGCAATGCGTCTGGAGATGGTTTTAGCCATTCTTCCGACGGCTTTAAATATACTTTGTATAATGGTTCTTTTTCCCAAACGTTAAATGCTAATATAGATGCACACCGTGGCTACAGAGGCACGATTGTGTTTGATGAAAGTGGATTTTTATCTGATGAATTGATGAACGTTTATGGAGCGTTTGCTGCTGTAAATAAAAATCTTAAAACTGGTAAGGACGCTAGTGGTAAATCTATAGACCCAATTAGATAGAGATGTTTTCCACAAGGAATTGGATATCAAAAAATATATATTAGTTCCGCAAGTAGTACGGATACTGCATTCTATAGGTTATATAGAGAATTCGCGAAAAATATGATAATGGGTAATCCGGAGTATGTTGTTCTTCATATGGATTGTGAGTTGGCATTTAAACCTACAATTAGAGGAGAACTTGTTGCTCCTCTTCTATCTCGCTCAACAGTTGATTATGAAATGAGAACAAATCCCGAAAAGGCTAGACGAGAATATTATTGTCAATTTACCACAGAGGCTGGAGCTGATGCTATTGTAAAGCGCGGAGTCATTACTCGTAACGAAGAAACGAGAAAACCAGTTCATAGTAATGATATCGGTAATAGGAAATTTTGGATTTGTTATGATCCAGCTAGGATGAGAGATAATTCTGTAGTTTTAGTTGCTGAGCGTTACGAATCTCCACTTCCTGATGGGTCGAAGGAATATAAAGCGAGAATTGTTAATTTAGTTAATCTGTTAGACGTAGGTAAAAAAATAAAATCACCTATGCAAACACCGGATCAAGTTGAATATTTAAGACAAATGATTCTTGATTATAATGGTGGTGCTGATAATTATGATAATATTCTTGGAATTTATATAGATGCCGGTTCTGGTGGGGGTGGTCCAATTATTGCGGATATGTTAATGCAAAACTGGGTCGATAAAGCCGGGGTTGAACACAGAGGTTTTATAGATAAGGAATATTCTGAGGAGTACGTTAAAAGATTTCCGGACGCGGTTTAGGGAAAACTCCATATGATGAATCCAAGTGCTTATAAATCGTAGATGTACGAAGCACTTATAGAAATGTTAAATTAGAATAAAATTAGTTTTACCGCTAATTACGATCATAAAGGATATCTTACTGTTTTTGATGTTGATTAGAAAATGATTGATGAAGAGACAAAAAAGATAACTGAAAAATTAAAGAAACAAAAGATTGTAGGGAAAGAGTTTGAAGAAAAGTTAAAAGAGGAACTTAATAAACTACAATCGGTAAAAACGAAAACTATTAAGTTGGATTGGCGAGATGAAATTGGTCTTGTTAATATAGATATATTAAAAGAAGAATTGGTAAATATGGTGAGGAAGAAGAGAGATACAGGCAAAGATTCTTTTGAATTAACACCGGAAAAGGCAAATAAAATGCACGATGATCGCGCATATACTTGCGCTTTGCTTGGATGGGCTTTACTTCAAGAACGTAGAAGTGATATTTTGAAAAAGCCTAAAAATCAAGATCCACAATAGCTATTTTCTCAATTTACATTCCGTCAACCCAAAAAAGTAACCAGATTTAAATAATGAAGGAGGTGCCGCATGGCAACAAGAAAGAAAACCGCTGACCGCGGCCCCAAAAATAATGAAACTAAAATAACTACAATTCCCACGGATGTGGAGGATTTTTCATATAAGCGTGAACGTGCGCAGACAATGACATTCGCAAAAATGGAAGAAATTCTTCAGCGTAACGCCACTAGGTCTGTAAACAGAACTTTCACGCAATACACTAAAGATCTCGTAAAAACATATGTTTAGTCTCCGGCTAACAATCAAGATACTCTTCGAGAAATTTCGAGATTTTTAGTCAGGAACTCAATGTTATATCAAAAAATGATTATGTATATGGCGGCGATGCCGTTGTTCTATTATACAATTACTCAAGCAAATGATTTGTCTGAAGATATAGATGTTGATAAAGCACTTAAAGGTTATCAAAAAGTACTCGAGACTTTTGATAAATTCAGCCTAAAAAAAGATATGTATACCGCATTATATCTTGCAATCCGTGACGGATTTTATGCTGGGTATGTTTACGAGAATAAATAGGGAAGAACATTTTTAATGCCGTTAGATGTTCAGTATTGTAGGATTGTAGGAAAAAATGAGTATGGCGAGTGGGTTGTGTATTTTAATGCGGCATTTTTTGATGCAGCCAACAATAGTGAGTTTGTCCTTGGAGTTGACGGACAAGGAAGTTATGCAACATGGGATGAAGTATTTATTAACGGATATCGTTCATATAAGGATGGCGGACGAGATTATCAATGGTTTAGATTACCTCCCGAAAAATGTTGTGTTTTGTTAATTGGTCCGGAAGATGAGTTCTCTTTCCCATTGCCATATTTTCTTCCGCTGTTTACGGATTTATTAGATTTGCTTGATTTGTAGCAGATTCTTCAATCTAAAACAGAACTTGAGAATTATGCTTTGATTGTGAATAAGATACCGTTAGTGGACAATGGTAATAGCGGGGATGTTGATGATTTTGCTATCTCAATGGAGATGGTTAATTATTTTCGACAGCTTGAGGAACAGTCAGTGCCGGATTTGGTCGGTGTTATTACTGCTCCATTTGATATCGATAAAATCACGTTTAATGACACGTCACATGCGTCGGATACAGATGCGTTAGCGAAATCTATAAATAATCTGTTTTCTAACAGCGGATTAACACAAACAGTTGTGTCCGGCGGTAATTCTACTTCTAATCTGGCTATTAAATTTGCTCAGCTTGCGGATCAATCAAATGTGTGGGTCTGGGTAAATAGGTTAGAATCTTGGCTGAATTTTTATATTGCAGAAAATATATCAAAGGGATATATCTTTGAAATACTGAGAATAACCTGGTTTAACGAGGATGATTATATTCAGAGATATAAAGACTCCGCGACACTTGGCGGCCCGGCATTGGATTATTTATCTGTTGTTGAAGGAACACCGTATAAAGCAATCAACAAGATTAGGTTTGAGAATGCTATTGGTATTAAGGATATGATGAAGCCACTACAATCAAGTTATAATACTTCCAGTAATACTGTCGGAAGACCTAGATCAGATGACGATGATTTAAGCGGTAGTGCTGAAAGAAGTAGAAATACTGGTTCTGAAATAGCATAAAAACTATAGGATTTAAAAGGAGAAACAAATGTATAAAATTCTAAAACTAAATAATATATTGAGTATATGTGGTGCGGTTTATCGCGTTGATTATGATGTTATTTATAGTTGCGATAATGAACCGGGTGATGAAATAATATCATGGTTTAAGTCTACAGATTATCCGGATGATAATTATTTGATTTGCAAATATAATGATTCTACTGGGAAATATGAAGAGACAGTTGGCGTAGTATTTTATAATATAGATGAAACTGAGTGTAAATCTTTTGTAGATTGTGCAGAACATGATTTTCGTGTTTATGGAGATGTAGCACATAATCCTGTTCCGAATAGATATCTTTATAAAGAATTAAATGATGCTATTAAAAACCTTGATATTCTTGATAAAGTTGTTGATTTAGTTAATGATGAATTTTATGACAAATATTTATAATTGGTAATTAAGAGCGGGATTAAGCTCCCGCTCTATTATTTTATTTAATGAATTTAGCGCGGTAATGCGTTAATGTTTTATAGGGGCGTAGCATACCAGCTAGTGCGCGCGGCTCTAACCCGCGAGGACCGGGGACGGCACCTGGCGCCCTTGCTCACACAGAATAATATAAGGAGTTGCAAACCTTATATGGAGAGATGTCCTAGCTCTCTCCTATTCTGTGTTTATGATAGCTAGGTTATATTACACTAGGAGGTAAAATTATGGGTTGGATTTATAAAATAACTTGCGACATTAATGATAAAGTTTATATTGGGAAAACAGAGGATAATAATCCTTATGATAGATGGAAAGAACACTAGAGTGATTATAAGCGCCGGAGATTTGAAAAGCGCCCTTTATATGACGCGATGAATTGTTATGGCGTAGAGCATTTTCATTTTGATGTAATTGAAGAAGCTGAAAATGGTTAGTATTTATGTGATAGAGAAAAATATTACATTGAAAAATATCGTGCATATGTAGGATACAAAGATTGTAAGGGATATAATGGGACTCTCGGCGGAGATGGCAAAAGTTATTTAAATTTGGACGAAGAGAAAGTTATTAATATCCATATATAGAATAATTATATAGCTGGTCTTACGGCGAAATATTTTTAGGTATCACCCGAAACGATTAAAAAAATATTACTAAAACATAATATTAAATGGTTATCAAGCAGTGAGATATGTACGCTTAAGTTCAAGCAAAAATACGGTGGCATCATATAGATGAATGATGCTTGTACTGAAATAATAGGTGTATATGATTCACCGAGTATAATTATTTCTTTAAATCCAGAATTTAAATAGAAAACGTTAAAATTAGCCTATACTATTACTAGTAAAACACACAAGGCTTACGGATATTTTTGGTATCGTCTAAATGAACTTCCGGATAAATATAAACTATTACTTGAAAATATAAATTATAAAAGGAGATAAAAGGAAAATGAAAAATTTTTACCCAAACACAACTGAGTGTATAGAAAAATATAACCAAATATCAGATAAGGTATTTAATAGTGATGAATCTACTACTGATGTTGAGGATGAATTTCTTCTAAATTTTTGTCTGTATCTTGCATAGGCATTAGTTGCTGACACAGGGTTTAGTGAAAAGGCTCGCGAAGAACTTACAAAAACCGCTGACATAATTAATGATGTTTGTAGGTGATATTATGGGAAATAAACAATTTTTTATTCATACATCTGATGAGGAAACCGCCGAGAAATTGCGCCAACTCGGTTACGAAGAACTTCCGAAAGAAGGGAGTCAATGGGTATTTATTAATAATACTAATTTGACGTTTTCCGCTGATGACGGTATGAAGTTAAATTTTACGAATAAAATAACATTTTGATACTCTCCTATTCTTTGGAGAGAAATTCTAAAAAGAAGGGAGGAAGTATGTTGAAGAAGAAAATTCTGACATTAGAGAATTTAATTGAATTTTGTGAATAGCAGAATTTTAATTCTTTTGATTCGAAAGAGACTGGATATCAGCTAAGTGTACAAGTGCCGGCGGTATTTGATAAGGAAGATTCAGAAGATGATTCTTTGTTAATTGGTACGGTTAAGCTGATGCATTGCGGACGCAACAAAAACCGGTCAAATTTAACAGAAGAAGGTTTGAAGAATAGCGCTTCTACTGTTGCGTATAAACCGATTCTTGCAAATTTTACAGATGTAAACGGAGAACTGGATTTTACTTCTCACGATTTTGAGTTTAATGATGATGGTTCTATTACATACTATGAAAAACAAGTGGGATGCTTTACAGCAGATAAACCTTATATCGAATAGGATTCTGAGCATGAAGACAGAAAATATTTGTTTGCGAAATGCGCAATTCCGAGAAACTACACTGCTGCTGCCGATATAATTGAACGCAAAGGCGGGACGAAACTTTCTGCTGAATTGGGTGTAAATAAAATGTCTTATGATTCAAAGGAGAAGGAACTTGTCCTTGAAGATGTGGTTGTGTTAGGTGCCACATTACTCGGAGTAGATCCCGTTTCCGGAGAAGAAATTGGTGAAGGCATGGAGGGCGCCAGATTAGATATTGCTGATTTTAGCGCCGAAAATAATTCTGTTATGTTTAATAAGGCAGAATTGATTGATGAGATTACGCAAGCTGTTATGAATAAGCTTGATAATCATATAAATAACGACCAAAGAAAGGAGGAACATGGTTTGGAATTTGATGAAAACAAAGCAGATGAGACTATTGAGGAAGAAAACATCGAATTGAATGAAACCATTGATGAGGAAACTCAGGTTACCGAGACAGAATCTTCTGAAAAAGTGGATGAAGAAGTTACCGAAGAAACTCCCGAAGTGGTTGATGAATTTGATGGAGAAGATGATTCGGATGGCGAAGGCACTTCTGATGACGAAGACACCACCGACGATTCTGAGGAAGAAGAACCGGAAGACGCCGTAACTGATGACGGTGTTCTAAACAATGGTCAGCAGAAGGAATATAGTATTAACAAAACTGTGTCTTTTAACGGTGAAGTAAAGACGTTCTCTTCTACTCTGATGGAGAAACTTAACGCACTTTATGAGCTTGTGAATTCCACTTACGGAGAAAGCGATAATGCCTGGTATGACGTGGACGCACTGGAAGATGAGAAAATCGTGTATATGCATGATTATTGGAATGGGAAACATTACCGTCAATCTTATCAGGTGAAGAAAGATGTATATTCCTTAAAGGGTGATCGCACCGAGGTGTTCTGTACGTATTTAAGCAAGGACGAGCAAGCTCAGCTTGAGTCTATGAAGAGTAATTATTCTGATATTTCTGATAAACTTGCTAAATATGAATCTGAACCGGAGAAGGTTGAAGTTCTTAATTCCGCAGATTATACAAGTATTGCCGGTACTCAGGAATTTGAAGATCTTAAGAAACGTGAGAATTATTTTAATCTTACGGTTGATGAAGTCAAAGATAAAGCTGACGCAATTCTGCTTCAGTATGCAAAGGCCGGTAAGTTAAATTTTGCGGCAGATACTTCCGAGAAGAAAGAAGAACCGAAGAAAGATTTCTTTGCATTTGCAAGGGTAGAACATAACAGTTCGTTTTTAGATGGGCTTCTTAATTCTAGGAAATGATTCTATTAAAAAGTTAGTTAATAATGGAGAGTAAAATCTCTTATCATTTTGAAATTTATTATAAAGAAAGGAGAAATAAAAACTATGGCTATTTTTAGTAATTTAACTGAACTTGCCGGCGGTACTCATGGGATTTTCGAATCCTCCCTGCTCAAAAGTACAATTTCCGGACACCTCTGGGATTGCCTTGTAGTAACCGAGACCGGCACCGGTGCAAACATCACAAGAACACCTATCAACGTAGATAATGCCGTTGCGGTGAAAGTTGGGGACTTCACTCATAATGATAAAGGTCTCCAGGAGCGTTATGCGACAATCGCCGGTGTTAAGGATAAAGTCGGAATCGTTGGTTCTCCCGCACTTATTAAAGATGCGAGAAGCCAGTATGAAGCATCCGAGGGATTCTTCTACAATAAAGCCGGACAGGACTCTAAGGTTTATGAGGTAGTTGGCGACAAATATGATGGAGACATTTTTGGAGTATCTCTCAACATGTTTACCGAAGCTTCTCAGACTAATGTAAGAGAGGACGCATATGTTGTTCTTGATGGAACAGGAAAATATGTTGCTCAGGTAGCCGCTCCGACAATGGCAAACTTTGGTTTTGTTGGTCGTGTTCATAGCATTTATACAAACAATGATTATACTCTTGTTCGTATTTATGTGATTCAGAACGTGGATAATAATAACTAATGGTAAGGAAGAGAGGTGAAAAGAAATGAAAGATATTACATGCTTTAGCAATAATGTTGTTGCAAAATTTGATAATAACTATGAGAATATGCTTCAGTTCAACGATCTTATGATGGACGCCACAAATGGTGTTTATGAAAAATATTCTAAGGCTCAGACTTCTGAGATTATTCGTAACTAGTTTAATAAGATTCTTGGTATTGACTTTAAGAATGCCAAACGTATGGAGCGTAGACAGGCTTGGAGAGCACATGGCATTGAGATCTGTTCTGTAATCGAAAATGTCCTTGCTGACAAGATGGTTTCCGGCTGGGATTCTACGAATGCTCGTTTTATGAACTATGTAGAGGATGTTAATATTGCTCGCGGTGATATGAATTATTTCACAGCTAATAATACTGCTCTTCTTCAGGTTAGCAAATGGGCTGGCAATCATCATGACATTGGCTAAAACAGTGTCCGTATAGCGTAAGCTGTATGTTAAAATACACATCTAATTGCTGGGAAACCCCAAAGACAATTAAACCACAACAGAGTAATGAATAAGTACAAATGTGATGGTTACGAAAGTAGAAAAAATTAATTGTATGACAACGAGGTTAAATCCCCTGTTGTTTTGGTAATGGGCAATCAGCAGCAAAGCTCTAAATAAGAGAATGTTCAACGACTATCCCATGGTCATATAATGTGACAATAGGAGTACGGCCCAAGCGGGTGGGTGAAAACCCCTTAAATGGAAATGGTGTGTTCGTTATTTAACGAAAAAGATATAGTCTGTTCTCAAGTGAAAGCTTGAGCGGTTTTAAACCGAACTGGGAGTAGCGACCCCAATAAAATTATTTTTCCAAATATAAAAAAGGTAGGTAATAATGAAGAAAGATATAATATCTGGGATATATTGTATAGAAAATATAGTTAATCATAAAAAATATGTCGGATAGGCACATGATATATATGACAGATGGAGAAAACATAAAAATGCATTGAAGTCAAACTATCATGGGAATAGTCATTTGCAGAATTCTTGGAATAAATATGGAGAAAATAATTTCATTTTTTATATTATAGAGGAATGTGATGCAAATGAACTTGATGAAAAAGAAATATATTATATTGAATATTATAACGCATTAAACAGAAAGTATGGATATAATAAAAAAACAGGTGGGTAGAATTGCTCCTCATATTATACGGATGAAATAAAAAATAAAATGAGTGAGTCCGTTAAACGCTCATATGAAAATGGGGATTTGAGACAACGAAGGAGTGAGACTACAAGACGCTATTGGGAAAATCCTTTAAATAAAGAAAGAATACTTGGTGAGAATAATGTTATGTATGGAAAGCATCATACAGAGGAGACAAAAAAGAAAATAAGTGATGCGAAAAAAGAGAAACATTACGAACCTTATAATAAAAATTATACTAAAGTATTCTGTGAAGAGTTAAATATGGAATATATAAATGCCTCTACTGCTTCAAAGGAATTACAACTGGAAAGCGGAGGAATTCTAAAAGCTTGCCGTGGTGAACGTCATACCTGCGGAGGATACCATTGGCATTTTATATTTGATGATAAAAATTTGGAAAAATAATATATGTTAAACAAAAAAGTGTACGTCAGAAAGTCCTTCCGGGAAAAGGATTCTCGATTGATACTTATCCGTATGTAATTAAAGTTTATACTGATTTTGAGATGTTTATGCTTGGCAAGGTTGATTTCTCCGAAATGGTAGACCTTATGTATAGAAGCATCGAAAAACATCGTTATTCTGCGCTTTATACTGCATTCATGAGCCTTGACTCTTATCTTCCGGCTGATATGAAAGCTAGTATTGCAATTACTGAGGCTACTAAAGATTCTATCATTGATAAAATTGAGGCAGTTAAAGCTACAACCGGTAAGGATGTTATGCTTGTAGGTACTCGTGTTGCAATGCAGAAACTTCAGAATACCGTGAATTACAAAATGTGGAGTAATGATATGAAACAGGAACTCCATGAAAAAGGTATGCTTGGAATGTGGGAAGGCTATGATTGTCTTGTTCTTGACAGAGTAAATGAGGAAGGCACTCGTACCTCTATCTTTACCGCTAATGATAATAAGAAGATTTTCATCGTTCCGATTGATGACTCTTTCAAACCGATTAAGAGAGTTAATGAGGGCGACGTAGAATACTTCGAACGTGGAATGGACGGCTCTCTTCAGGATCGTACAATTGAAGCTGAGATCTGGTACTACGAGGGAATCGGCGTTGTTATTGATGAGCTGTTTGGTGTGATTATTGATAACGCTTGATTTTTTCTTAATGGATTAAAAGGAGTATTGAGATGATTGTAAATGAATTATCTAAAGAGCTGGGAGTGAAGAATAAGGAGTTAATTGATTTCTTAAAAAGCAAAGGTTATAAAATTTCTAGTCATATGCAGTCTGTTGACGAAGCTATGATTAAAGACGCTAGGGATAATTTTGCGAAACCTGTTTCAAAGACTCCTACTGCTACTGTTGCGAAAACTACTGCTTCTACAAAGCAGCGAAAAACAGTACCTCCCAAAGTTGTAAAGAAATTTGCACCTGATGACTTGATCCCATGTAGAAGTATTGTCCCATGGTATCTTGAAACCGTAGGTCTTGATAAGATGACGACATATAAATGGCCTCATTTTGGAGACATCGAATATGTTGCTTATAGAGATCTTCAGTCATGGCGTAGAAAACCGGTAATTATGGATGCTATGATTATGATTGAAGACCCGGATATTTGTGACCAGTGGAAACATGATATTGGAAATGTTTATCAGAAATATTTAGGTGTAGATTACCCAGAAGAGTTTTTCGAAAAATCAGACGAGGAGTTTGAAAAGATGTTAAACGAATCTTCGGATACGTTTAAATCTGTTATTGAATATACCGCAATGGATATGATTCGTAATGAAAACTATCCGTCTTTGCAGAAACTCGTCATTATTGATAATATTCTGGGCACCGGAATTAAAGAGTTTATCTAATAAAGGAGGTATCCCATGACCTCTGAATTTGATGAAATATATTCTCGCTTTTACCTGCGTGTAAAAGATTACGAGACATCGGGATTAGAAGAAAAATTAGTAAAGCAAATGTTACTCGGCTACTTGAAGTCTACGCTATCCAAACCAATGGTGCGTAGGCTTTTTTAGTCGGTAACGCTGGATGAAGATATAGAAGAGATAGAATACGAATTGCGGAATTCTCTGGACGAGGATTCCGATAAGGATTTTGTGGAGGAAGTATTGGCTTTGGGGATGGTTGAACGGTGGCTAGATCCCAAATACCATTCTACGCTGTTGACATCACAATTAATATCGAACAGCGAATAGAAGTTCTATGCATAGTCAACTCAAATGAACGAGCTTCATGCTATGTACACCAAAGCTCAAACTGATCTTCGCAAACTTATCCGAGATTATGGATATAGTTTATCCGTTATCAATGGGGTTGATACTGTATGAAAACTCGGTATGGCGACTACTCTTCTGCTCAGATTCATTCTACTAAAATTTCTTTGCGTAAGGCAATTTTCTTCCTGTTGCTTTATGTGGATCCGAATACTAAGGAAGAATATCCCAATATTGATGTTGTGGAGGCATTCCATAGCTTACAATATAAATTAAATGGTTTAAATGGTATTTTGCGCGAACCGCCGGAACTTGTGCTTACAATGAGCATTCTTGAGTCGGCGAAATCCGAGTACCTAAGTGAAAGTTTTGATTTTAAAAATTACCGGAAGCTTATCCTAGATGCCGGTGCGGAGATTATGAAAATAAAGGAAGGTGATTGATATGATTACCTACAGAGATTTTCAGGCAATGCACAATAATATTAGTGTACCGGGGAGGGCGAGGAAGTAGCAAAGTGATGTAATCATGGATGCTACGTTTACATAGGATGTTTAGTATTAGGTAGGATATTTCTTCGATTACTACCATACTGCGCCGTAGAATAGACTTCGTCTTGAAGGATTTAATCCGGAAGAGGATACAAATCCAACACCTATAGATGTGAAATTTATTGCACACTCGAAAAAAACATTTTAGAAAGACGAGGTAACTATGCATATTCAGTTTAGACCTGGTCATGAGTGCGAGGTTGATTATTACGAAGAAGTGTTTGGTAAGCGGTATAGAGCCAGATATCCAGTTGGTCTTTATGTTTGGCTAAAGGGAGAAGATGACATATACCGCAGATGGTTAGTGGTTGCTACAGCCGACCGGGATGAAAATATGTTTCCGACTTGGGAGGTGCTTCGTTGCGATGAAGTGTTCCGCTGGATTAAAGATGGGAAATATTATGAGTTCCCGGGGGTTAGCAGAAGCCAGAATTCGTACAATAAAAATTGTTGCCTTATAAGGAAACTTATAAGTGAAAATCGGGCAAAATCGGTGAAACTCTCCTGTAGACAACGCCGAGATAACTTCGCGAATAGCGAAAGGTCGCGAAGTATTGTAACGCATAGGAATTGAATAAATATAATATTCCCACGAGTGTCCGACTCCTAAGTCGATTAATGATATGGAGAAAACATATGCTGATCTTACCGGCGACGGTAAGAAATAAGGATAAAAAGCCTTATGATAACATAATGAGCGGATTGTGGACTGACTACAAGGTGACGCAAGTAGAAGACTAGACTCAGTTTTGTCTTCCATTAAATCGAGACACGGAACACCTATATTACAATACGTTTTTAGTGATAGATGCCAATGTGCTAACTGAGCCTAGAGTTTTTTAGATTAGTAAGGTCAATCGCAGTAATTCCAAAGGAATTGCGATTTTTACTTGTGCGCAAGATCTTGCTAATCAACATACACTTAAGGCTGATTATGATGTTGATGGTAATGTAATTGCTTGGTGGGCGGATTGGAAAGCTAGTGAAGTAGAGCCGACTCCGGCAATTCCTGTAGATGATATTACTCCTTCTCCCACTACCACCGCTACAATTACATGCTCCGGTAAACAGCAGATTCGTATAGGCGGCTCTGCTAAAACATTCACTGTGGTATTTGCCGACAAAGACGGTATGCCGGTAGATGCACTTCCAGGTACTTGGGATTTTTCTATAGATGGGAATTCCGTTCCGCAAGAATTGCTGACGTTATCTGCAACAGATAATCATGTTAAGGTTAAGTTCTTGGGAGACGATTCGTATATCGGCAAAATACTTACTGTAACCTATAAAGTTGATGGCGAAGATATAATCGCTTCGCTGCCAATTGAAATCATTGCGTTGTAAGGAGGTATGAGTTATGGAATTAACAACTGAACAACTTCAGGAACTTCGTGCCTATAAATCTACAATGGATGATAACAATATACGTTTTAAAGAAATTATTAAAAAAACTCTCATAGATGATCCTTTGATTATTTATTTATTAAACAACAAGGAACTTGAGGATGAGAATGCAGACCCAAGCGATTATTTAGATGTTAATATACTTCCGTACTATATGATTCATCCTACTCAGCACAATGTTTAGAATTTTATTTGTTATGAGGTGCAATTTAAAGAAACGCCTAGATATAATGACAGCCTTATGTATGTAGATATTATTTTCTATATACTTTGTGAAGAAAAGAACGGTACTGAAAAACTTACCGGTATTGCTCGCCACGATTTAATTGCTGCCAGAATAAAACATTTATTTAATTGGACAAATAAATTTGGAACACAATGTCATGTGCTATCAGATTTACCGTCTGTCACGGATAATGACTATGCTACTCGCACTATAACATTCGAAATGGTTATGGGCAAAGATATTGTTAAAACCAAAGATAATGTTTCGCGCGTGGTAAATAAAATAGGTGGTTAATATGGGCGAGTTTAAATTCAATCCTCTAAAGATGTACTTTGGACTACCGTATGAAGTCGGTAATGGCATGACACTGCATATCCCAACAATTGGAGATATTCTCTATTTGCCGGATGCTGACATTACGTTTTACGGCTCATTAAACATATGGGTTAGTAATCCTACAACATACCGACTCCAACTCTGGAAAGCCGGGGTTGATTGGAATAAAATAACAGATTACTAGCTGTTCCTTATGCTATATAAGGGTCAAACTCCTGAGGTTACAAAATTATTGTTTGGTGACATAGACTGGGAGAAATTCGACTTATATGCCAAAAATGTTTAGCAAGCGGATGAAGATGGCAATCTGGTTGATTCATAGGTAGTAACGCTTTATGATGCCGCGGATGATATAGAAATTAGTGAAGAGGATTATACTACAATTTCAGAGTATTATCGCACTGCTTTCAACATTCATCCAAAGGTTGAAAAGGCCAAAGGTAAAGCGACAAAGGAGGCAATCATTTGGGAAGATGAGCAGAATTTGGCTCGTCAAAAAAAAGATGGGGATGCTCCTACTTCCGCGTTGTTGCCGTTAGTTTCTGCATGCATTAATCACCCAGGGTTTAAGTACAACCTTGAGCAGCTTAAGGATATTAACTATGTTGTGTTTATGGATTCTGTGCAACGTTTGCAAATCTATGAAAATACACGGGCATTGTTAGCCGGCAGTATGAGCGGATTTGCTGATATGTCTAAAGTTCCGAAGGAATCATTTAATTTTATGAGAGATTTAAATAGTGACAATAAATAATTTGGTATAACCCGAAATAATCGGTTAATACAATAAAATGATAAAATATATTATGAAAGGAGAAATGTATTATGGCATTCAAGCTCGATGATCTTATTATTGACCGTATCTAGGTCGCAACTGCTGAAGACTTTGACGGCAACGTTCTCTATACACTCACCCAGCTTTAGGAAGCTACTCTTAATATTTCCGCAGAATCTAATGATGTTACCGATAAAGACGGCAACCTCGTGAAACGTTTCTGGAGAGCAAAAACCGGTGAGTTTACAGCAACTAACGCTTTTATTAACCTTAATATTCTCGGATCTGAAGCTGGTTCTGGAAAGGTTGAAGCTAGTGCAAACCATAAGATTACCGCACCGGGAATCACAATTGCTAAGGCATCTGATGGCCCGACCGTTACACTTAAGTATGTAACCGGTACGCCGAAGGTGTATGGTATGGAAAACAACGGTACTCTCGGTATTGCATTCCAGACCGGCGGTAGTGCTACTGCTTCCACATTTACTTATGATGATGGAACCGGTGTACTTACTCTTCCGCTTAGCAACGATTATACTCAGTATCTGATTCGTTATGACCGTGAACTTGATGGCACCGCTGCAACGGCTGGTGCTGTTGAGATGATTAATAAAGCTGATAAGTTCCCGGGGACTATCCGTCTTATCCTTAAGGTTCTTTGTGTCGATCCTTGTTCCGCAGACACACTCCGCGCAGCATATATCGACATTCCGTCCTTCTAGGTATCGCCGGAAAGCGAAGTGTCACTGAGTTCCGACAATCAGACTATCGACTTTAATGGACAGCTTCAGGTTTCTTATTGCGACGCTGATAAGAGACTCTATAGCATCTATGTTGTTGAAGATGACGAGGAAGACGAATAATTTATTATCGTTTAACTATCAAGAGCCGTCGGGGTCAAATCCGGCGGTTTTATTTAAAAATAAATAGGTTGGTTTTGCAACCCAACTGACAAGAGCGGGAAACTCCTATCCCGCTCTTTTATTTTGTCTAAATTTAGGAGATTCATTATAAGGAGAAATGAAAATGGGAAAGAAAGAAAAATATTATTTTGATAAATGGTGTAACGATCATTCTAGATTCGATTTATTAAATAGGTGGGATTATGAAAAGAATGCTTTTAGTCCAGGCGAATTATCAATGGGTTCTGAAAAAGATGTTTGGTTAAAATGTCCAAGGGGTATTCATGAAAGTGAATCACATAAAATATATCCACTTGGGAGGTTAAATGGAGAACATCAAGAACTGGCATGTAGAGCATGTTCTAGTTTTGCCCAACATGTTATAGATAAATATGGCATTGATTATTTAGAAAAAATTTGGAACGAAGACAATGGTTTCACCCCATGGGATATTAGCTTTAGGTCTAAGATTGATATTAAAATAAATGATTTGGATAATGGTGGAGTAAAAACAATTGTTCCAGAAAGATTTTTTAGGCCAAAAGGTAAATGGATTCCGAACGATGCCGCTGTAAAAAAAGAAAAATCTTTAGGAGTCATATACCCAGACAGCATTCTTTATTGGTCAAATAAAAATGAAATGACTCCATATGATTATTATTGTAATTCAAATAAAAAAGTGTATTGGAAATGCAATAATGGGAAACATGATGATTACTTAAGAGAAATTGCTCAGTCTAAAATTAAACATTTTGAATGTCCTGAGTGTGCCAGATTAGGGATTGGTCTTATTGACTTAGTAGGAAAACAATATGGGGAATTAACCGTAACGGCTTTTGATAAATCCGTTGACGGAGTACCGTATTGGTTTTGTCATTGTTCATGTGGAAACGATGTAAGTATCAGAGGTAGTGTTTTACGAAAAGGTGACGCCAAAACCTGTGGCGGTGGCTGGCATTATACCGGAGAAAATAATCCCAACTGGAAAGGCGGAGAAAAAACACTAAATCAAAGGATTAGAAGTAGTAAACCGTATAAACATTGGAGAGATTCAATTATTAAAAAATATGGATCCGTTTGTTATATTACCAATACAGTTACAGATAATCTGGAATTACATCATATATATCCCATGTCAACATATCCAGAATATATGTTTGAAGAGTGGAACACCATTATATTGGATAAAAAATATCATAATATGTTTATATATGGTTCGTTTCATCATAAGTATGGAGCAAAAAACAATACCCCAGAGCAACTTCAGGAGTATATAAATGAGATAAGAAAGAAACACGGTATTGATAAACCGTTTGACATATATAGTTATATTGACGTTATGAAATTAAATACTATAGATACAGATATCGAAAAACCTATTATTAATTTTTAAGGAGGAAAAGAATAATGGCTAAAAAGAAATTTGAACGAAGCTGCAGTATTTGCTCAAGCAAGTATCAGTTCTGCCCTAATTGTTCAGATTTTGATAAGCTTCCTCGCTGGATGGACGCTTATTGTTCTGAGAGATGCAAGGAAATATACAACATTACTGCGGGCTTTTTAAATCATTGGCTTGAACCAGAGGTTGAAGCGGCTAGACTTAGTGAACTTACGCTTGATAAAGAGTATATTGAAAAACTTCCGGATTGGATAAAAGATGCAATTAATCAGCTTCAGCAGATTGATACTACTAATGCTAAAGCAATTATGTCGGCATTAAAGAACGAATCGCCGGAAGTTAAACTGGCTGCTGAGGAAGTAAAGCATGAAGAACCGGAGAAAACCTCAGAAGACAATACAATTGTCAATGAAGATAAACCTCTGAATGATAATAGAAATAAGAATTATCAGAATAAAAAGATTAAGCCAAAATTTGCGGCAAAATAAATTAGTGAATGTGATTATAAAATACGGAGTGAACCGGCATGACCGGATCACATATTAGGGGACGACTACACATTCATTTTGTGGCTGTCCCCTTTTTTTACGATTTTTTCAAGGAAGGAATTAAAAGGAATGAGAGATATTAATGATATACATTCAGAAATAACGGGAAAAGATTATTATCCATAGGACGGTGTTCGAATAGTCAATGTGAAGCAAGCTACTTTATATTTAAAACACGGATGTGAACTTCTTGATTTATATATTAGCGTAGATTTTAACACGGGGGATCCAATATTATGTTTTATTTTCAATCGAGAACAAAGTAAAAAGTATTTTGACCTTTGGTGTAAACATGAACTTACGTAAGGAGAATATTATGCGAGAAGTATATTTAGATAATGCAGCTACAACAAAACCATATCCTGGAGTGATTGAACAGATGCTTAATGCGTATTCCAAAGTTTATGGGAATCCATCTTCTACTCATAGGGCTGGGATTGTGGCGAGGAATTTAATTGATGTTTCGCGAACTGACCTAGCTACAACGATTAATTGTATGCCGGAAGAAATATATTTTACATCCGGTGGGACCGAGAGTGATAATTGGGTATTAAATATATTAGAGCCAGGAGATCATTTAATAACTAGCGTAATAGAGCATCATGCTATTTTAAATAAGTGCTGGGCACTTGAGAAAAAAGGTGTTAAAGTAACATATGTAGGAGTTGATAAGTTCGGGGCTATTAATCCGCAAGATGTAGCCAATGCCGTAACTCCTAATACAAAGCTAATATCTATAATGACCGCCAATAATGAAATTGGGACAATTCAGCCTATTGAAGAAATTGGCAGAATTGCTCGTAAAAATAATATAATCTTTCACACTGATGCTGTTCAAGCATACGGTCATATTCCCATTGATGTAAACAAACTACATATTGATATGATGAGTGTAAGTGCTCATAAAACTCATGGTCCTAAGGGGATTGGGTTTTTATATGTGCGGAACGGAATAGATATACCGCCGCTTATTTATGGTGGTGGTCAAGAGTCTGGAAAGCGTTCAGGAACAGAAAATGTATTGGCGATTGCTGGATTTGGTTGCATTTCTGACGCTATAAACAATTTAGAGAATAGTAGAGATATCGCACATATCCTTTATTTACGCAATTATCTTTACTCAAAATTAATAAGTGAATTTGATAACGTAACCATCAATGGTGATATTGGCAATCGGCTACCTGGAAATTTGAACGTATGTTTTAAAGGATGTCGCGGAGAGCAAATATTAAGAATGCTAGACATGAGCGGAATTTATGTTTCTACCGGGTCTGCATGTAATTCTGACTCTAATGAGCCGTCATATGTGCTGAAAGCGATTGGTTTATCTGATGATGATGCGAACGCTTCTATTCGATTTTCACTAGATTACGAAACAACACAATCAGACATTGACTATGTTATTGATAATTTAAAACTAATAAATGCTAAAGGAGTTAAAAGGAAATAAATATTATGAGAAAACAATTGGAAAAAACTATAAATAAATATGTAATAGCCTCTATTGACGCAGAGGGTAAAACTGTATATCTACGTTCATTGCACGACCATAAGTGGGAAATTGTAACTAATATTGAACTGGCTACTAAAACATATGATCGAGATATTGCAATTACTGTTCTTAGAAACTATATGGAAGACTTTCAAACAAATACTGAGTTTGTGGTTATACCATTAACCATAGAATATTACTTGGTTGATGAAAGCTAAATTTTAAAGAAGGGAGTGATCTGTTATAGGACGTAAAACAGTGTATAACAATATAACAACGCCGGAATTAATCGAACAGATTCTTCCGGAGAATAAGCAGCTAGGTGACGACTTTATAGAATATCTTCAATCTATAGATAGATCACCTAATACTATTGAACAGTATAAAAGTGATTTAAAAATATTTTGGGTGTGGAATTTAGAATATAACAACAATAAACCATTTATCAAAATAACAAAACGAGAATTTGCAAAGTTTCAGAATCATTGTCTTAACAACTGGGGATGGAGTTCCAACAGAATTCGCCGGGTAAAATCTGTCATTTCTTCAATGAGTAATTTCATAGAAAACATTCTTGATGAGGAAGAAGAATTCGAAGGTTATCGAGCAATTATTAGAAAAATCGAATCTCCAGTCAAAGAGGCAGTTCGTGAAAAAACAGTATTTGAACCGGAAGAAATACAACTATTACTCTCCCATCTTGTTGAACAAGAGAAATATATGCAAGCTTGTATCCTTGCGCTAGCAATGTATTCCGGAAGACGGAAAGCTGAGTTGCCAAGGTTTAAAGTGTCATATTTTGACGAGGAAAATGTATTTCTCGGCTCATTGTATAAAACGCCTGAAAAGGTTAAAACTAAAGGTCGTGGTTCTCGCGGTAAGATGTTGGAATTATATGTGTTGAAAAAGGAATTCGATCCTTATTTAAAATTATGGCTTGATTATAGAAAAGAAAATGGAATTGTTAGTGAGTGGCTATTTCCATCCGCAAATAATCCAGACGAACCGATTAAGCCGGAAAGCCTCGACAATTGGGTGGACACGTATAGCAGATTTTTAGGAAAACCCTTCTACTGGCACAGCCTCCGGCATATGTATTGCACTACGTTATTAAAGAAAAATTTACCGTCTTCTGTTGTGCAAGAAATAATCGGCTGGGAAAGTGCAGATATGGTTAATTTATATAATGACGCAACTATTGAGGATACGCTCTCTCAGTATTTTGACGAGAACGGAATTAAAGACGTCAAACAGAGTTCTTTATCGGATATGTGAGGTGTTATGATGAAAAGTTATAAAAATATCAAAGAGTTTGTTGAGAAATTCATAGATATCACCGATCGACTTGCACATTTAGATGATATTAGTCCAGAAGAGGATCATTTTATTTATTACTGGGAAGCAAATCTTGCGATGGCAATAATCAGAGATCTTGATAATAAAGGATGCGTAAGAGATATTGCAAAGATAATGCTTGCTGCTGCCGGTGAATAAGAATGAATAGATAGGTGATAATTATAAATGGAATACAAAATAATAATAGACCAATAGTTGGTTGATGAATATAACAAATATTATTTCAAAAAATATCCTCGTGCTAGAAAACCGGCAATAGACAAACCGCGTCATCCGCTTCTTAACATCTGGATGATATTACCACGGGTACAAATGAATAATATAAAACAGAAATGGAAATTTTTCACTATATGGATGTGTAAGAAATTAGGTTATTCCGGTTTAATGTTGGATAAATTCACTGTGGATGTGATAACGTATATGCCGACTCGCCGGAGATCGGATTGCGACAACACGGTACCAAAGTTCATATTAGATGGACTTACCGAAGCAGGATTTATTGTGGACGATGATTATAAACACCTTGCTTCTCTCACGCTACGTATGGGATATGACAAAGAAAATCCGCGCACGGAAATAACGGTAACTACTATAGATAATTGATTATTAATCGAGGTGATTTAATGGGGTATATTTATTTTAATCCTAATCCAGCCGGAAAAATGGTTGGTGATTGTGTTATTAGAGCTATCTCGCGAATTGAAGGAAAAGGATGGAATGATATTTTTATCGAACTTATGGCTGAGGCTTATAAGTTATCTGATATGCCCTCTTCTAATTATGTATGGGGTTCATATTTAAAATCAAAAGGATATACAAGGTAGAATCTCCCAGACACATGCCCGGATTGTTATACGTTGAGACAGTTCGCATAGGAACATTCTGACGGACATTATATTGTAGCTACCGGAACTCATGCCGTTGCGGTAGACATGGGCAGCATATACGATAGCTGGGATAGTTCCGACGAAATTGTAACATATTATTGGTAGAAGGAGGAATAATCTATGGATGCTTTTAATGGATTTTAGAATGGTTATCAGTAGAATAATTATCAATAGCCTTACCCTCAGAGGAATTGGCAACAGTATTATCAAGTTCCGCAGACAATGACTAATCCGGTTTATCAACAGCAGCCGCAGATCGGAAACATGATATGGGTTAAAGGCAGAACCGCTGCCGACGGATATAATAATCTGTAGCCCGGAATTCCTGTGGCTTTGTGGGACGAGGATGAAAAAGTTGTTTATATCAAATACATAGATCAAATGGGGAAACCACAGATTACTGTATTGGATTACACTGAAAGAGGCGTTGACAATTCTGAAAAAGACGTAGAAACTCCGGAGTATGTGACAAAGCAATAGCTGGATGATATTACTACACAGCTCTCTTCTATCACTAAACAATTGGAATCTTTTTAGGATTTTGTTACCAAAGATTAGTTGACCTAGGTGAATAATCAGCTTAGTAATCTTGACAAGTAGGTTACCGGTATTGAAGATAGAATAACCAGTTTTGGTAAACCATAGAATAATTCCAATTCTAATTCTAATTATAGGAAGGGGAATAAATAATGGCTAATAGTTTATTTAATAGATTTGGTGGATATATGCCGAGTCGTCAGCCTTAGAATAATTCCGGTAATATATTAAATCAGTTTGCTTAGGTGAGCAGAAATCCGGGAGTTATTTTAGATATAATGTTGAATAATGGTAAAATCAACCGGCAACAGTACAATGATTTACAACAGTTTCGGAATAATCCGGAGATGATTTGTAAATATTTGATGAATAATGGAAGGGCGAATGAACTAAATTATGCCCAGCAGATTGCTACAAACATGTAGCAACAGTAACTTGATAATTGGAATACAAAGCATTAATTATATATATTCTTTAAAACGTTATATAAAATTACCAATATGTGGCAAGGCTTAATTGTTTCTTAATGATATTATGTTTGGGTTAAAAGGATTAAATGGATGGAGTATTTTAATATTACAACTAATTAATAATTTTATCCAAAGGAGGAATGCTACAATGCTCAATGGTGAAGGATTCAGCGCTGCAGATCTCGCAGCAGTAGTTGGAAACAACAATGATGGTTTTGGTGGAAATAATAACGGTGCTTGGTGGTTACTGATTCTTCTTCTCTTTGCTAATAACGGCTGGGGAAATGGATTTGGAAATAACGGCTGTGCGTCCGGCGGATACGCAACATAGGAACAGCTTCAGACCGGATTTGACCAGATGGCTGTTATGAATAGTCTGAATGGTCTTACTTCTGCCGTCACTACCGGTTTCGGTAATGCGGAAATTTCTCGTGCAAATACCCTTGCAAGTATTACAAATCAGATGAACACTATCGCTATGAATCAGTAGCAGTGTTGTTGCAATAATTAGTTGGCCGTAGCCAATCTCGGTGCTCAGATTGCATCCGAAGCATGCGCAGATCGTCAGTCTGTAAATGACGGAGTTCGTGACATTATGGCAATGAACACTGCTAATACTAACGCACTTCTTAATACCATTAATGGTGGAATCCAGTCCATTCAGGACAAACTTTGCCAGCAAGAAATTGAAGCACTCAAAACACAGAACGCAAATCTCCAGACTCAGCTCAATCTCGCTAATCTTAAAGGTTCGCAGGATGCGCAGACAGCGGCTATTCTTGCTAACAATGAAGCGCAGACGGCAGCACTTGAAAGATACCTTGCTCCCTCACCCATCCCCGCATACGTAGTTCCTCAGCCGTTTGGCTGTAATTGTGGGAATAACTACGGATGTGGATGCGGTAACTAATTAATAATTAATTGTTTAGTTGTAAGGGGGAATTATTTATGGCTGAGTATAGTGCAGCTCTCCAGTAGACTGTAAATCCTGGAGAAACAATTATCTTTACAGAAGCGCCCGTTCCTTGTACTCGCGGATTAGTACGACATAGGGATGATACGGGAAGTTTTCTTTTAAGTGGATATATCCCTAATAGTTGGCGCGGATGTTGTTGCAACAGAGCAAATGCGGCAAATTATTTAGTTGATTTTGGATGTAATATTGCCGTACCTACAGGCGGAACTCCTGGGCAAATATCCGTTGCAATTCAAATTGATGGATCTACTATAGCTTCTTCAATAATGTCGGCAACCCCGGCAGCCGTAGAAGAATTTTTTAATATATCTAGAGCAGTTAATGTACCTGTATGGCGAGGATGCTGCGAAACGGTATCGGTTAAAAATATTAGTGATCAGCCTATTTTAGTGTAGAACGCTAATATTATTTTTTCTCGCCCGGATTTGAATGTTACGCGATGAGGAGGGAAGGTAATGTAGGAATTTGATAATATCAAAGATATGATTTATTGCGAGATTGACGAGATTTCTCGTCAAGGAAAACTCGACATGAATACGGTAAAAATTCTCGGAGAACTTGTAGATATTCTGAAAGATTGTGGCACAATCGAGATGTTCGAAGAGAATGGATATACGGCACCGGATGATGATTATTCTTTGGCAAGCGGATATAACCGTAATGGCGGCGGTTATTCTCAGAGAAGACCAATGTATTATTATAACAACGGTGGAAACAGCTATCGCGGCGGTAGAAACGGCGGTTATCGAGGCGGAAATTACCGTCCCGGTTATAGCAGAGGCGATGCCAAAGAACATATGGTTCAGAAATTAGAGAATTTAATGAATGAGGCGCAGGACGAAAAAGACAGATACGCTATAGAATAGCTTATCGGACAGATTGAAAATAATCAGTAAAAATGAATATTAATTAAGAAAACATAATATCGATGGTTTGCCACAATTATAATTATAGAATTGTATAATACGGTGCTTTGTATTTTGATTATATAGGGGTTAGAGAAAATGTTATTTTTTCTCTAACCCCATTTTTTGATATGAAAATTATTTGTAATGATAAATTACGAGTTTATATAGATTGGATTATAAGGAGAAAGATTATGAAATTTGATGAATTTATGGAATTATATGATAATTTTGAAGAAACAGACAAACGTCTTATATTTATTAAAGAACATATTGTAAAATCTTATATCCCTCTTGAGGAGAAAGATGTTCGATCTCAGATAATTATTAATAATTCTTATTATGATGAGAATGGGAATTTTAAAGTTAATTCTACCGCAAAACATATGTTTACATTTTTAAGTATTGTAGATATGTATACGGATATTGATATTAATTTTAAGGATGGGCTTAATGAATATAATAAATTAGACGCATCTATGGCGCTTGATGATATTGTGTCTATGATTGATGAAAAAGATTTAAATGAGTTCAAAATTATTCTTAATATGAAGTGTAACGATGTGATAACAAACGAATATGAGTCGCATAGTTTTATTAAGAAACAAGTAGAACGATTTGGGGAATTAATCGGAGCTACACTATATCCTATTTTTGAAAAAATAGATTTAGATAAATTGAATGCAATATTAGATAACACGTTTAATTGATAATAACATGAGCGGTATAATTATATACCGTTAAGGTAGGTGTGCAATTTATGAATAAAAATATTATACCGGATTAGATAATAAAACTTGCGCTCGAAGAATAGGTAAACAAAATAAAAGAAGAAATCCCTGCTGCTATTGGCGGTGCTGTGGCAGAATGGTACGGTTCTGGTGGCCCAGGTAGTTATGATCGTGTTTTTGGTTTTGATAGTTTTGCAGAAGTAGAGCCGGAAGAAAGATGGCACGGGATAGAAGGATGTGATTTGGTATATACTTTTACTTCTGGAACGGTGGGAGTAAATTCTTGGGAGGCACCATGGGGTACAACTTACTCAGGGGATTCTGGACATGCGTTTGATAAAGCCGTTAATTATGGTGTTCATGGGGGACCGAGACCTAATGGTGCTGGTGGATGGTCATTTGCAAATGTACCAACATCCACGCCTATTAGTGATTTAATTGTTGAATATATAAATGGAATTTTATAAGGGGGTGAGTAATAATGAAAGAAACCGAAACCGTGATTGTGCCGTTGAAAGTTGAAGTTGATGATAGTGGCACTAAAAAAATAGATGAATTGGAAAGAAGAGCTAAAAAACCAATTAAATTTAATGCAGATATAGATATATCAAAAATATTAGACTCAATTAAAGATATTGAATCCGCAATTAAAAATGTGACAAAGATGTATAAAGGACAGAACGGTGAAGATTTATTTGGTTTAAACGTTGCGGGGATGGATGAGCTTAGTAATTCTCTTCGAGAAGTATAGAGCAATTTAGAAAACGTTGGGAAAACCGTTAATCAAATAGCTGGGAAAACGACTGTTAGACCAGAGGAAGTAATCGGTTTTGATATTGATAATATAAATCAACAAATTAAAAATGCTAACTAGGCAAAAAATAATTTTAGAAAAATACAAAGAGATTTACTCGATTCTAATAGTCAAGGGTATAAAAAGATAAAATAGCTTGCTACATCAAATGTTCGATTGGACGGGTTATTTTCTAAGGAAAATGCAAGTGATTTACGTGGTTATATTGATAATTTATTTAAATATCTTGGTCAAGGCGGAGACTTGAGTTAGTTAATAGGGTTTGACGATAAAGATTTTTCTCAAATAATATTTGATATTACTAAAAAATTAAGAACTGCTTTAAACCCAGATAACAGAATAATTAAAGATTCCGGTATTTTTGAAAACTATAAAGACATATAGGCTAGACTGGTTGACGTTAGAAATAAAAATTTATAGAATCTTGGAAGAAATCCAGATGAAATAAATAAGGCCTAGGTTAAATCATTAAAATAGCAGCGAGCAGAACTTGAGAGGGAGTTAGAGGCATCCAAACAGATGGCTGATAGAGTTGAGGGTGAGACCGAATCCGGCGTAGCCGATTCTATTGGCAAAATTAAGAAAGCGTTTCAAGATGACGGAACGTTTTAGAAATTTCAAAATATTATAGATAAAGTTTCGTAGTCCTTGGAGGCTCTCGGAGAAGATGGTAATGGACTAACATTTAAAATTGATGAGCGACAGATAACTTCCGCAACAAACGCATTAAATGAACTTAAAAATGCACTTAATGATATTAAATAGGCTATTAATGATTTTGATTTTTCAAAAATAAAAGTGCCAAATATAGATGAAACAGAATAGGCTTTAAATGATACCGAGGAACATATAGAAAATATTAATAAAAAAAAAGAAAAGATGTCTTCAGAAATTCATGCTACGAGTGGCGATTCCACGTCTTGGAATACGGAAAACATTCAATAGTTGATTAATATACTAGAAAATTTAAATACGGAAATAACAAATATTAGTTCTGCATTTGGTCGAATAGATACCGACGCTGGAATAGAACCGTTAATTAGTTAGTTTTAGTCTTTGTTGTCCGTGGTTAATCAGGTATCTGATGCCATAGGTAGATTTGGAGAAGGCACTAACCAAAAAGCTAGAAATAATCAGAAATCTTTATTACAACTTAATAGAGAAATGTGGGATTTTTCGAGAACCACATCAAGAAAAGAACAATAGTTTAATGTGCATGTTAAAGACGATGTAGCGGACGCGGCAATTGAGGCAAATATAGAAACAGAATGGTTAAATTAGGCAGAAAGATATTAGGCGGCATATAAAAATATATTAGACGTCGTAAACAAATATAAATTATCATTAAAAGATGAAGGTATGCTTGGTGGAGATGTTAGTGACATATAGCTTTTAGCAAATATTATGGCATAGTCACCAAGAAGTTCCGGGTTTTTGGAAGCGTTCCCTAATGTTTAGGAGTTCGTTGAATAGTTTAATCCAGATAGAATTAAACTTTTACCTGACTCAAAGACCCAAATTAAACAAATAATGGCATTCATCTCTTCTATATAGAGAACCGCTGAAAGTGTCGGAAAAGGGGAAAACTTATTTTGGGATCAAATGTTGGAATTGAATTTTCCAGCAACGGATTTCAAATATATAAGTAAAAGAATTCGTGAAAAGGCCGAAATTACAAAGTCTCCTGAAGATAAACAGAAGTTAAAAGACCAGCTACTTGAAACGTTGAGTCAGACCAAAATAAAAGCCGATGATGAAATTGGGCAACCCGATTCCGTAAAAGAATACACACAACAAATCCAATTATTTACAGATGCAATAGGCAATTTGCATAGTGTATTGTCAAAGGGGCTTCTTCCGAAAGACGCAAAAGCGCCATCATTTCTTGAGCAACTTAATGAAACAATGCAAAAAGTTGCTGAGAACGCCGAAAAAATGGGGGAGGCTATATAGAATGCTTTTAGTTTAGGTGGTAATGATTCTATATTATCAAGTATTAATTGGGAAAGCATTACTAGTAATTTTGATGAGTTAAATAAATCTATTGCGACGTTCAAATCTACTATCTCTTCTATTGACTTCTCTTCTCTTTAGGAAGGCGCAAACGCAATAAAAACTGAGGGCGAGTCCGCCAAAGAGGCAATCCCATATAAAGAAGAATTCGCAAAAGTTAATAAAGAAAAGGTTGCTGAATCTGGGAAAGAAACGGCGGAAAAGATTGAAGAGGCGGCCGATGCTATAGATAATGAAAACCATAAAGCTGGAGATTCCGATGGAAGTCCGATTTCATCGGATACCGATATTAATTAGAATACTGTGAGATATGAATAGTTATATGGAATATTAACAAAGATAGCTACATTAAGATTTACAAGTAATTCTTCTCCGTCCGATTCGTTATCTAAAATTTTTAATACACAGTTCGATTAGATTAATGCTGGTGCGCAAAATACCGTTGATTTGGTAAATAAATTAATAAATCTTGGAGAAGGAGTTAATCAAGAAACTATCACAGTAAATAAATTATCTTTAAAACCTGGATAGGCTGGCGAATAGATTACAAAGACAATTGACGCTGCGCAAAAAATAAAATAGATTTAGAGTGATTTGTTAAATGTAACGGTAGGTCAAAACTTTGAAAGTTTATTAAAGTAGATTTGTGATATTTTTGGTGTTGAGATTCCATAGAACGCTGATATCGCTGGAAATTCAATTAACGATGCATTTGAAAAGTCGTCTAATGAAATTCGCGAAATGTTTAGTTCATTAAATTTGCCAGAAAATGAACTAGAAGTACTATAGAAAACATTAAGCGATAAATGGAGTATTGATAATTTTCAAAAATATGTTGATTTACTTAAAGAATTAAAAGATGGAGATATTTCTAAAATAATTGCAGATATGCAAGATGGAAATATAGATGAAAATTTTGTTTAGGACATAATTGGTCATAAACCATATCTTGACGATGCATTTAATAAAGATGATTATTATAAACATTTTGAATTTTCTCTTCAAGAATATCAAAAAAAGATGCGGCAAAATGAAACTCCAGTTTCACAAGGTGTCATCCCAGACGACAAACGTCTTACTTTCGGAAAAGATATCCGTTCCATAGAGGGATATTCCGATGCAAATCAAGATTTTGTAAATCAGTTAATAGCCGACGTTGCTACTGGGCAAAAAGAATATGATGCGGCAATGGACGAGTTTAAATCTCATATAGCTCAAAGATAGGAAGAACTTGTAACAGAACGTGAAAGAAATGGTCGTGTAAATGGTGAAATATTGAAATTCACAGAGGGAACAAAGCCTATTTTAGATGCTATGGGAATGGCGGAGGATGAACTTCCGGACGGATATGGTGCTTTCTTAGATCAAATAACCAAGGAGTCTATTAAAGGTGAAGAGGCTGTTAGAAAATTTGCTGAGTCGGTTGGATATGCTTTTGATGAAATATCTGGGGCCTGGAAGAAAATTTCACAAAATGGCGAGGATATTTTGCCGCATTAGAAATTTGAAAATATGACCAAGTTGGCCCCAAAAAGTTTGTAGTCTATAGTAGACGATTTGGAATTTGAGGTTACGGAAAAAGATCTTCCGTTTACAGATGCGATAGATCAATTTAATTCTAAAGCAAAAGAACTCGGATATACTTTTAATGAAATATCTAATATGTGGGATAAAAGTATGCCAAGTGAGTCGCCTATAGACGATATTATAATTGATGAACAAAACTTAGAAAAAGAAACGACTAGGGTAGCGTCTGCCATTCGTGATGAATTTGGTGTAAAGTCCACTAAAATATTTGGACAATTAAAAAATGAAGTTCGAAATCTTTTGGTTGAAACCGCGAACGGTGAAATACCAACTTATGATAATCTGTTTGATATTCTTTCTAGGGATAGCGGAGTAATTGAATCATAGGGTGATATGAAATTATGGAAACAAATTAGAAGTTTTGTATCATCTAATAAAATACGAATCTCTAAAGGTGACCGAGAAGAATTTGGTGATAACTGGAACAACATTCTTGGAACTATTGGTATTGGTACTTTATCAACTAAAAAAGGTTCAGATGCAATATCATTTTTGGAAGAGATAAATGAGTCTTTTGGACATATCTTTGATACTTCTACTAATACACAGGGTGCATTGTCATAGCTTTACGAATATTTATCCAATCCCCCATCTAGCAAAGATGATTTTCTAAGTTATATTAAAAAATCAGCTGATGATCAACAACATTTAAATGAATTATTATCTGAGTCTTCGGCAAAAATTACGAAAAACACAACCGATGGAACTAAACCGCTTCGGGACGCCACCAGGGAGATAACGAACGAAGGTGAAGCCGCCGAGGTTTCTGAAATAAAAAAGAAGAAATTTGAAGAAGCTAACCGAAAAGTTGCCGAGTCTGGCGAAGAAACCGCCGATGCCACAAAGAAAGCGACAAAAGGTCTTGATAATGAAGGTAAAGCTGCTAAGAGAAATTCAGATGCTATATCTGAGGTAACTCAGCAAGGTGATACTTCTGATGATCGAAAAGGTGTATATACTGGAGAAACAAAAGTTGATGGCGAAAGGACATCGTATACTAGAAGATTGGGCTATGGCGAAAAAGAAACTACCAGAATAATGCGCGACGAAGACGGTAATGAATTTGAATCCACTACTACTTCTACAAATTATAAAACACTCGAAGACCAAGTAATAAAAATTGCGAATAAAGTTTTTACTCTAGACCATGATATAAAAGTCGCCAGAGAGCAAGGAAAAAATACCGATGGATTAGAGACTCAGTTAGGGTTATATTATGATGTCTATAGTAGAATGAATGATGAATTGTATGGGTACTATAAAAGTGCGGGGTATTTGCCTGGTTCAGATTAGGTCAATGATTTTGAATCAAGAGTAATGGAGAGCAAAAAAATTCTTGATGCAAAATTTAAACAACAAGATGAAGAAAGAGAATTTAGACAAAATGAAAAGCGAAATAAGTCTATTGAAAATACTGACGCTCTTATAGCCAGACAAAGAGGAAACCTTAATAATATAAAGGCGAAATATGTCGATAATGCGGGAGTTGATTTGGCGGATTCGGATAAAACAGCTCTTAAAGAAATGTATGATAAAATATTTGCGGATTATTTTGACGCATATGCTGGGAAAGAAATGCCTAAGACTATTAAGGAAGAATTAGGCGTCGCAATTAATGAATATAAAAGAAAAGCACAACAATCTATAAAAGATTAGAAAGCAAACACTCAGTTTAACCCATATAGCATAACAGCTGCCAAAGATAAATTAGTTACTGATATACATAGTACTATGCGTAAGATGTAGAAGTCTAATGCAGATACTTTAGGATTAGAAAGTGAACTGCGTAATCTTGAAGATAATATCGGTTCCGATCTTAAATCTAAAGACCTAGAAGAATTTAATAATAAGTTAAGATCTATTCAGCAACGTTTTAAGGACGTAGATGCAGAATATAAAGAACAATTATCAGATGCTATGGCAATTGCTATGGGAGAATAGCAATACCAAAAAGCGCGTAACACCGAATATAATATGGGGCGTAAGCGTTATGAGGCATAGGGCAAAGCGCAACAAGACGAATTTGACCAAAATGTTAAAAACCAATATAAAGAAGCAATGCAAGCCATTCGTGAATACGGAGATGCCGTATCGGAACTTAATAAGCTTAAAGCTGATCAAGAAGCTGGCAAATTTGTTTCCAACGATTAGATGACGTTAGCGATAGAACGAGAAAAAAAAGCTACAGACAATCTTATACAATCAAACAAAACCTTGAATGAACTTCGAAAACAAGGAGCTATAACTGAGTAGCAATATATTGACGCTAATAAAGTTATGGCCACGGGAATAAAAAAGATTACCGATTCTGAAGCGAAGTTAGAAGGAGCTAAATAGAAGGCGAAAACTGATGATGTTGACGCAACTTATAAAGAACAAACGAAAATAATTGATGAGTTGTTTAAAGCACAAACAGAAATGAATAAACTCATTGCAAAATCAGAGACCGATCCTGAAATAAAAAAAACAAATGAATGGGCTGAAGCTGTGTAGCGATTAGAATAGGCACTTGAAAAAGCGGTCAACGTTAGGGAAAAACTTGGTCAAATTAAAGACGATATTACAGAAGATCAATATAACAAAGCCATTAATGATTTAGAAAAAGCTGAAAGTGGCGGTAGTGCAAAATCCAGAGATGCGATAAAAGCCGCGCAAGATAAAAAAGAAGCCGATGAGAATATGAAGGAGTATAATTAGCAAGTAAAAATTATTGAAGACGCGATTGAAGCCCGAAATTAGTTTAATAAAATGTTAACAGACTAGGCAAAAGGACAAGCTGTTTCCGGTGATCAAGAAAGGGCTATTGTTAAAGTATTGGAGGATGCGGGAAAAGCCGCGGATACGGCCAAACAAAAGATAATTGAAATGAGAAACGAGGCGAAAATCACGGAGGAGTAGGCGTCTTCGGCTTTAGATAAATATAATGTGTCAAAGGAAGGGTCTTAGAAATCCTAGGAGGATTTAACCAAGGCTATCGTTTAGCAAGAAGCTAAATTTACAAGCAAACAAATGGATAAGATACAGAAATACCATGACGCTGCTGAGCGAGCGTCCAATGCGTAGGATTTATATAACCTTGGAGAGATTAACGCCAATCAACTTCAACGAGCCGTAGATACTATGGAAAAACTTCGCTAGGGGGCGGAGGACGCATATGCTACGCTTAATAAACTAAATCAAGGTGGGACTTGGACAGTTCCCGATTCAATACTTGATGATTATAGACAAAAAATGGAAGATGTGGACGTTTTAAAATCAGGAATGTCTGCATTTAATGATAATGAGAATTATGAATTTGAAAATGTTGAGCGTGGATATCAAACACTTATTAAATACGCGGAACGCTATGCGCAAATAAAATAGAAGTAGTCGAATGGTCAGATGTTAGATTACTCGGAGTAGGCTTTTTTAAATAGATATAGTAACTTTTATGATGATGCGATTAAAAAAACCGGTCTTTTTGCTTTGGCATAGGGTGAGGCATCAGACTCATTAAAATAGCTAATGTAGCAATTCGATAGTGCTATGAGCAACGCATCTACGTCCGCATTTACTGATACTCTCGAAGAAATGGGCGAAGTACTCCAAAAATTAGGCAAAGGTAATTGGAACGAAGATGGAGTTAAGGTTTTACAAGATTTAAATGATGAATTTGAAAATTTGGTTAAAACATCTGAAGAATATGAAAAAGCTTCGCCTGATAGACGTAATCAAATTTAGGATTAGGTATTATCTTTTAGAGGTAGATTGAATGAAGCTGTTCAACGCGCAGGTGGTGGGTACTACTCTCTCGCCGATGAAAAAGACGCCGCCACACTTAAACGTCGTATGGAAGAATGGATGTACAAAAATTCTGCTGCTACCGAATACTTCCCACAAATTCAAAACCTTCAAGACGCAATAAATGGTGTGTCCGACGGTAATCTTAACGAAATCGCTGCTGCATTCGAGCGGATAAAAACCCAGGCGACAGAAGCCGGCGATGTCGGTAAATCATTTGGAGAGACCCTTAAAGGTTCGTTCAAGGGAATGGCGAGATATTTACTTACATACGCAGATTTGTATGAAGTGATCAATATTGCTAAACAAGGCGTTAATATCGTTAGAGAACTTGATACTGCTCTTACGGAAATGCGAAAAGTGTCTGATGAACCACTTAGTGTTCTTAAAGATTTCGCGCAACATGGAAGTTTTGAGGCTGCCGATCGTGTCGGAACAACATCTAAGCAAATCCAAGAAAGTACCGCTGACTGGTTAAGGCTTGGTGAATCATTTGAACAAGCACAAAAAAGTGCGGAGCAGTCAAGTATTTTGCTTAACATATCTGAATTTTAGGATATTAATGCGGCAACAGAATCTCTTGTTGCAATGAGCCAAGCGTATAAAGATCTTGACAAATCGGAAATCATCGACAAGTTAAATTATATAGGTAGATTTTGCCTAATAACATAGTAATATGTTAGGTTGTAGTAAATACAACTATAGATAGCTATATCGGTAGAAGCCCACAGAGGGTGATACCGAGGTAAGACGATGTCTATTTCGTTGTACCGTAACGACTGCGGGATATATATGGTAACATATGTATTGAAGCTATCCATCCTACTCTCCTATTTGGTGAGGGATGTAATATACAGTCTGAACTATGCGAATAAATGAAGGCATAGACATAGCCGGAAACGACTATGCGCCATTTATTAAATGGTCAGTAGGATAATAATTATCCGAAAGTAACAGCTTGAATAACTACGCAATCAGTACGTCAGAGTTAGCTGAGTCACTTCAGAAATCTGCTGGTACATTACAAGTTACAGGCGATTCATTTGACGAAGCTGTAGCTCTTACTACTGCTGCTAACGCCGTGCTTCAAGATCCTCTCACGGTTGGTCAATCCCTTAAGACAATCTCACTGAGATTGAGTGGAACATCTGTTGAGGATATGCAAGAAGCCGGCGAAGAAATCGATGGTTTAATTACTACACAATCGAAGCTGCGACAGACGATTCTTGACGCGACAAAAGTGCAATCAAACGGATATAAAGGTTTTGATATACTTAATGATGACGGTACTTACAAAACAACTTATGAGCGTATGCTCGGTATCGCCGAAGTATTTAAGGAAATCGGCGAGGAAGATAAGAAACTGGGCACCAATAGATAGTCGCTATTACTTGAAACGGTGGCAAACGGCTTGCCACAATATATAGAAATATATATAAAGAACATATCTAATTGCAGGTAATGCCTTAGAGCTTTATACCACAATAATAATGAAAATATATTATGATGGTTTTATAACATAAAGATTGGCTGTTCTTGCATCGAAGCACCTGTATGTATATTTTGTATTATACATTGGTGAACGTTCATCGACCAGATTATGAATAATCGTAGGGTACAAACTTATGGTACACCAAAAAGGTATGCCCCTAACAGATGATGCTGAGGGTGAAGAAATGGTCAGAACTTGCATGAAAGTGTAAGAGATTCGTTTATTACGAATCACATGGTGTTGTGAACCATGTTTAACATAATTGAGGTAAATTTTGCCTGAAAATATGGAAACATATTTATAGAACACATTTAAATGCGTTGAATGCCTAAAGCTTTATACTACAATAATTGAGAAATCAGATTATGAGAGGATAATAATTTAAAGATACGTGGCTAATTCGCATCCAAGTACCCTAACGTTATTTGTACACCATACAAACAGTTAAGTCGAGGGTAAAGGTTCAACGACCATCCCCGTGTTGGGATTCAGAAATACTAATGCTATTATACATATTAGTTATAAAATAAAGGTGGAAATCCTGAATATCTGAATCTTTAGGAGTAGAACACAATCGCAAATGGTGTTCGAAAAGGTGTGACCCAAACGTTAAGTCGTGGGTTAAAAAATGGTCTAGACTTACGCGAAAGTGTAAGAGTTATATTTTGACTGTATAAATTAACCAAAATATAATCACAAATTGTTGCGTAATTTGTGCAATATTCCGAAAACAAGGGCGGCTGCAGCATCCTCGCTGCTCAGTAACCCTGAACTCTTAAAGAGCGTCTATCAAGACTCCCTAATGAACTCACAAGGGTCGGCACAAAACGAACTTAATGCATAGTTAGATTCTGTAGAAGGGAAAATGGCATAGCTTCAAAATAGATTACAACAATTAGCAACAGTAACAATTGACAGCGAATGGCTTAAAGATATCATTGATCTCGGCACTTCCGCAGTTGAAGTGGTTACGCAATTAGTAGACGCATTCGGCGGACTTAGCGGAATTCTCGGAGCCGGAATCGGTGGATTCCTTCAGTTTACCGGAAACGGATTGTTCCGTAAAAACGGTATGGGAGACTGGGAATTTGGAAGAATTATAAAAGATTAGATGACAAAATTCACTAATGGTTACGATGCGTCTGGGAGTATTGCCACGGCTTTTAGAAGTATTTTTACGGCCAATTCTCAAAGAGGAAAAGATGCTATAAAGTATTTACAAACGCTAATCCCAACGGGTTCTTAGGACGTTTTATTTAAGGACGCGATTGGTTGGGATACGGTTTCTCCGCTAGGTGGATCATTAAAAAATGCTACAGAAGACGTCCGCGATTTACTTACTAATATGAGAGGATTAAACGTAGAAACTGCCAGTGTTACGGAAATGATATCAAAAATAGGAAAAAGTACTACACTTCTCGGTGGTGTTGGAGGGTTTTTAGGGAATGCCGTTACAAGCATTGCATCTTTTGCCGCCACAGCTGGGTTGTCTATGCTTGTTACTGGGGTTGTTTCTGGCTTATTTAATATAATTGATAATAAAATTCACGAAAGAGAAAATAAAATTAAAAAGGGAGAAGAGGCTCTTACTGAGTCTAGAGAGATAAGGGAACAAACAGACAATATTAATAAAGTTGGTACGAAAGCAAAAGATAGATATAATGAGCTCCGTAGTGGAGTTTATATGAATGGGAATCAAATTAAAAATCTTTCTCTTTCCACTGATGACTATGAGGAATTTTTAGCCATTAATCAATAGCTTGCCGATACATTTCCGTCCTTAAAAACCGGTGTAACGGATAGTGGGCAATCGTTAGTTGATTTAGGTAAGAATGCTTAGCAAGCTACGGATAGTTTAAACGCTTTAATTGAAGCACAAAACAGAATGAACGCAAACGCATTAAAAGAAAGAATGCCGGATATTATTGGGAATATAGAAGAAACCAATAAAACTTTAGACGAGGAAATACAAGAACAATAGAATGCTATAGATACATATAAGCGGCTTTTAACTTAGGCTTAGTAGCCGATAGAAACCGGGAGACAGAGAGAAGGAAATATTTTTAATTTTAAAGGGCAAGAAGATGCGGAAAATGCCTTTATTTCTATGATGGAAGAAGCCGGTCTGGAATATTCAAAAATATATGATGTCACCGGCGTGATTGAGGTAAATAAAGATAATATTTCTAAGGTACAAGATGTTTATACTGCTTTTTAGAATGATTTAGCTGATAGAATAAACGCTACTTAGAGTACAGTAGATGCGTTAAATAAGAGTAAATAGAGTAATTGGATTTCAAAATTTTTACCTAATTTTATGGATATGTTAGAGACGGATCCAGCTTATTTACGTATGCCAGAGCAAATACAATCTGGAATCGAAACTATGTTAAATAGTATAGATTTTAATTATGACGCATTATTTGACTAGTTAGGTGGCGGAGATAATTTTGATGAAAAATTAAAAAATAGAATTATAGCCCCAATAGAAAGATCTTTGCAAAACGGTGACGTTGACACTATAGATATGCAAAAAATATTTGATTTTGATTTTGACAACGCTACAAATGAGGAAATGCGACAATAGATAAATGAAACTCTTAATGAAATTTTTCCGGGTGGAGAAGGTACAGAAGATTATAAAATAAAACAATGGATTCTTGTATCTCTTGGATATAAGTACGAAGACGAAGATGAAAATGGTAATACTCATTGGAATGCTACTGACACTCGGGCTGCTATATTCGAAAGACTTGGCGGCGAGGTAACTCAAGATGCTAATGGTAAAAATGTCTATAAACAAGGCAAAAGCAAGATATCTTGGGATGATATACAGAGTTTAACGCAAAAAGAACAAAGAATTGCCCAGACAGCGATGAACAATCAAAACTTTAATTTTGTTGGCAATACAATTGAATCCCTCAGAGAATATTTGAACCAGTTATCCTAGATTAAAGAAGAAGCTGGAACTGGTACTCTTGCGGATATTCTCAATGACGAAGATTTTTCAAAAAGTGCATCACAGTATGAATCTAATTTATCATCACTGAATAATGCACTAGAGTCTTACCGTGAAAACGGTAAACTTACAGCAGAAGAAATGAAAAATTTGCAAGATGCTATGCCAAGTATGGATGATTTTTCATTTGAAGGCATTAATAACGCTGCGGTTAAATAGTTATCGGAATATATCAAAGAGTTTAAAAAAGTATAGGCTGATAAAGGGCCTCTCACACCGGAAGCTGCAAGAGCATCACAGGCATATATTGATAATTTAATTGAATCTTATGACAACCTTTCTGTTTCTGCCGAAACAGCAAAAAACAGTTTAAAAGAAACGTTTTCATATACAGATTAGACAGGTTCTCATCTTAATGAATAGAAATATAATGATGTATTAACTGCTCTCTCATAGAACGGCGAAGAACTTAATTATAATGTTCTTTGGGAATTGACGCTTGATGGTACGATTACGGCAGAATCAACATTATAGCAAATTTTAGCTGAGTATAATCATAAAAAGATTGAATGGGATTTGATTATTAAAGACCGTGAAGCCGAAGCCGTTTTAGAGAAAAATGAACAAAAGCGAAACTTAATAAATGCAAGAAATGAGAACCGTCAAGCAAAAGGCGAACGTTTAACTGAGGAAGAACTTAATAATAGTGTCATGCCATTATATGAATCAGATATTTAGGCATATCACGATAAGGCTAATACCGCACTTGGAAGGATGAATAAAGCGGCTGATAGACGTGATTAGGTAGCATATGATAAAGCATTAGCTGATTATAGAGAGGCTCTGGCAAATATTTCAAGCACGGAAACAGAAATGATAGAAACCAGAAAAGAAAATGCGCAAACAGATTTAAATAATCTAAAAACGGATTATGCCACTTCCAAAGCTAACGGAGATTAGTTACAAAAAGAACGCACCGATATTGAAAACAGAGGAGAATATATTTCTCATAATCTTGCAAAGTTATAGGCGAATAATGCAAAAGAACAGATTGGAATTTAGGAATCTATTATGTCTGACGCCCTTGATCTTGCTCAAAGATATGGAAATCCAAAATCAGATATATATGATCTTGAGTAGTCAGCAAGCATGTACTAGGAAGCCTTAGATGCTGAAGAAGTTATATCCGGTCTCCAGAAATACACTTCCCCAATGTACAATGAAGCAGAATCTCATCTTAATGTATTACAAAATTAGATGACAAACATCCAAGACCAAGCTTCTGCAATTAATGATGAAATTACCGTAAACTAGGCGAAAGGTATCAAAGCTAACGAAAAAGAATACAAAAATCTTGCGACTTTATCCAGACAGCAAGCAAAGAATTTATCAGACCAAAACAGAGAATTGAGGAATCAACTTCCTGCGCTTAGAAATAACAAACAAGAATACCAAGATACACTTAATCAAATCCGCCAAAACGAATCATCCATGGTGCAAGCACTTGCTGACGCATATGGTTATGATGATCAGGCTCGTAATTTATTACTTACTCAAGCGCAAGACCTCTCTTCTGCTATCCAGTCCGCATTCTCAGAAATGGCTACTCCCACCGGTATAACTCCGGATACAATCAAAGCAATATCTACCGCATTCAGTGATTTAGGCTCTTCTGCTGATTTATCCAGTGTATTCTATAATACAACTGACGGTGTTAAAGCTAATGTTGTTGAGTTACAGCGTCTCGCGCAACAAGAGTATGAATTATCTAACAATGATTTAACAACAAAAATCAATCAAACTACCGAAGCACTTAATCGCATGGAAAATGCAAGCGGTGATATAAATACTGCTGGTATTAACAAGCTGAAACAAGACCTTGCAGATCTTCAGCAACAACAATCGCAAGTATTTGCCGCATACCAGTAGCTTATGGAGCAGTTCTCACAGCATGGTCAAATTGCACTTGCGGATCAAACCGTGAATCAAGGTGCAAATTATGACAAGGCAATGAATTATCTCAAAGAAGCAAAAGAAATGTGGGATAAAGGTCTGATTGGCACGGACGATTACAAAACTCGTGCCGCTTATTTTGACGAATGGGGCTTATCCGACCCGACGCGATTCAAACAGAACTATGATAAATTCTCTAAATATATGACCGATGATATCCAGGGCGTACATAAATTCATGATGGATTTACAGAGTGCCGGTATGGCTACTCTTGAAACTTATGAAGACGGTACCCAAGGTCTGGTAATGAACTTTACTGATTTAGCCAAGGCCGCCCATCAATTTGGAGCTGGCGAAGAATGGTTCCGTGACATGTTTGGCAAAGCCGAAGAATATGGCGGAATGGGTGCGTTCGTTTCCTCCATGGAAGACGCTCAACTTCAGACATAGAAATGGACTAATGAGCTTACCAATGCATAGCTTAAATATGCCGAAATGAAGCGTGAAGGCGCAAGCGCCGATGATTTGGCGATTCAGTAGGATGTCATTGATCAGTATCAAGGATAGCTGAATGCCGTACAGACAGCTACTCAAAATTTCTAGCGAGGACAAGCATAGGAATACGTAAGCAACCTTAAGAATCTCAAGAGTAGTATTGCAGACCTTAAATCATATTATGATGATGCAATGGAGCGCGGTGACGAAGCAAGCGCAAATCGTTTTCTCCGTGAGGCACAAGATTTAGCCGATGATTATGGAATTAAAGTAAATGCTGACTTCGAGGTTGATGAAGCATCTTATAATGCCGCTATGAAAGACCTCGAGGGTAAAATTGGTTCGTGGGAGTCTCCTCTTGGCGCTGAAGCATTTGGAATAGACCCACACACCGCTGAGTTCTCCGCATTTGAAGCAGGCAAAACTAAAATTCAGAACGCAAAAGATGCGGTTATGGAATATGCGGACGCTCTTAAAGGGATATCGTATGATGAACTCAAATAGATTAAGCTGGGAGATGGAGACTATAATGTTAAGGGACTCGAAGCTGCTGAGGATGCCCTTGAGGGTATTGCTAAAGAAGCAAACTTATCTTCTGCTTAGGGCGAATAGTTGGTGAACATCCTCGCCGCTTTAGGCGTAATTGATTTTGCCGGAGCAATCGACAGTATGAATCAATTTAGCGATAGTGCTACTGTTGCTACCGATAAGGTGGAGGCATTATTTAAAGGTACTCAATTTGAGGGAGCAACTCAATTTGATGCTGCGACAATGAGCGTGGACGAACTTTCGAATAAATTAGCTGAAATAGACTAGATGAAGGCTCAAATAAATGTTGAAGAAGAAGGCGGTCAAGAAGCACTCGCATAGCTTGAATAGCTTGAAGCAAAGACCCAGTAGGAGTATAACGTGCGAGTTGCAATAGAACAGTATCTTGAAGACGGAGGTTCATTAGAAGAATTATAGCAATCGATGAATGATGGAACTCTTGATGCCACTCTAAATATAGATACATCTGATGTTGAAACCGCCGAAGCAATGATAGATTCTCTCGACGGAAAAGAAATATCTATGCCCGTAAGATTAGATGAGGGTTCTCTCTAGGGGATTAATGAAGCTGTTAGTGCTGCGATTAATGGCGAGGAGTACACAAAGGAAGTTAAACTTGAAGCTACTGGTTAGGATGAAGTTCAAGCGGAGGCGGAGAAACCAGCGACAAAAAAAGTTACTATAGTTGAAGTAATTCAGAAAGCTAAAAACGCCGTGGGAGGCGCAATTAGTGCTGTTTCTAATTTTCTTAGTGGTGGCAATAAGTAGACATCCTCCACGTCAGCGTCACTTGATACCAATGCTGCTACCACTGCTCTTAATGCATTAAAAGCTGAAGCATCTAATATTCCAGTCAAATTAAATATTGATAGCGCTACCTCATAGATTGAATCGTTAAAAACTGCAATTGATGGTATCAGAGACACCGATCCAATTGATATTAAAGTTAATCCAGAAGAGGCGTTGGATTAGGTTGATTCGGTAAAAGAAGAAATAGATTCCATGAAACCGGAAATGAAAGTCGAAGCAAAAACAGACAAAGCGATTGCTTCCGCTAACAGAGCAAAGAGTACAATTGACGGAATGACTCCGACAATGCATGTAGAAGCTGCGACCGGAAATGCTATTCTTGCTGCTCGTTCTGCTGCAAATACTATTGAAGGATTAAATCCAATGATACATGTCGGTGCTGCAACCGGCAATGCATTGCTTGCTGCTCATGCCGCTGTGTCGAGAATCAATGCCATGACAGCAACAATCCATGTTAATACGGTCTAGTCAGGAGGCGGCGGGAAAACTAAATCTGGTGCTACCGGTACTGTTCAATCAGTTGCCAGAGCAACCGGAACTTTAAATAATATATCAAAGACATTTGCAAAAGGGACGATAACGGATAAAGGTATTCTGAAAGATGAAGAATATGATTCTCATGCAAAGGGAGATATTGCGCTAAAAGAAGATCAAACTGCTTTAGTAGGAGAAATTGGTCCGGAGGGATTAGTACGAGACGGTAAATTCAGTATTATTCCTGGCGGCGCTCATTTTATGCAGTTAAAATCCGGAGATATAATTTTCAACAATTCATAGCTTAGGGCAATACTCAGCGGTATGAACGGCGGAATTGGTAAAGTTATTGGTTCTGCCAGAGGTTATGCTTATGGGACAATTGACAGATTATCTAAATTAACGAATGCCTTTCCCGGAGGCGGTGGAACATTTACATGGACCGGCGGCGGTGGTGGACAATCCGGAGTTAGTGTTAGCGGAAATAACAACAACGTAAACGTTGGTAGCGGTACTCAAACAGCAAGCACCGGTGGCGGAAACGCAGGCACCGGCGGAGATGAAAAACCGCAAGAGGAAGATAAACCGCAGTTTTCATAGGAAATCTTTGATTATGTGGAAATTCGCCTTCAGTATTTCGCGGACAAAACAAAATATTTTGCCGATAAGATTACCGACTACGTAAATAAAGTAACTAAAGGAAAACTTCTCCGCAAAGAAATTACAGCTATTTAGGATGAAATTAAAGCTAACTCTCACGCCGCTACAACATATGCAAATTTCGCAGAGCAATTGGCAACTAATTACTCTTATGCCGATAAAGACGGAAATAAAAAGACTGCAAATATTTGGACTAAATTCAATAGAGAAAAATTATTGGCCGGAGAGTATAACCTTGATATTATTGATACAACTAATCCGGACGATGCCGCACTTGTTGAAGGCGCACGGGCTTACCTTGATTATATTAATAAAGCTCGTGAAGCAAATACTGCAATTCAAGAATTAGCAAATACAATGCGAGAACTACAAGACCAGATTATTCAGCTACCGACCGAAAAGCTTGAGCAGGCATTAGAGAAAGTTGAAAATAGAATTAATACTATCACCGGAATAACAAGTGCGATATCCAGCGGCAGATCCGGCATTGCGTCGGCACAACGAATGATAGATCTTGCAACGGGTGTCGCGGAGAAAAAGAAAGTCGAAAATAAATCCGCGACTGCGAGAAGCACCAGATGGAATACATATGAAACAAAAAAATCCGACTATGAAAAACGTCAATCGATGACCAAGACATCCATTAATAATATTAAGCAATTCATGAACAAGAACAATGTAAAGGCAAAGGATAAAAACTGGGTTCTTAAATTAATATCGCAGGGTAAACGTATTGAACATCAAAGTTGGATGGGTAATCATTTTAAAGATCTGGTAAATGATTATAATAATAAAATTGCCAAACAAGCTGCGGCAAAAGCGGCATAGAATAATGCAAGGTCTAATTGGGAAAGTGCTAAAAAGCAAAATGAGATTGATAAAAAGGCAGTGGCAACAGAACAACAGAGAATTTCTGATTAGGCAAAAGTTCTTATGGACGCGGATGCTTCGGCGGACTCAAAAGTGCCGACATTTAGAACCCAGAATAAATACCTAGAAGAAGAATTAAAACAAATGAAGAAATAGCTATAGGAACGATTAAAAGCATTACGAGAACAAGAAAGTGTCACCGATGAGTTCGAAGCACAACGTGCAAAACTTCAGAAAGCATAGACTGATAGGGCAAAGAGTATCAAGAGCGACAAAGCGTACCAAGCCGCAACAAAAGCCGAAAAAGCTATCATTGATGAAGCTATGAAAAAAGGGCAAAAGATAGACCCGACAAAAGTTTCTAATGCGTTGGCTCATGTAGCCGCATTGTGGAATAATAGTGTGGTATCATTAGAAAATGTTACTACTGCCCTCACTCAGGCAAAAGATCAAGAGTCCAAAATGAAAGAAGAACTCAATCAAGCTGCACTTGAAACAGCCGAACGAGAACAAAAGATTGCGCAAGAAAGATTTGAGAATATTAAAAACTGGTATGAAGCTACAATAGATTATATTGATGGGCTTAGAAGTATAACAACTCAAACTCGTAAATTGTGGTAGGAACGTGGATACGCCGGAAACACAGTTAACCGCGAAAAAGGTATGCTTAGAGGTGTTACTTTTAATACTTCTACAAAAAATAAGCCGGTTATGAAGATAAATAAAGGATCGGATGCTCAGCGAGTTGTAGATAGCTATGGCGAAGAGATTCAGCAAATAAAAGACATGCGCTCTGCATTATATAATCAGAGGCGAGCACTTACCGACGAATTAGCCAATGCAGTATCATCCGGTAGAATCATTGAAGGCAGCGAAGAATGGAAGAAAATGCAGACAGAAATTAACAATACGAGCAAAGAGATAGTCGATTTAGAGATAGATATCGGAGAAGTATAGGACGCACTTCGTGAGGACGTCTACTTCAAGGCAATTGATAATGTAATTAATCAGTTCGCAACGCTGCATAAAGCAACAGAGCAATTCAAGGGATTAATCAGCCCAGATATGATGTATACAACCGACGGTGTGTTTACTCAGCTTGGAATTGATAAATACGCCATGGATTTACGCGCTTATAAGGAAGCGCAAGACGAATATACTTATATAGCCGCCGCAATAAGATAGAATAATGATTTGTTTGGGTCTGATGAGTCATACAGCCTTGAAGAATATACGAAGCGTAAAAATGAACTCGAGGCGCAAGGCAGAGATGTATTGGCTACTTTAGCATCGCAAAGACAAACCATTATTAAGAACATAACCGACAGGTATCAAACAGAAATTACTTATATTAACAAGCTAATTGATGCCAGAAAGAACGAGTTGAATAAACGCAAAGAGCTTTATGATTATGATAAGAAACTACGAAAACAAAATAAAGATGTATAGCTTATCGAGCAGCAAATCCGCGCACTAAATGGCCTAACTGATGCCGAGAGTCGCGCTCAAAAGGCACGTCTCGAAGCACAACGTGCGGAAATGCAAGAAGAACTTGACGATACTGTAAAAGAACACATAGTCAATCTTCGAGTTGAAGGATTAACAGATCTTCAAACATAGCTTTAGGAGAACTTCGAAAAATATGTAAAAGATCTGGCTGTTAACCTCGACGATGCTATAGAACTTGTAAAAGACTCCGTAAACAATCTTTCTTCTCAGTTAGAAAATGTTGATAACTCATTCAATGCTTATATTAAATCATTCCATCCAGACGCTTATGCGGGGCAATTAGGAATGGAAGAAATTGATTAGGTAGCGGATGCTATCAATATTCAAACTGGGTGGACAAAAGGGAAGAATCTCGAGTACAATGAACTCAGAAGACCCGGCGGTATAACCAGTTATGTCCCTCATTATGACGATAATCTTTCCAAGGAAGAATATGCATACCAAAACAATATCCAGAATCAAGCTCAGAAAATCCGGGAAGATGTTGGGGATATCAGAGATATATTCCGAAAAGGGTTTGTGCTTAGAGAGGCCCCGGTAGAAGAGATACTTGAAGATGGGTACGCAAAAGGAACAAAGAACGCAAAACCGGGTTTGCATAGGATTAATGAAAATGGTTCAGAGGCAATAGTTACACGTCGCGGCGTAATGCTTATGCCATTAAAAGCCGGTGACGGAGTAATTCCTGCAGATCTTACGGCTAACCTTATGGAAATGGCAAAATCCGGTATGGTTCCGGTCCAAACACCGAATTTCCAAGTACCAGAGTACAATGTTAGTCATAATACCAATCAGAGTATTAATATACATTATGATAACTTAATAAAAATAGACGGTAATGCCGATCAATCCATTATTCCGCAGCTTGAAGAAATAGCAAAGGGATTGATGAGCAATGCCTCATTTAAAAAGAATATATATAACTATACTACAAAAGAAATGAGCAAAGATATGCGCAAGGCAGGACACTGATTAACCGAGAGGTCGTTATAATGACGGCCTCTCTTTTTATAAAGAAAGGAGGGGAAATATGGCCGGTTTTATTTATAATGGTAATTCAACTGCAACCATTTTGCCGTCATCGGAGCTGTTATTATGTTCCACGGAGAGCGGAGTTACAAATGTATAGGGTGTTACAAGGTCTCTTATTGGCGGAGAACCTACAATTAGTCGTCCGTTTGTAAATGAATATGGGACAATTGCCGAGCATCTTGAGTTTGTCTATTCACTTGTCAAGTCAGATATGACGGAGTTTACATATGATGAACAGATTGCTGTCGAGAGATGGTTGACTTCACCAAAATTTTCATTGCCAATTTAGATTACGGATTGTGATGGCAACGTTCGATATAAATACTATGGAAAATTCACGACAACGCAGTGGTATCCTACTGACAACGGATTTTATGCAATGGATTTTACATTTTCCGTAAATGGGTCATATGCGTATGAGCATTATGCAATGGAACTCACTCCTCCGCCGGACGGAGCCGTAGACGATACGGACGGACTTCCGGATTGGAGTTTTACGGTTGATTGTAAATCTGACGAATTGGAAGAATGGGTATATCCGAAGTTTGTCGTTTACTGTTCTGATTTGTCAAGCAATCCATCTTTTAGGATTGCTAATGCCACGGACAGCAATAATACTATGAAGGTGACCACTTCTCGTCATATTAAATATTCATTCGATTGTAAGCATTGTATTGCAAGTGATTAGGTCGGTACTCTTCATTTTAGAGAGCTTGGCTGGAGTGACGTCGGCAACATTTATTGGCTTAGGTTTAAACCGGGCAGAAATTTAATAAACGTACATGGGAACATCAGTATAAAATTAGAGTATGACTCTCCTGTTAAAATTGCCGGAGGCTGGTTAGTATGATTTAGGACGTTAAAAAAATATATTTATGTACTCCGGATTTAAAAATCAGAACAGTTCTTAACGGTTTGCAAACTAATTCTGTTGACTTCCATCAGTATGTGAAAGATTACGATGAGTTGACTTTTAATGTAGATCGTTATTTATCTATAGACGGAGAATTAATTGAATCAAATGGATACGAAGACCTTAAGATATATATGTATTTATTACTTGAGGGTATCGGTTTTTTCCAAATGTAGGAGCCGACAGTTCATAACGATGGAAATTATGAATATAAAGAAGTGTAGGCTTACTCACTTGAAAAAGAATTTGAACAAAAAGATTGGATAGGGTTAAAAATAAACTGTGGAAAAGAAGACAGTCTGGAAATGTTGGCAACTGACAACATAAATGACCTAGGAGTAGCGAAGGAGTTTGTTACGTTCTATAATCCCGATAATCCGGAATTGTCATTTCTTCACTTAATGTTGACTAAATTGCCATATTGGAGCATTGGACATATTGACCGTGGTCTTTATAAAATGCAAATCCCCATCATTGAAGTTGATAATGCAAATATATATTCAATAATGACCAACACTGTTGCTCCCAGACTGGGATTGATATTCATTTTTGATTATCTTAATCGAACAGTTAACGCATACGGAAAAGAGAACCTCGATTTTGATACTAATATATTTATTGGATACCGAAATCTTGCAAAAAATGTAGATATATCAGTAGATGAAGACAGTGTTTATACGAGGTTTCGTGTTCGCGGCGAAAATGATCTGACTACTACTATTGTCAATTTTGGTGACGATCAATGTTTTGATCTATCATATTTTATGGCAGAGCCATACATGGACCAAAGTCTGATTGATAAAATTAATAAGTGGTTAGCATTCAGGGAATATTATCGGAAACCGAGTTTGATTGAATGGCATAAATAGGCTGCAAAACAGGCCGCAATTATAGACGAATTACAATACCATGTTCCGAGTGACGATACATATTGGAAACAATGGGATAATATGAGCATGGAAGCACTGCAAGAACACCTTAAATTAAATGAAGCAAAACTGGCTGTTTTGCAAACATCCGTAGACACTAGGGAACCGGAAGAAATGTATGATAAAGACGGAGAATATATTCCTTATAAAACAGATGACGGAGAGGTTGATCATCAAAAATATTTGGAATTACTTAAAGCAGCCAATTAGGGTGGTTATTATACTTATATGGAAATTGTCACATACATTATTCCGTATATAAAGCAGGCGATGCTTAATGAAAATCTTCCAAACGATCAGAAAATTCGTTATGGTCAGGAAAGCGAAGAAAACTGGGAACTCTATGGTTTATATGAACTTGAAGGCAAGCTGAAGAATTATGAACTAGATAAGCTCCCGGCTCTTAATCATTTTGCCAAACCATGGGATTAGATGACCGCAGCAGAAAAAACTAACTATGCAAATGAAACAGCATATAATATTTAGGGACGTAATGACTATCTCCATATTTAGGAAATGATTTAGCAAATGAAGCAACGTAAGGCATATTTGGAGAATGAAATCAAGGAAGAACAGCGTCTTCTTAAAACAGCCGAGGATTATATTAATTATTATAATAAAGGAGCTGCACTTGAGACAGCTGTTGATATATATGACAATGAGATAGGATTTACCGAAGACGAAATAAATTATATTAAAACGTTGTTCATAGACACCGACTATACAAACTCTAATATTTTTTCGACGTCATTAGATGATACCTCAACGATGATAGACCGTCAGCTTGAGTTATATGAAGATGCAATGAGTAAATTATCTGAGGTGTCCAGACCTCAATATCAGTTTACGGTGGAGTTGGATAATCTTCTCCGTATTCCGGAATTTGCGGACTGGAATGAAGACCTTAGACTAATGCGATTTATTAGGCTAGGAATCCGTGATGACTACAGTGTTAAACTGAGAATAATTGAAATAGAATACAACCCATGTGAAGTAGATGAGAATTTATAGCTTACGTTTTCATCTATGATAACTTCTAAGAGCGGGCGTAATGATTTTACTCAAATAATAGACGATGAAAATAATAGAGGACAAAAGAATAGCATTTCACTGGGAACCGGCGCCTCCAAGAGTGATGAAGAATACGCGACGAACTTGCTCACATGGATGACTAGGTCGGGATTATTTACTAATGCTGTAAGAAGTTAGGCGATGTCCGTGGTTGGTGGAACAAATACCACAGAAGTTAATAATTTAATATCTACTTATATGGGGAATACAAACGTATAGGTCGATCATATAACCGGAACATAGGCACAATTTGATGAATTGTTTTCAGGTCGATTAAGTGCCGAATCTATTACTACCGTATTGCTTAACGCAGAATCCGGGCATTTTGACGAGGTAATTACAAAGTATCTCGAAAGCGATACAATAGTTACAAAGCTATTGCAAGCACAGAGCGGTGATTTTGACCAGTTATCGGCTAATATTCTTGAAGCCGGAGAAGCTACCATTAATAATCTGGTATCAAACAGCATTTCTGCTGCATCTATTGACGTTAGCCAAATAACCGGTGATTATGCAGAATTTGCACAATTAATAGCTCCGTACATTGAGGCACATCAAATAAATGCAGATGTCGTTATTACTGCTCTATTATCAGCCACGGAAGCTGACGTAGAACGACTGACCGCTGACACCGCTTTTATTGAGTATTTACAAAGTACATTGGTCGTAGCGTCCGAAATTCGGGTGGAAGACCTTAAGGCAAAACTTGCTACTATTGATGTGGCAAACATTGAGACGGAATATGTCGGCAATGCATTTATCAGAAGTTTGCAAGCACTCTCTTCCACTGCTGCTACCAGTACAATTACCGATGCTTATATTTATGATGCTGTTGCCGGAAAAATCACGGTTGGTGATCTCGCAGCCGGCGATATTACGGTTAGCGATCAGATGAGGATTATATCTGAGAATGGAAAAATGGTTATGAACGGGTAGGCATTACAGATTCTTGGAACAGACTCCTAGGGGAATGATTACGTTGGTGTACAGCTTGGATATGCGACCAACGGGCAACCGAGTTTGGTATTGAGGAATGAAAATGGTGCTACGATTATTGAACCTAGTGGAATTACGGCTGATGCGGTTGCAGACGGTTTGATTGTGAATAATATGATTCATGATAATACAATTTCTGAAAATAAACTTAGTTTTAATGTTATGAAATAGGGAGATACGGTATCTATAGAATAGATTACTACCGGAGGAGGAAGTTTTGGCGTTGACTATACAGAGTTTAAAAATGGCACGTCCAATGCTCTTACTACATTGCGATAGGATTTAGAAAATAAAGCTATTTATAGCTTGTTTATAGAGACTCCAAATGGAACCAATATTTTTGGAGGAGACATACAATTAATTGCTGTATTATTAAAAAATAATGTTGACGTAACAGATGAGTATGATGCGTCATGTTTTACTTGGACAAGAACAAGCCGTGATAACGACGCGGACACTTATTGGAACATTCGGCATAGTATCGGGACAAAAACCATTACTATTACGGCAAACGATGTAAAAGTGAATGCTGATTTTTAGTGTACGTTCGAGTATGAAGATATCACGGTGACATCGAATTAAAAGGAGGGATATAAAATATGGCTAAGGTGCAAGCTTTTTCAAGCGTGAGCGTAAGTGACATTACTGATGTCGGCAGTCTTAATTTTTATTGCACTAGTAATTTGCCTAACAGTGTTATCTATGATCCCAACTAGAATGGCGGAACATATTCACCTAATTGGGCATCAACTAACTTAAAGATAACGCCCGTTATATCATATAACGGCCAGAATCTTGCGCTTAATGCGACAGGACTAACGATTACATTTACACGAAGAGAAGGAACAGGAGATGCTACCGCATTAACGACAGGGGAGACGGTCAGCGGTGGGGTTCTTACGGTTAAAGCTAATAAGTTATCTTCCGCATCCGGTGGATAGCTCACATATGTTTGCAAAGTTGTTTATAGAGACCCGGATACCGGAATTCCGATTGAAGCAGAGGCATCACTCACTTATTCTCTCGTAAAGATGGCTTCTGAATTAAAAACAGTAACAATCACAGGAGAAAATGCGTTTTTGTATGATACCGGTAAAAAAATAGTAGGCTCCGGAGTTATTACTTTGACGGCAGATTTCTCAAATTGTCAAATAAGTTAGTGGCAATATAAAAAATCAGACGGGACATTTGCGGCATTCCCGAATACCAATAATCCGTCTATTACAGAGAGTACGTTAACCGTTCGTCACGATGAATAGGATATTTGGATTAATGGCAAGACGGCAATTATTAAAGTTACGACCAATGACCCTACGGTTTTTGATTTGGCGCAAATTGTCAAGATTGAAGACGGTGCTGCCGGTAATGCTACGGTAGCTGCTGTTCTTAGCAATGAAAACCATGTTTTATCGGCTAATTCTGACGGCTCTATTCGCTCTTGGGCGGGTTCTCAGACCGAAATCCACATTTATGAGGGTGGAACCGAAACAACGTCAAATTGGACTATTAACGTAACACCTGGTACGGGTCTGGAGGGCACATATGATGCATCCACACATATTTTTACACCGAGCGGACTTACCGGCGACAGTTCTTATGCTGACTTTAACTGTACAAGAACCGGTTATTCTCCGTTGACAAAACGATTTACCATTTCTAAACAGTACTCCGGTCAGGACGGTAAAGACGCAGTAATTTATGAGGTTGAGCCTAATTCTTACTCTCTCAATTTGAGCGAAGCCAAGGAATATACCCCGTCGGCGGTTACATTTAATGCGTACACAAAAGTCGGCAATGCATTGGTAAGGAGTAATTATAGCGGACGTTTTATTATTAGTGAATCAACTGATGGCACTACGTTTACTACGAAGTATACCAGTAAATCTAATGAAAACTCCACAATATACACCCCTTCAGATGAAAACGTTTTAGTTATTCGCTGTGTGCTTTATGCGTCAGACGGAACTACATAGGAACTCGACACCCAGTCGGTTGTTATTACGAGAGATGGTGCAACCGGCGAAGACGGACAAGACGGAACTGACGGTCTTAGTATGGGACTCGGTAATTACTCGGATGTTATACCGTGTGACACAGAGGGGGCTGCGTTGGCTTCTCGTGATGTTAGTATCCCATTTTATGCGTATAAGGGAATTACCAGGGTACCCGTTGCTGCATCGGTTGACACTCTTCCGATAGGTGTGTCGGTAAAAACCAATTCATAGGGTACGGAAGCCGCTGACGGAATGTTAGTGTTGACTATAGCATCCGGTGCAACATTTGGATCTGCCACAATGATGACCGGCGATATTACCATTGGATTAACGGCGCTTACAAAGCACGTAGATTATAAATATACCTGGACTAAAAGTAAACAAGCACCAAACGGAGTTAATGCCGTGTTATTACGATTAATGAGTGATGACGGCGGCAATGTTGAAGAAGGCAAAAGTACTACTATTACTGCTATCGTTAACTCCGGTATGGATGATGTAACACAGAGTGCGACGTTTGTGTGGAAGGAATTTAAAGGTGGACAGTATACGACAATTTCCGGGCAGACCGGTAGTTCGATAACAATTACCCCCCAGATGGTGACTGATCAAATGTGGCTCAAATGTGAGGCGACTTACAAAGGTAAAACATATAGTGATTATCGTACCATTGATGATGTTACCGACCCGATCAGTGCGGTTACGAGAGCGACAATTGCCGAATTTAAAAATAGCCAGGGTTTTGGCGCTATTTATACAAGGGTATATAGAAATGGGACTGAAGTAGATCCAATCAAAACTACAACGTTTACGGATACACCGCCTTCGAGTCCGGTAGTCGGTGATTACTATTATCATCTTGACAGAACTAAAAAAAGTTGTGTATTGAAAAAATATACCGGCTCCGAATGGATTAACGCAACTACGGTTGATAATGATACATATGTATATTCATATTATCGAGTAGATAATAAAGGCGATATGTTAGATTCATCTACCCCATGGAAAACAGGGAGAGCGTAGTATGTAGATCCGTCAATTATTAACGGTCGCATGCAGTTCTTCTGTGAAGTGAGCGAAATGGAATAATCGGCTTAGGGGGCATATGGATGAAAAAAATGATTATTATGAAGGAGGTGACAAATAATGCCTAAAATATTAGCAATGAGTTCAACGTCAGTGATTGATGTATAGGACGGAAATTCAGTAGCTGAGACAATAGTTGAATATGCCGTTTCTTCTAGCGGTACAATACCTCCTGGGGCGCCGTTTACCGATAAAGACGGCAATGTTATTACCGACATTAATGGAATTGTCCTCACGCAGGGAAATTGGAGCACTGAATTGCCTAATGTTGCCGACGGCGAATGGCTCTGGACAAGAACTCGCACTGTATACAGCGACGGGAAATTTGCGATTATTTATAATGTAAGTCGTTCCGGAGTTGACGGCGCTCCCGGCGAACGAGGTGTTGGGGTCACCACATATAAGGAGCAATGGTATCTGTCCTCCTCTCCCACTGCGGTCGCTGGCGGCTCATGGTCATATGACGAACCCGACGAAATTCCCAGCGGTAAATATCTATGGGGAAGGTATGAAATTACATTGACCGACGGAAACGTGACATATTCCGATGCTGTTCATCGTTCTACGATTAGCGGTTTGATTAATCTGGCGGATGAAGTTAACAAAAAGATAACGCAAAAAATCTGGCAGGACGACATTAACTCTTCTATCAATGCATATGACGGTACGACAGGTGCCGACATAAGAAGTCGCGTTAGCCAAACTGAGTAGGATATTACCGGAATCACTTCGACAGTTTCCGACATATCATCTGAATTATCTACAAAGGCTGACGGAGAAGAATTTAAAACGCTGCAGAATACTGTAACACAAAATAAGCAAACTGCTGATTCTTTCCAACAGACAGTTACTTCCACATATGCAAAACTCAGTGATGTTGATAAGGTAATTAATAACATTAAAATCGGCGGCAATAACCTATATGTGATTGCGGATGAAGCGCCGGGATATATTCATGCCAGTTCCGGTGCGGTTGTCGCGCCGAACCCAACGACGAATGAACGCACATCACAATTTATTCCCGTTAAAGAAGGTGAGTCATATGTTATTCAGTCATGGGCAACTCCGACAACCGATGATGGTGAATCGTGGCTGGCATATCAATACTATAGTAACAATACCGGAACACCGGTTGGCGGACGAGTTGGTAAGTATGGAAAGACATCCGGTTCGGGAGTTGAAACTACTGCTGACGGTCAAGAACATCTAACATATAAAATTACTATCCCCGAAGGGGTCAAATATTTGAGAGTGTCATATCGTCATTTTGATGACGGCTATGCAATGGTAGAAAAAGCTACCACGGCTTCTGAATATGCTATCAATCCGCGCGATTTGGAAAAATATGCGGATGATGTGGTAAATACTGCAAAAACCGAAATTAAACAAACAACAGACAGTATTTCGTTGTCGGTTGCCTCAAAAGTCGGCGCTGATGAAATCATCTCCAAAATTAATTTATCTAAAGAAGACGCAACGATTTAGGCAAGCAAAGTCGATCTTATCGGCAATGTTACTTTCAATATGTTAGATACTACCACACAATCCAGGATAGATACGATTGAAACAACAGCTAATTCTGCGAGTGCGTCCGCAACTTTGGCCAACGATAAAGCCGACCAGGGTTTGGCAATGAAGATAAATTATTCGGCATTTTCCACATTTAATAATGGAGAATGCTATATCCACGGTTTTAATGAAGACAATGAACCAGCCGATGTTGACGGCTATATTTATTATAAAGGGCGAAAAATTACCGTTGCCAAAAAGATGATTGACCCAAATACAATATGTCCGTACTATAAAACAATTTATTTAGTGTTGAGATTGCCGTCGGTCACGGCTACATCCGGCGATCTTTATTTGGTCTGGTATGATTCCGGCTGGAAATATGGAGAAACGCCGACTCCGACTGTAGCCAATACTTGGTCATGGATTGAGAATAGAGACATTGTAATTGGGCAATTTGTTGAACCGCATTCCGAGGGGGCGATGGTCGATGCCAGATTATACAATCCCCCAAAGTCACCATATGAAGTAATAACTACATTGGATAATGCATATGGTTATGCGTATGGAGTTGTAAATTGGGTAGGTAATAACGGAACAAGCTTAACCAACGCATTGAGCATGATTAAAAAATGGACAGACGGAGCGGTGTCGGATACTACGACGATTTAGGGCGGCTGGATAGCCACAAATACGATTACATCCAATCAACTTGCTACTGATGCCATTATGTCTAACAACTATAGAGCATCATCTAATCTAAGTTCTCCATATTCACTGAACGGGACGTTCCTGGATTTAACAAACGGTAACTTTTGGACACCGAATTTTGGCGTTATCTAGGTTGCTCCTCAAGGTACGACTGTTTAGCCCGGTGCATGGTTTAACGGAACGGTATACGGAACGGCAGGTCGATTCGGCGAAGGTTCTTCTTACTGGAGCATTGAGCAAGTTGAAGATTATAATATCGGTACCCATGCGGCTCTTGTCGGAACTGGTAACCCATATCTTCAAACAGGAAATTGGCAAATTAATGATAATGCAATCCAAACGCGAAAATATACGAGTACTGCTGAGTATAGCGGAGAATCCACATATTATAAAGATACTTCTACCAACACTTATTATGATGTAGGTATGAAAATTCCGACTGATTTTAGTGCAAGATCCTCTACTGACAGTGCAGTGACGACATATAACAAATCTTTTTTCTACGGACGAAAATATACCGGAAATGATATACCGACTATGGACTCGGAATGGACATACTTTTTCCAAGTGGATAATGAGGGTAATATATATGAGCAGGGTCAACCGCTGAATAAACGTTATGCTGCAATCGGCGACGTTGAAGGACAATATATATCTACTACCGGCGGCATTGTTAATGGTAATCTTACAGTAACCGGTACTCTTAATGCTACCGCTAATGTCGCTAAGAAGGTTACTAACGCATTATCTATTAATGGTCAGTCGTTTGACGGCAGTGCTGCGGTAACTGTCGGCACAATTGGCGTCGGTTACGGTGGAACTGGCAAAACCAGCTGGACACAATGGGGAATCGTTTATGCTTCTGCCACTAATGCATTATCCCAGATTACTGCCGGGACTTCCGGACAACTTCTTAAGAGTAATGGGAATGCTGCTCCAACTTGGGTAAATTAGTCTTCTATTACTGCGGGATCGGCGATTAATGATGCGGATGGAAATGCCATTAAAACTACTTACCGCAAGCTCGATAATAATGACTTCGACACTATTAATACGGTTGAACTTAACGCCGGGAATCTTGTTGTCACGGGTGCCGGAAGATTTACCAATGGATTGTACGGGGATTTAACCGGCAATATCACCGGTGGGTCAACCAAGGTATTTGATAGTGGTAATGGTACTGCTACCACATTCGCATATTCTAAATCTGGATTAACAGCAAATTGGACTGCGACTCCGTGGTTCGCGGCTTGGGATGGATATGAACTGAGGGCAATTAGTGCGGCTAATGTAAAGACTACACTTGGACTTAGCAACGTTGATAATACTGCTGATGCTAATAAATCTGTCAATTATGCCAATTCTGCCGGGAGTGCAACAAAAGCAACCTAGGATGGCGATGGTAATACAATTAATTCCACATATTTGAAGTTGTCCGGCGGAACGATGACGGGAGAACTCATATCCCAATCCGGCGGTATTTGGGTGCAAGGGAACTCCGCGGCTGGAGGAAATTACAATAGGCTTTCATTAACCAGCGGTATGCCAACTGAATTAAAATATAATGGAAGCAAAAGAGGAACGCGTATTTATTCCAATGGTATTGCGTTTGCAGATCCTTATAATGGGAATACAAATAATGATTCAGGTTGGATAAGACATGTTGAAGAGACCGCGAACAGCGGATTTTTGGAAATAGCCGTCGGAGACGACTCAAATGAAGCAATTGTTGTAAGACAATATAATACAAGTAGTGCGGTTGCCCGAGAAGCGTATCTTTTAAATTCTTCCGGTAATACCAGTTTTCCGGGAACTGTAACGGCGACGACGTTTAGCGGAAAATTAAATTCGCGTACTATTACAGTGGGAAAAACGGCGAAAGCAATAGATTGGTCTGGTAATGTCAGCTGGTCGATTGCGGAAATTGCCGATAATGCTACAACATCAGCCTAGGGTTGGATGAGTCCGGAGGATAAATCCAAACTTGACAGTATCACCGTAACATCAGGCGGTACAATCGAAGCTAACAACATTGTCGGTTCAAACGGTATATCTGTTACACTTGATAAATCTACAGGTATTGCAACCGTTAAACACGCAAACTCGGCGATTACTGCCGGAACTGCGTCGGGAACAGCTACCGGAACGCTTACAAATGGTGGTAGCTTTAATATTCCGACGGTAACATATGATGCTTACGGTCATATTACGACGAAAGGTACTACTACATTGACATTACCGAATATTACTAGCGTGACTGGTAATGCCGGAACTGCAACGAAGTTTGCGTCTAATCAATCGGTTACATTAACCGGAGATACTACTGGGTCGGCGAGTTCGTAGGCTGGATGGAGTATTGCGACGACAACAAAATTGTTTACTGGTACTCTTGAAGCTGACCCAGCTATGATTACTCATCCTGGGGATGGTAAAATACGATTTAGTTATAACGTTAGTAATCCGACTGGTATATTTGCTAGAACTGATAATTCAAATGCTATTATCACAATAAATAGACATGGTGGAAATTATGATTCATAGATTGGTTTTTCTTCTAATGGATATATTTATTATAGAAGCTTTAGTGCGAAAGCATTGGATAATACCACTGCATGGAAAACAATGATAGATTCCGATAATTATACTTCTTACACCGTTAAAAAAGATGGTACCGGTGCGTCCGGCACATGGGGAATAAGTATATCTGGGAATGCCACCACTGCAACTACCGCATCTAGCGTTTCCGGAGTTGCTGGTACTACTAATGCCGATCGTCACGTATGGTTCTCCGACAGTACGGCAGAAACTTATAGAAACTATGACGATGATTTCAAATATAATCCGTCTACCAATACGTTAACGGTTGCCAACGTTGCCGGTACTGCTACTAAGGCTACGCAAGATGGGGATGGGAATACCATCAGTTCTACTTATGCTAAACTTAGTGGGGCAACGTTTACCGGGGCGGTTACGGGAACTTATTATTTATCAACAACCAAAATGACAGTTACCGGAGGTAAAGTTACTGAGATATCAACTGCTCCTCGCGGCGGATTATTCGCCGACGGAGTAGCATTTTCTAATCCGGCTACTCGAAATGACGAAGGATGGATTCGTGTGCTCGGAACGGGTGAAACAGATACTGTTTTAGAGATTGCCACAGGCGACGATGGCGGCTCTGGCGAATAGATTAAGGCTAGGCAATATAATACGTCAAATGCAGTTGTTCACGAAATGACGTTACTGGATGCTGCCGGTAATACGGCTGTTCCTGGAAGTCTTACGATTGGCTCGGGGACTACTGACGCTGCTAACACTGTTAAGCTCGTAATGAACAAAACACTGGGCTGTTTGGATTTCGTATTTAATTAAGTATAGAAAGGAAAATAATAAATGATTGATGAAACAAAAACTATTGTAATTCACAGCCAGAGACTGGCTGGGACATTAATGACAAAAGGTTTTGTACTCATCGCTATGGATAGAGAAAATGGTACCCAAACGGGAAAAAATGTTTTCATATTCAAAGACTCTCCTAATCTTAGACAAGCTATGAAAGAATATAGATAGTAAGATAAGGAGGAATTCAGATGAGTCATACAGATGATAATAGAGAAAAGGTTGGATACATTGTTGATTTAAACGGCGAAATAATAAAAGATTTATATACTGGTGACAAAGTTGTAAATTCAACCCCAAGCGAATATGCCGAAGAATATATTATTAATTTTAATAAAAAGGAGGGGTTCGTTAAAATGTTTGTAAACCCTTTAGTAGAGTTACATCGGGAATTATCTACGCGAGAGAATTCTGTCGTTATGGGGCTTATACCATTTATTTCATATAAAGACGGAGTTCTCCGATGTGATGGGAAAATATTAGATATAAAAACAATGAGTGAAATCCTAGACGAGGAATATGGTGGCTTTCGTAAAACTATACTTTCTCTTATTAACAAAGAGATTATTAAAAAGATTGACATATAGTCCGACCGTGATCCTAATAAGATGAAAAAATGTTTTGTAGTTAACCCATTTATATTCTTCCGTGGTACGGATATAAAGAGGGATATAGCTTGTTATTTTATCGATAGCAAATGGGCAGATTACTATAAAAATAAGTGAGAACAGAGAATATTGCGTAAGCATATAATCCTTGTATTTACTGGGTTATAAAATTATTTCGTTTGTAGCTGAGTACAAAATTTGCTGCAGATTTTTATATTCAGCTATAAATATTTGCAGCAAAAGACCAATGTTTTAATAAAGGAACTGATAACAATGAAAAATAAATATAATTGGGAGGAGGCGGATGATATATGGCACTATAGTTATGGCTTCCATTAAATGGTAATGTCGAAAACCAAGGATCGCTTAATGTCTCGCCTCAATTGGTTGGAGGCGGAACGTGGGAAAATGGGAAAGTCGGAAAATGTTACAACGGTGGTGGTAATGGTTCTATTAATTTAAATAGTTCAATTACAATCAATAGTGAATTTTGTATAGCTCTTTGGCTTAAAGTTAACTCATTTAATGGAGCTTGGAATAGGGTATTTGCATTTTCTAATGGCAATAATGAATATGTGGGTATGTGTTATTCAAACGCTAACACAATCGGATTCCATATTTATGATTACATCAATGAGTCTAAAAAATAGATATATGATAAATACAATTATATTCCGGCATTAGGAGAATGGGCACATATCGCTATTGTGTTAGATAAAACAAACACTCTTAAATGGTATAAGAATGGCGAATTGTTATATACTGATAGCAATGTCCCTACTTTTTTGGGAGATACATATACTTATTGTATGCTTTGTTCCCGGGAAAACAATCTTTAGCGTGCAGACTGTAGCATTAATGATTTCCGTTTTTATGATACCGCTCTCTCTCCTCGCGAAATTAAGGAGATATCTAAAGGGTTGGTACTTCATTATCCGCTGTCAAGAGAAGGCTTTGGCGCAGATAACTACGTTAATAACTCTAACGTATCCATTACCACAGGCTCAAATACAAAAATGCGAACCACTTCATCTCTGCCAGAAGGAACTGTTGTAACTGCTTCGTGCCGAGTAGATGCGGATAATGTGGTATGGAATGAGAATGCTACTGCTTCATACCGTAGAGTCGGGATGGAAATTGACGGATTTGCAAAGACAGCCGGAGGCAGTCAATATGTTGGGGCGTGGGCTGGTGAAACGTTAAGTAATGGAGCGAATGTTTGTGAGGCATTCACTGGATCATTTCATGGAATCGTGAGTAAGACAGTAACTTTGCTAGGTACGATGCCCGCAAATCACTTGGTTGGTATTTATATTCAAGGCGTTAAATCTGGGACGGTGAAGGTTTCGCATCCGAAGTTGGAAGTTGGAGATAAGTTGACTCCTTGGACCCCTGCTACCACTGATTCGTTGTATTCCGCTATGGGGTTGGATTCAAACGTAGTTTATGATGTGAGTGGTTTTGGGAATAACGCTACTAAAGTTGGTACTATCTCCACATCTGGAGATACACCGCGATATTTTACAAGTTCCTCATTTGATGGTTCATCATATATTATTAATAATACTTCCACCATCCACTTAAGCAATGAATTTACGATTGCCTGGTGGGGAAAATTTAATACGTGGCGAAAGAAATGGGAAGGAATGTTCCTTCTATAGAATACTAAAGCTTTAGATGCTGCACAAGGAACATATAGTATAGCTGCTACGATTAGTGCAACCACGGCTGATATAATGACATTAACTATTAGATAGGGAGGATCGACGTATCCGTTCGATCACTATAATTGGACATACTCCATAGGTGAATGGACACATTATGCTTTTACTTATAATAAAGGAATGATTACAATGTATTAGAATGGAAAATCTGTGTATACTAACACAATTACAGATAGTAATTCTATGGATTATTATTACGTCATAGGAAAGACACTTCAAAATTGTGATTGCCAAATGTCGGATTTTAGAATATATAACACCGCTCTTTCTCTGGAAGATATTTAGTCTCTCTATCATACCCCCATCAGTCTGAGTAACAACGGAACTCTTCTAACCTAGGGCGAATTATAGGAATAAGGAGGATTCTATGGCTAGTTTTTATAAGACGGGAGTGGTTCATGCCACTCCTGCAATTTCAAGTTCATTATATTTATTAGTGGATGAAAATAATGTATCTCTTCTGGACGAGGGCGGCGAAACTCTTTTAGACAGTTACATGGATGGCTATAATCTATCTCATGGATTTTATGAGGGGTTTGATATTTTCTCTATTGGTAATAATGGAACAATTATGGGGAATGGATTTATTGAATGGTAATATATATTGCCATTATTGGAGGAGATAATTAATGGCAGATACAAATACAACAGTTCGGCTAAATAATCTTGTGGCTGATTCTGTATAGACGACAGAACTTAATGCCGGGAATATGATGGTGACCGGGGCGGCTAGATTCGCCCAGCCAATTTATGCGGAAATCAATGGAGCAAAAGATATTAACACCGTATCAACCGCAACGTCCATTTCCGATACATGGACGGTAATTGTTAGTGACGGTACTGCGATTCATCGTATTAGTTTTACCGACTTATGCGCCGCAATTGCTGACAAAATTGGTATTGATTCCACAAAGGATTATTTATACGATTAAATGGTTATTTTATTGAGGTGATAAAATATGGGAATAAATATAAATACAAAACCGTCTGCTTCTGCTATTACAGCGGCAGACAGTGTTTTTATCAGTAAAAATGATTCTACGCTATAGAAGATTAATTATAATCTTCTTGCAAAGGCAATAATTGAACAATACGCATCTTCTACTTTAGCGGGAGCTACGCAATCTGTTTAGGCGGCATTGTCCGATCTTAATGAGAGAACGCCCGGAGCATTAGCAGGTTGGCATAATAGTGTATACCGCGGAAAAGATATTACGAGCTATCTTACTGACGGTTCATTATGGAAACGTATTAATGGTACTAATGGGTATTCACTTTTTGAGGACTTATTCCTTGGTGATTATATAACAGTTGGGGCTAATAGTTATGCTATTGTAGATTTTGATTATTATATTAGATGTGGAGACATAGATTTTAATGTGCATCATCTTGTTATGATGCCCAGATCCAACATGAATATCCCGGAGGGAACGGTTTTGTATGGAACTAGCGACACGCTGACTTTTATCAATACTGCTAATGCCGGGGTTACGGTTTCTTTTTAGGAAGGTGCTACTGCTTTTAAGTGGAATGCCACCATGGAAGAGCCAAACACTCATACAACTGCGGGTGGATATAAATACAGTCGTATGAGGACTGTAATAATGAAGGCAGCAAATACTATAGTGATCAATGCTTTTGGTTCTTCCCATGTAAAACCGTTGCCTATATTATGTTATAATCCATCGTCAGATACCGAATCGGGGTTAGCTAGTGGATGGGCGTGGTTCGCCGATAACGATTAGACGAGCCTAACTTGCAAGTCAATCTGCGATTTGCCGAATGAGACTCAAGTTTATGGTCAACAAATATGGGGAAGAGGAAATAATTGGCAAAATGTCGGATATGAGGTAGGAATTGACAAGTTCCAGTTTGCGATTTTTGCTCTCCAAAGGGATTTTGCTAATACTAGGGCCTATTGGTGGCTCCGTTCGGTTAGCTCGGCGGTCGGCGTGGCTCATGTCGGCTACTCCTGTCGCGCCGACTTCAACGGTTCAGCTTACGCTTTTGGCGTTCGGCCCCGCTTCCTACTAATCGGATAATCCCACCCCTTTAGGGGTGGAGGGAGAAAAAGGAGAAATAATGATTTTAAAGAAAGACAGAAAAGAAACCAAGTTCGAAGTAATGGATAATATGTTGGATATTTGGAAACAAATAACAGAATTATCATTTCGCGGATTTGGTAAGCGCATGAGGAAAAGCCAAAAATTCCAAAAAATTTCAACGAGTGGAGTGAAGAATCTTAGGATAAATGGATAACAAATACGAAAGCCAGACTTCAACAAAAAAGCTAAGAATTATGATGTCAGTTGCCGAAGATATGATATTTTCGGTAGCCGACTTATTTGATTTATGGAGGTGATTAATGTATGAGTAGTTGGATAAAGAAAAACGTGATTAGTTGTACTCGCGGTGATAGTCTCTGGACAACGCTTGAGTTGACCGATGCCGATGGCAATATTTATTAGCCAGACCCTGGAGATTATATCAGATTTTCGCTTAAGACAAGTACAGACGACGAAGAAGAACCGCTTGTTATGAAGGAAATTCCGACAGATACGTTGGAATTAAGACTATTACCAGAAGAAACAGATTTTGATCCAAATATTTCATATTTTTATGATGTTGAGGTGGTGCTTAACAATGGGAAAGTGGATACTGTCATTCCGCCTACTAAGTTTATTATTACGCCTCAGGTTGGCGATAAGAGGAGGTGGCCGTGATGCCTAGTAATCAAACAATGGGGTTAAGTGGTACTCTCTCCTCTCCAAGACCGCTTACTGGGCTGCTCAGCAATGCAACATTACGCGGTATCCCCGTTGAGCTATCAATCGATGGCACTATGCTCCGCTGGAAATATTTAGATGAGGACACATGGACAGATTTAATTGATCTCAACACAATCGACTATGAACTATTGACTAATCTCCCAACCCTCAACGGTATAGAATTAACCGGCGAACTAAAGGAATTATTTATGCTACCGACTGACGAGATCAGCCAGGAGGAGCTCAACGATTTATTAAATAACGAATAAGAAAGGAAGGTGATACATTATGGCAAAACCAGAATTTCTTTCTTTGGACGGAGTCCGTACTCTGGTTGCCTACATGAAGGAGAAATTAGCCACCAAGGTTGACAAAGAACCCGGGAAGTCATTGTCCGATAACAACTATTCTGATGCCGACGTGGTGAAATTGGAATCAATCGAGTCCGGCGCCTAGGAGAATTTGATAGAATCAATTCGGGTCAATGGCAATGCGCAAGCTATTGACCAAAAGAGCGTCAACATTGCTATTCCACTTGTTGATGCTACTCTGAAGAACACTGGGCAATCCGCCGATGCCAAAGCAACCGGTGATGCGATTGCCGAGGTTAACCAGTCGCTATCTCAAACTGCTACTGTAATCAGACAAGAATTTGATGACGCAGATAATCAACTCGCCCAAGAGATGACTCAAGCGCTTGATGAACTTTCCGGCACTATTCCGACTAAAACGAGTGAATTAACTAATGATAGTGACTACACAACCAAAGGTTATGTTGATGATGAGATTTCCGGAGTTGAATCGGCAATCCCGACCAAAACCAGTCAACTAACTAATGACAGTGACTATACTACCAAACAGTATGTAGACGGAGAACTTGATACTCTCGAAGCAAGTATTCCGACCAAAAATAGTCAATTGACCAATGACAGCAATTATGCTACTACTTCTGAACTTACCAATAGATTAGCAACTAAAGAAGCCGTTCTCCAGTATGGAACTGCTACCGCTGAGGATGTTGGCAAAGCTATGATGCCAAAGACGATTTCCAACGGCAAAGTAACTTCCTGGGAATTTGGAGAAGCCAGGAAGGTTGATAATATTCAGATTAATGGGACGTCTATTCTTGAGAATAGGGTTGCGAATATACCATTGGCCACTGCTTCTGTACTAGGTGTTGTTAAATCAAATGCTGACGGAGGCATTGTAGTTGGTAATGATGGATTATTAAGAACTGATCCGGCATTAACCACTCATGCCAAACAAGGCACAAATAATTATAAACCAATTACTCCGTCTATCGAACATTCTGCGACATTTTATGGGTTAGCCAAAGCTGCTGGAGATACAACACAATCATCCTCTTCTAATGCCGTAGGTCAATATACCGATGAAGCTAAATCCGCTATCCAATCTATGCTTGGAGTAGATGCTGCGATCAGTTCTGCAATAGATAATCTTGTCAGTACTCGTTATCATGTGTGCGGCACTGGCGAATATAACACAACTACATATGTTCCAACGTTAACCGGTGAACTCGGAGTCATTTACTTAGTGCCAAAGCCGGCAAATAGTTTATCGAATGAAATGGCAGAAACTACTAATATATACTATGAATTTATTTATACCGGAAGTGCATTTGAGAAAATTGGGGACACTAAACTTGACTTATCTGATTATGTTACGGCTGCTGATATAGCAACTAATGCCGCCGTGACTGCAATGTTAAACCAGGTGTTCTCATGAGAGGAAGGTGAGTAATAATGGCAATTGCAACATTAGATCAATTACAGACATCTCTTTAGAGAACAAAACAATATATAGATGGTGAAATTGACAATCTCAAAGCTGAAAACCTGGAAATTAAAGAAGCCATCTAGGCAATTCTAACAGAAATTAAAGATAATCTTAAAGATGGAGATTAAGGAGGGAAATAACTATGAGTAATATTACGGATAAAGCGAGAGAGCTTCGCAAGCTTCTCGAATATGTAACTGAAACTCTTGATGATCAGACAGCATTGTCTGTGGCAACATTTGTGGAACGCTGGAAACCCGATACCTCATATGAAGTCGGTAAGCGTGTAAGCTATAAGCCGGCGGATGAGGTAGAACTGTGGAAGTGCCGTCAGGCGCATACTTCTCAGACCGGTTGGGAACCGTCCACTGCTACTGCTTCTCTGTGGGAACGTATTGATGAAATCCATAGCGGTGCTATTGATGACCCGATTCCGTACAATGAAAATCTTACGGTGTACAAGGATCTTTATTATACCGAGGACGGAATCCTCTATTTGTGTATCCGAGACAGCGGTCAACCGCTTTATGCTACTGCTGCTTCATTAGTCGGTAACTACTTCGAGGTCGTTGATAGCGAGGATGAGGGCGGCGACGAGCCAACTCCGGAACCTGAACCAACTCCTGAACCTGAACCAGAACCAACTCCGGAACCGACTGAAGAAATTCCCGAGTGGACACAGCCGGATGCCGGAAATCCGTATATGACCGGTGACAAGGTAACTTATGAGGGCACAGTTTATGAGTCACTTATTGACAACAACGTATGGAGTCCGGCAGCATATCCAGCCGGCTGGAAGGTGGTGGAATAATATGATTATTACAGTCAAGGTTAATGATACAATATTTAGACTGGCCCGTTGGGACGCAAATATATTTAGGAACGACCTCACATTATATGTCCAGAGTTCCGATTTCGAAACAGTCAAGACAGCCTTTGAAAACATCATTTCATTGGATATTTTAAATCAAGGAATACCTGCAGCTACGTACACCTGTTTTACGGGTTTTGACCAAATTACTTACCTAGGACGCACATTTGTCGAAAGCGAAGGCAAATTTGCCGAGACTATGGCGGTCACTCTGACAAAAGCTAACATCGTTGAAGAAGTTGAACGAATTAGTCGCCAGCTCAATCCGGTAGTCGATCCCGACACCATGACACTTACCGAGGTTAAGAACTACTATCTTAAACGTGCTGATGCTGATTATCTTGATACTATTACAATTGGCACACACATAGAATTATCGGACGGAAGCAAACTGTTTTCAATGAGTCCAGATGCCCAGATGGCTATTATGAATCTGTACAATGTGATTATCTCCAGCGACGGAGAAATCACGACCGTACCATATAACGGAGTTAACTACTCGGTTGATGATTTTATGAAGGTATATCTTGCTATGCAGCAGTTTGTTAACGCTAACAATATCCGACTTACTCTGGTAAAAGAATTGATTACCGGTGCTACTACCAAGGATGAAGTTGCTGGTTATTCTTTTGCTATGGATTTTGATTCTGCGACTAGCGAAAAATATACCGAACTTTATAGCGCGGCAATCGCAAATCTTCCGCACATCGGAACTACTCCAGGGCAAGGCGGCGGTGACGGTAGTGCTGCTATCGATGAATTTATGAATATCGTCTATGGAGACGATGATGCAACTGAATAAAGACAAAACATGGTTTATGTATAATTATGCATAAGCAGTGTATATTTATTAATTTGAATGTAGATTTATGAAGAAAAGGAGAATAATATTATGAAGAAGAATTTGTATGTACTTGAGGCCGTCAACTGTGTAGCATTTTATAATCAGCTTATTAATGATAAAGAAACTATGGACAAACTTCCGCTCAAAATTAAGTGGAATCTGAAACGTGCCATCGAAAAAATGAGAGATGATGTTAAATCATATGAGGAGTTTAGAGAAGGAGAACTTCAGAAAATTCGTGATGTATACTTTGACGAGACTCATGCAGACAAAACATTAATCCCGGAACTTGACGACTCAGGTAATCCTGTGGTTGATGATGACGGAAATGAAATTATGAAAGATGGTCTTCAGGTTAAAGAAGAGTATCTTGAGGAGTACCAGAACGTGATTAAGGAATTTAATTCTAAAATAGAGGACATCCTTAAAGAGCAGAACACCTATGAATATAATGGTATCAATATCGATGAGTATATTGATTCTATCGATGAAAGCGTCGGCTTCGATACGCTTAATATGATTGACGCAATTCTTGGAGAGCGGGAATAATTTCCCCTCTCCTAAAGGAGAAAGGGGGATTATATGGCTATTTTAAAGAATTTAGTTGTTAACGGTGCTTCGCGTTTTTTGCAAAAAGCGTACTTTTCAGATATTGAAGTCGGCGGAACTACGACAATGAGCGATTTGGCGGCGGAAACATTAACCGTGTCTGGGGGTTCGACGTTTAATGGTGAAGTTGATATAAAATATAACCTAGACATAAAAAGCCCGAATCACACTATTAATTTTCATTATGATACGACCAAATCAGCTATTACAAGCCAAATTTACGAAAGTTCGTCCGGAGTTCTCAAAATTTATCCGAACTTAGATGTCACTTCCGGTACGACAACGTTGAGGTAGCTTGTAGTAAACAGCACCTCCAATTTCGGAGATAAAGTACGGATAGATGGAGATGTAGATATTATTGGTGGTCTTCGATGGTCTACTGTTGCCGAGCACATGACAATCTAGAATCTCGGAGGGACATTATTGGTGGCTCCCACGGTTTACGGTGGCACAGAAACCACAGTAACTATTATTAGTATAAGTGGGACTACTGTCACTTTAACCGTATACGATCCGAATATCAAAGATACCACCGGGTCTTCTACGGTTTAGGATTATTGGACTGCCGGAGGTGCTAATTGGAGAAACGGTTCTAAAGTTAAACTTAGCGGGGCAATTGACACATGTGTGTTGGGTGCAAGTGACGGTACAATGACAAAAGTCAACTTATCTACTCATACAATGCAAATCACTGCAATAATTGCCAACGCAAACAGATTGACTTAGGGTGTGACATATCCGGCTGCCGAATTAAAAGATTTTGCCATAATGCTATATAAGGTAAAATCCGGGGATTATTTATACCCTATTGGTTTAGTATTGACTTCTTATGGAGAAAATAGATTATCTTACGTTGATGTTTATGGCGGTACTGATGCGAACCCCGTTGCCAGAATGGGTAACCTTGGAAATCTAAAATATAGGAATAAAACCACCGGAACTGATACTACATTAAATTATCAATGGGGCTTCTATACTAAAGGTAATGCGTGGCTTGAAGGTTATATCGTTGCCGATGCAGGGATAATAGGAGGCTGGGAAATATCAGCCAGCCATTTATCAAAAGGTAATTTTGCAGACCCAGATAATGGGAGTGTATTTCTTATCCCAGGCGGCTCCGGCAGCACCATGGCTAACAACGGACAGGCTGCTATTGGCGGTTCTGCGGCTAATAAATCGGGATGGGTAATTACTTCTCGCAATACTTTTGGCGTTAATATTGATGGCGGTTTATATGTAACTTACGGAAAAATTGCCGGTTGGGATATAACCGGTAACTACATCAAGTATAAAGATTTGGCACAAACTAACAGTATGATTTTGAGTCCTACCGGTTATCGTAAAGCGGACGTCACAATCGGGGGCAGTACCGGTAATACATGGACTATTGCTATAGATGACAGCTTTGGCGTAGATAACGTAGGTAGAGTATATTCCACGGCGGGGAAAATTGGTAACTGGATAATCGCATCTGACAAATTATATAGTGGAAACACTGCGGTACTCGGTAGTAGCGGTATATTCTTAATCCCCGGAGGTTCATCAAGTACCGCTTCTATCGCCGGCTCAGGTAGTATTAGTGGTTGGGCTATTACCGCAGGGGACAGTTTTGGAGTTACTACTAACGGTGCGCTATACGCTGATTCCGCTAATATCTAGGGAACTATTACCGCTACGGGTGGTAAAATCGGCGGATTTACAATCAATAGCACTGCTATTTACAGTGGATCTGCTGTTGGGGCAGTTACTTCCGGCGCTGTGGCATTATCTACGAACGATTTTTCGAGAAAATTGTCGGGTGACTCATCTAATACCACCGGGCTAAGATTTGCTATAGGCGATAATTTTGCAGTAAGCAATACGGGCGTTGTCTACGCTCACGCTCTCTAGGCAACAGGCGGTAATATTGGCGGCTGGATGATTAATTCTACTAGTTTATATAAAGGTACATTCGGAGCGAGCGGCGGTGTGTATTTAATTCCGAATGGGTCAGCAGGCAGTGCGAGGATTGCCGGTTCTGAATCTATCAGTGGCTGGGCAATAACTGCCGGAAGTACTTTTGGCGTTACAACAAGCGGTGATTTATATACCACTAGTATTAAAGCTACCGGCGGTAAAATTGGAGGGTTTACCATTGATGGCGACTCGATATTTACTGGGGATAAGAACCCGTCTTCTACTCCGGCCTATGGAGATATACGGTTATCTTCAACCGTATTTGCCCGTGAAATAGGGGGCGAAAGTCAGAGCAATTTAAGATTTGCCATTGGCCCGGGATTCGGCGTAACAGCCGGCGGTTAGACGTATATGGGTACCGCATATGCAAAAGATTTTAAAGCTTATAGGAGTTATAAAATTCATGGTGATCCGATTGACGATGGGGCTACAATCGGCGAAGATTTTGAAATTATTAGAGCCGGAGCAAATAAATCTACTGGTTCTGTGACAAATCATAGAGCTGTTGGTTTTGGGATGATATTCGCAAATTTGAATAATGATACGTTTTATTGGAAAGACCCTCGTCCGGAACTGGGAGTGCGTTTCGAAAGAGTTCCGGTAGATGGCGGCACTAATTTAGCTGAGTTATATGCAAAAAATATACGAATACATGGCACAATGAACCCAAGTGGGGATTATAATATCGCTGATTCGGTGTCTATAGAAACATATAGTTTTATTGTAAGGAGCGGATCAACTAACAAAGAGTTATTAGAGATTTATGACTCCAGCGGATCCGGAGATATTAGGATGAATGGTTTCTTGAGGGTTAGTTCAGATATTAGTACAAGTGGAAATATAAGACTAGATAATTATAGCAGAGGTTATAACGTTACATATCAAGACTCATCATCGTCAACTGCAACGGCCACGGCTGTTTCAGTAAAAAGCGCTATGGAATATGACATTCCAAGCGATTCATCAGATTCAAGCTTAAATAATTGGATACGTTATGGAACATCGGCAAGTGCGTGTTTATTAACAAGCCCTACTTCCACCAGAGTATACGTAAAAGCACACTCTGAAACAAGTTCAGGTGTTAAATTATATAATTTGGGGCAATGCTTAGAGAAGGCTATGAATAGTAGTAGTAGTGGAGGTGGCACTATAATAGATCCATATACTTCTATCCCACAAGCTATTGGGACAAGCGGATCTGCGGGGAGTTCTCCTAATTATGCCAGAGGAGATCATAAACATGCTATAAGTGTAGTCGAATCAGACACCAACGGATATATTACAATTGCCGGAAAATCTGTTAAAGTACATGGACTTAATTCGGCGGCATATAAAGCAGATTCTTATTTTGCCACGGCGGGACATACTCATAGCAATTATGCATCTTCAAGTCATAATCATGATTCAAGGTATGTTCCATTTTTCACCAAGCTTAAAATTAATACGGCTGCATCTATTAGTTCTCCTAATGTTTATTTGTTAATATGTTCTCATGGTGCTTCTAACGTCGATAGCAATGCCAGAGGGTTATTTATTATAAGACCGGATGATTAGTCATGCAGCACTTTAGTGAAAGCCCCAAATTTGACAATTACTGTAACATCCACGAGCGTAAAAGTAACAAGTAGCGGTGGTACTCCCGGTATATATTTATTAAATATTGGACAGATTCCAGATAATTAAAAGGTAGGTGATAACCAATGTCAGAAGTTTACAAAGGAAAATCATATAACCTTACAGAATCCCAAATTCGCGGTCTGGCAAATATATGTTACCGCGAGTAGGGTTCCAATGATGCCGGAGTAAGAGCATGTGCGTCACATATGCTGAACTATTATGAACGGTATCAAACTAAGAAATACAGTAACCCATTTGATTGTACGGTGAAATCCGGTTGGTATGGAACGGAATCATTTAATAAACCGTATATCAATGGTAATTATGCTCCGCAGTCTGTAATTAATGCGGTGAGGGACGTTATTCTCAACGGTAATCGTAGTCTCCCGTCCTACGTGGACGAATATGATTGTTTATCAGACATCGCAAGTGCAAGCAACAATGGAGTTAGTTTTACTCCAACAGATCGGAGTAAGTATAAAAAAGATGTTACCAAAGTAAAGAATGTCTATGGTTCGTCTTGGACATTCTTTTGTTTTCCGGATGGAGCTTCGGGATATACAGATGCTTTTGGCTATATTAGCAAACCAGCGAATACCGAAACTCCCGTATCCGCAACAACTACTACTCAATCGAGTTCTTCCAATGTAGCTGCAATTATTGAATCAGCAATCTCATTTATGGAGAAAGTAGCAAAAGATGCGTCTCACGGTTACGATCAGGCATATCGTTGGAATGAGCGCGGGGATTACGATTGTTCGAGCTTAACGATTACCGCCTGGGAGCAAGCCGGAGTACCGGTCAAATCCAAAGGTGGCGCTACATATACCGGCGACATGTACTAGGCATTTATCAAGTACGGTTTTAAGGATGTTACCGGCACCGTCAATCTCAATACGGGGAACGGTATGTAGCGCGGAGATGTTCTTCTTAACCATGTACATCATGTCGCTATGTATTGCGGAGCCGGCAAAGAAGTCGAAGCCAGTGTGAATGAACTCGGAAAAGCAACCGGCGGACAACCCGGCGATCAAACCGGGCGAGAAATCCTCATTCGTGATTACCGGAACTATCCGTGGAATGCAGTACTTCGATACGTCGGGAATGGTACCGCGACAACTACCGCGTCAACATCTTCTTCCGACATTCAGTATGGAGATGTCGGCGATGCGGTTAAGAATATACAGAAAAAGCTTAACTGGCTGATGAATGCTCACCTCGATGAAGACGGCGAATTTGGCGAACGTACTTACAATGCCGTTGTTGAGTTCCAGAAGAAATATAATCTTGAAGCTGATGGTGTTGTCGGTGCTAAAACGCTGAAGAAAATTAATTAGCTAGTTAAAGAAAGAAGCGATGCGAAACAAGCTACTTCTACAACAACCAAACCAACTTCACCGAAACCAACTTCGGCTAAACCAATTTCGGCTGCAACAACTCCGACAATTAACAAACAGCGAGCCGATGGAACATATACTGTCACCAAAACCGTCCAGTACATCGGTAAATCAATTGATAATAATCTTAACGTGAGGTCTGGTCCGGGGTATTCTTATGCTAATATTGTGGCATGGCCTCAGTTAGAAAAAGGATATGAGGTCGAGGTTTGTGATAAGGTCACTGCTCTCGATGGTTCAGAATGGCTGTACATATGTGTTAATTCACATATTTATGGTTTTGTAGCTGCGTAGTATATTGCTAGAGTTAGTTGAGAGGAGGTGAGACTAATGCCCGAACAAGCTGAAATGTTAGAATATGCGCTATCCTTGGATTTACGTGCGTTAGTAATTTCTCTAGTCGTTCTTGCATCCGTTGGGGTGGCAGTATATATGCTGGTCAAGAAAATTCAAGAAATTACGGGCATAGAGACGAAAACAATGAGATCACGGCGTTTAATGAAAGAAAATATAGCGTGTTTAAAGGACGAAATGGATCAGATGAAAGAAGCACAAGCAGAATTTCGCGAAGCTCGCAAATAGTTTAATTAGCGGATGGAAGATTCTTAGACACAAGTAATGGAAGCTATTAACAAATTACAAGAACAAATTACAAAGAAAGAATTTGAAGATAATAAGCGTGAGATAGAAAGTATCAGATGGAATATATTAGATTTCGCAAATGCTGTAAGAAACGGCAGAAAATATGATATAGAAGCATATAACCATATTGAGGACGTTTATTCATCTTATGAGGGATTACTTCAAGAAAATGGAATGGAGAATGGTCGCGTAACAATGGCTATGAAATTAATAAATGAAAAATATGAAGAGGGGATGCGCGATGGATTCCCAGTATAAGGAAGTGATGTGAGTGTTTAATAAGATTAAGAAGAAAATTAAGTTTTCGAATGTGATGGTAATTCTGGTTGCAATTCTGCTTATTTTATTCACACTTCGAATATTGGATATTGTCGAGCGTGGATTAATGGAACCAAGTTCTTTAATAGCCGCAGTATTTGCAGCGGGACTGGGTGAATTTGGGATATTGGGCTATATTAAAGGAACAAAAATAAAAAATAACTATGACGGTACAAATGATGAATTACCACCGGGAGTAGGATAATAAGGAGGATAATGTATGAAAGGATTAGAGAATTTCTTACGATTTATTAATGAACATTATGTTGAGATATTGGTCTATATTGGACTGATTATCGGAATCATCCAAAAGGTAAAAGCATTTCTCGGCAAATCAGACGAGGAGAAAATTGAGATTGCTAAGAAGCAAATTAGAGAGACTATGCTGAGAATGATTACTCAGGCAGAGATTGACTTTGACCAGTGGAACGAAGCCGGGGCGGTGAAGCGCGCATAGACTATACAGACTATATACGAAAAGTACCCAGTGCTTTCGAGGGCTATAAACCAGGAAGAAATAATAGCTTTTATTGATGAACAAATCAATGAAAGCCTTAAAACGCTGAGAAAGATTGTTAAAGAGAACAATAAACCGGAGACTACTGAGGAAGTTATTGCTTCTACTCAGGTAATTACAAGCCCCGGTGAAGCTAATGGATAAATGGAGACTGCTGCTCAACTGGGGCAAAATCCAAAGAGCAACGAAATCGACTCCGGAAATCCCGGACTTAAAGAAGATAATTGAATTCCAAGAAATGAGGGTATGGGAATTACCCGTAATTGGACAAAATAATGACAAATCGCAACAAGATAACAACATGTAACTAAATAATTTAAGGGGATACCAAATCGGTGTCCCCTTTTTTTACGATTTGTTTGTACAGATTGCACAAACAACTTTCATCATATATCCAATTCTTGCCTTTCTGAAGCGAGGTAACAAATGTAACAAATTTGTGCCGTATCAAAAATGAGCGCCAGCCCTTGATTTTACTGAGGTTTGAGCGTTTTTGAAACTGTTTCGGGAAGGACTCTCGGCCCCCAGCCGAGCGCGCTACCAAGCTACGCCATACCCCGAAATATTCCTCAAACCCTTGTATTTACTGGGCTTTGGACATTTTGCATAATAGCACTTTTTTTGATAGTTGTCAAGCGAAACCTTTCAGGTAACAAAAGGTAACAAAATTTGGGGTAAAATGGGGGAAAAATAATTCCCGTTATTCCCCCATAACCTTCTTATTTAGTTCGGAAATGATACTTGTTTTGGTCGAGAAGTCCGCCACATCATACGTGTAATACTGCTCGTTGACTTCTGGTGAGTGACCGAGTAAACTCGCCGCAACCGTTGCCGAGACACCGCTACATCTCATTTTGGAGTTCAGTGTTTTACGGTATGCGTGGATTCCTCGTTCTGTAATACCTAAAGTCCGGCATTTGTTCTTAATGCAGCTACTTATTACATTTGTATGAATTCGTCCGGATTCTCCCGAGAATACAAATTCACTCAAGAACCCATTGGCAGTTTCGACCTTCTTGAGGTTATAAAGAAGTTCTTTTATTTCTTTTGTCATTGGAAATACCCTAGATTTGCCATTCTTAGTACCTTCAATGGAGTAGGTCTTGGTCTTGCGATTATACTTCTCTGATTTGTTAATTAATAAACGATCTTCAAACACGCAGTCCCAAGTTAACGCTGCCAGTTCACCGACCCTCATTCCGGTTAGCGAAGATAATACCACGGCATATGGAGGGATATAAGTCGGATTGTTTTGTATGTCATCCTTCAGCAGTGCCTGAAGTTTGGCATTATCCTCATCGCTGATAGTTTGGGCTTTTTGTGATCGTTTAGATACAGTACAATACTCATAAAATTCTCCAGGTTTCATAAACCTCATAACATCTTCGTCAATCATCTTGTGGCGGCAAGCGAACAACAAAGTGTTGTGAATGTAACCGAATAACATCTTGGCTGCTTTCTTCGGTAACTTTAGGCGTTCTATTTGCTGTTTTATAAATACCAATATGTCATCTTCGGTAATAACCGAAATTGGCGTATGCACAAAGTCCGTACCTTCCAGACATCTGGCATAATCAGTATCATATCTGACAGCCGTATTATCGGACACCATCTTGTCTTTATATTCTCTCCACTGAAAATACACTTCTTCGAACGTTGAGCCTAGCGACTCCAGATTTTTATAGCATTCTACTATAATATCTTCCAATTCTTTTCTCGAACTTCTTTTATATAATTTTCTGCCCTTAACGGGATCGGGCAAATACGTGTACCACTTCCCATCTTTGTTTTGCGTAATTGCATACTTGTGATTGCTTAGATACATCTTTCTTCTATTCATCTCATCAATCTGAGATTGGATATATGATGTATCTATAGTAGCATCAGATGCAAGCAAGCGCAATATCTCATCTTCGTTACCGCTACCTATGGTTACATCACTTCCTTATTAATATCATTTACAAAATTCACGGCTACTGACTTTAAATCGCCTAGTGTTCCGGAATTATCAATGACATAATCGTAACTCCAATCATATACTTGAGCATCTGCGGAATTACTCGTGATTGGGGCAACTCCGCTTCTGGTGACCAGTATGGTTCTAATCATTGGATATTCTTTTACCATGCGCTCGATTTCAGCGCGTTCTCTAATATGAAGGAATAGCATTTCATGGATATCGTCATCTAAAAAATCATATATCTTTTTCTCCATAGATTTGTATGGAGTGTCTGAATATTCCGAACATAAAAATTTTATATCGGAAAGAAATTTCCTATCTTTTTCGGATTTACCGCCCGCCCATCCAAGCAGTGTAGCAGCTTCCTTCACTACCTGGACGGATGAGTAGTTTATGGTAGGCACGATTGAACTTACCATACTAACAAATGTATCTTTACCGGCGGTTGCCGGACCATTAATAATAAAAATACTCTTATGCATAATCTTCTAATTCGAACGGGATCTCAGTCTGATAGTAATTCTGTGCTACGACAACCATGTATTCTTCGTCTCCTGGATAACGTTTAACATAAACTAGCGTATCTCCGGTACCGGTGTAAAACATATCACCATAGTCGTCATCAAATCTATTTTTTCGTAACTTAAGAATCGCTTCTTTAATAAAGTCGGTTACTTCCTTGTCTTGTACATGAACCGTCTCACCGTCGGTGGAATCAAAATGCCAGAAATTATCCGGGAAATTCAGATTATCAATTGTTACTTTTTTATCAAGGTCCGGGTGGTCAACACAAGCCTCTTTCTCACAGCAAGGACATTTAAAATACATCATTCCAAGATATCCCTCGTGTAAATCGTCTTCACTCTCCAATTCGATGATTGATCCGCAGTGTTCGCAAGTTACTTTAATAGGAAATGAAATAGGCGAAGATTTATTATCGCCATTCTGTTTAATAATCTTCATGTTACCTCCCCGTGCTACCAAAACCACCATTTCTGGTTGCTGTGACATTATCATCGGATGTAATGCCGAATTTAAGAAATACCCCTTGGACGATTTTGTCACCTGCTTCAACAACCATAGTTTTGGAACCTTCATTACGAATCTTAATGAATATATGGCCCTCATTATCTGAGTAAGCGTAATCACCATCTATTACCGGAATCGTGTTCGCGAATTTTAAATGATATTTAAATCCCAGCCCAGATCTCGGAAACAGCATCAGTGTCCAACCGGGTTTATTAATCTCTACTCTGATACCGGTTGGAATCTTAATTTCGTCCTCAGGTTCCAAACAAAAATGCAACGGTGAAACAAAATCATAACCGGCACTTCCAGCAGTGCTTCTTTTCGGAAGTTTAATACTTTCATATATATCGGCTATATAATTTTTATCGGATACATTGAATGTATCTTCCCAATCTTTAACAAATTGGTCAAAACTTACCTTTAAAAAATTTCCAACTACTTTCATATAGTTTCTCCCTCATCATAATCAACAGTAAATTTCTTCTTATCTTTGAATTCGGCTTCCGCAGCTTTGACTAGAGCAAGAGCTTTTGTTCTGTCCGAAAAGACGGTCTCTTCTAATTCATCATAGTTAAATAGGAACGCTTGCTTTGTCCTTTTTTCAGTACCTACGAAGTAGGTATCCTCCACAGTGCGAATGCAGAGTTCATCCACTTCGTAGATTCCGGTAGCCGGGTGAATTCTAGCGTAATAATAAATGTCACCTTTAGTCATTATCTAACCTTTCTGCATACTGGTTATCTGACGCTAATCTCACTCCAAGTATGTCATCAAAATGTGATTTTTGATTTGGAATGTATCTTCCATATTTAATAATTAAATTGTGGAATACACTTAAATCATTCACCATGTCCAATATTTCAGACTTGTTATAGCCCGTATAAATAACAATATCGTCGTTACAATCATTATTCCTAAAATATTTAATCAGTGAGAATAACTCATCCCATGAATCGAATGGTTCCAGTCCTTGTAATACAACACTATTTGTTATTGGGTTATTTATGTATCTTTCAAAAAGTCTGCTTAATTGGACTTCAATATTTTCTGCTTTAACTAAAGATGAGTTTTGGCAAAAGTTTGTGCCACACTTAAAAGAACACTTTGGAAACATAAGTACCATTGATGGGACTCTGTAGTTAACAAAGTCCTCATCAATAATACCTTTTAAAATAATTGTATCTATCATTGCATAATACCATCGTTGCTTAAGACATTCATCCAACGGCGTTTGTCAAATTCACGTTTTCTGATTTTCTGATAACTACTAATCGGGACATAGAAACCAACAACTCTGGCATAAGTATCAGAAATAGGTTCACCACACTGAGGGCATTTATTCTCACTAATAAAAGCATGTTTATTCTTACAAACACTAATTTTTGTGGTGAATGCAAAATAAATGACTCCCATAGCTGCAACATAATTCAGCATATCCCATGCTGCGTCATTATTGGCAAATCTGTTTTCGACGTTGATGTGAGCAATACATCCACCACCACATTTTTCATCAAACAAAGAACCAAGTCTACATTTTTCCTGGATTGTACATTTCTCCATGAGCGGAATCCACTGATTAGAATAAATGAAATACTTGTCCTGCTCATATATTAAATTATCTGCCTGACAAATAACCCCAGCGCAGTTCTCAGCGGGAATCATTTCAATGTTGAACGTAAAGTCACACTCAAAATTATCCTTGACTTCATTCATTGTATCGAGGATTTTCGTAGCGAATTCTACCGCTTCATCAGAGTAGGACTTACAGCCGAATTCATCCGTATTAATTAATCCAAATAAATCCATAACTTCGTACATTCCGATTCCGCCGATTGTACAAAACTGTTTACTAAGTTCAACAGCTCCATCCTGATAATTGGGAAGTAACCCTTTTTCGATGTTTCTCTTAAGGATATGTCTCATTGAATACAGCGCTTTACAATCAAGCAGAACTCTCTGTCTAAGAATTCTCATATATTTCTTCTTATCAAACTCGCTCTCATAAGCAATTCTAACAAGATTAATTGTGCTAACTCGACAAGACCCAACGGAAAGAGCAGTGCCACCAATGGAATTGATAAATGCATCAAGCTTAGTAGTATCAGAGAGAAGCCTACAACAATTACTCAATACTCCAACATTATCGCTACAGAAGAAATTAGAATCATTCCATTCCACATTATGATCTGAACACCATCTGGCAAAATCTTTATCGACAAAAATATCCCAATTTCTTGTTTTAATCATTTCTTCGATTTCGCCGTCTTTAAAATCATTACGCTTAAGAAGAGAGTACGTAAGAACCGGGTATGTAAACATATTCTGTTCTCTCCTAATTTCGGCAACAACTTCCATGAATGCTTTCTGACATTCTATTAAATCTTCGACATGGTCAATAGCAAATGTTCCATCCGGAAATTCAACACCGCCGAAAATGCCCTCAAGATACGGTCTATCGAAAATTGATACGTTAGTGAAACTGCTCTGGTCGATTCTTAAAAACGGTTGATTGAGACGGTACACAATCTTCTGGAATTGCTGTCTGAGATAATAATCTGGGTCTTTAATAAAGTATCCAGTTTCAACGTCTTTCTTCCAGAACCACCATGCCCAAATAAGGACATTTGGCAAACCAACAGCGCCGGACTGTCTATTTGACAAGAAGGAAACAAATTCAATTAAATCGTCTACAAATGTCGTTAAATGCTTTGGGGATTGGTTGTTGTAGTTATTCAAAAAGAATAATCCCTCAGTAGCTAATCTTGTCAAATCATTCGCCCAACAATATGGGAAATACGATGCCGTTGTGCTATCATTCAGATAAAACCCTTTACTAAATTCTTGCTCGAACCACTGTTTTGCGGTTCTTAATCCCCACTGTTTCTTCATAGTAGAGAATATTTTATTTAGTCCAAAGAGTTTATCTTCACTTTTAGCCTTTTCTGTCATAAAACTACGGATGTCTCGATTGTTGGCGTTAGCATTCGGATCAATACTGGCATCAGCCAAAGTACCCTTATCCACGAAATTATCAATGAACTCAGAGAAGTCTAACTGGCTAGGATGAATACCGTTAATATATTCGAAATCTTCGCCATATTTATTCTTGAGTTCATTTAAGTATCTTTCAAAATCTTTAGTTAATTTCAGCTGAATATCCATAAAGCATCAATCCTCCAGTTCCTCAAGCCAGTCAATAGCTTCTTTAAATGTCTTTACTACTCCGTCAACCTCCAGAATTGGAGCAGATTTAAATCCTTTCTCAATCATCACATCCGCATCGGTAATTATCGTATATTTAATATTCCCCATGTCTAATTTTTTCTCTAAAATATTACATTTTGGACAATGAGTACTATACAGTATCACTTCCATCATCATTCCCCCTTCACATAGTATCTATCAAAGTCCTCTTCAATAGCTGCACACTTCTCAGAGTACTTACTGATAATCACATCAAGTTCCTTAACAATATTGAGTAAGTGCTTCTTAACCAGAATCGCCTGTTTAACAATGCGATCATTCTTCTTCAGTGCAACTTTCTGATCGGCGATTTTCTTACCTTTGGTTTCATCCCAGGAATCATTCTCACCAAGTTTGGCGACGCCGCGAATATACTGCGGATAAATCGGAAAGATATTGGAGTTAATAATATCCGCAATAATATTGCGATAAATCCTCGGACCATGAACATGTTTTCCTACTTTCTTAGCAAAATCACTTAATCCCAAGTCACCCGAATCATAAACACTTACAACAGTACCTTTTTCTTCATTAACATAATACTCGCTCATAATTATCCTCTCGCTAAGAAATCCATAAACAGCATTGTATCTTCGGGGTTCTCACACTTGAGTTCCAGATTCAGATTATTAATCTGTTCCTCATTAATAACCGCAAAAACAACCCTACTCAGCTTACTGGTCAGTACAATATCATCGCCCTCCGGGGACACCACATGAACCTGGCCTTTGCACTTATCGACCACATTGAAAAAGCCTTCAATGTTTTTGATGTTAAAAATCTTCATAGTTACTTACTCCTTTAATAATTAATCTTTGATAAAGTGTCTAATCTATATATAACGATTCCCCCAATTGTATTGCCGAGAACATTCAGTATCAAGAATGGTATATGCTCCATGGAGAAACCGGCAACAAAAAAGTAGTAGGCATTAGCCACACAATGCTCGAAGCCGCAGAATACAAATATTGTTACGCCTAAGATAATCCCCAGATATTTGCCGAGTTGATGGGGATTTTCACCGTAGCTTGTAACCGCATAATAAATCATTACATTACACATAATTGCCAAAGGAATGACCGCAAGTCCCTCAGATAATTTCGCTGAGCAAACAGCAGCTGCCTTATCTATCAGAAGTGGACGCCCTGCCCTGGTCAGCATTGCCACAATAAATGTGCCGAAGAAATTTCCCAGCAGCATCCACGGGAATAAAATAAATTTGGGACCACCGATTGTAAATGCTTTACAGATTTTGCCGGTATATAGGTTATAACCCATAGTGCAAACCAGTAGTAGCCCAATAGAAAAAAGAATAGATCCCACTAATTTGTTATCTGAAGCGAGAAATGCCCATCCGCCGATGCCGATTGCAATTCCCGCCATAATCGATTTAAAAAAATTGCTCATGCCTGATACGCTCCAATCGAAGTCAATTTATCATAAAAATCAAATATCTGGTGTTGGTCATCCACCGCCACTGGATTAACCACGACCGTTCTACCGATTAAAGAAGCGACTCCCATAGCACTGGTACCATCGACAACGTATTTTCCGCAAACAATATCTACATCAAACGGAGCAGCTTCACAGATAGCGCATAATTTATTAACTTTATCAAATTGAATCTGTAGTTTAATCATTGTTTTACCTCATTTCAAGTCTGTATAATAGTGAGGGAATCCGCCAAGTTCTTCAATTTGCTGTTCGTTGCACCATTCACTAACGAAGTTAATATTGCCGGAATTCTCCAAGCAATGAAGTACATCCCCAACGTCCAAATGATGATCCTGAAGGACAATCTCATTATTGATATATAATCCTTCCCAATCATTGACTCGGCAAATTCTTACTTCGCAAGTAGGTAAACCAGTTCTAATATATGAAAAACCATCGATATTTTTCAGCCTATCATATAACATCTGGACTGCTCGGGATTTACCGATATTTTCGTCTGGGGCATTCACAGATAATTTGCCATGAAAAGTCACATCAACCGTCATTACAGTCACCCCCTATAATCTTACCGTCCACCCACAATGCTGCTTTGCCGATGTATTCAAATTCAGTAGCCGATCCGAGAGAGTAAATATAAGCAACTCCCCCGTTCAGCATCGGCACTCCAATTCTATATTTAATATCACCGCCGTCAATCTGTTTGATTTCAGTGATTATTCCTATTACTCCGCGCCAGTCATGTTTTTCATTAAACTGTACGACGTCGCCTATTTCTGTCCACCAACTCATTCTTCGTCCACCTCGTCGTTATTGTCACCAAGCTTGAACTTGTGAATTGCTCGAACGAGCTGATCTAGGGTAAGAAGACCGGGATTATCCTCTTTATCAAGATTGGCTTTTATATCTTCGAACCACGACAGAAGGAAATCGCAACAAGTATTCCATCCTGTTTCGAACGAATGCTGAATGTACCATCTTGTACGAGCATATAGTTTATCAAATGTTTCGTCATCAATATTCTTAGTAGCGCGAATATCAGCGAGTTCTTTAACCTCATCTGCTTCGAGATTGGTTATTGTATTAATAATATCTACGGGTTTCATCGTTACCTCCTTATTTAATAAGTTTCAAAAATTCTTCCTCGGTAATAATCGGAATGCCGAGCGATTTAGCCTTTTTATTCTTGCTACTATCACTGGTAGCATCATTGTTAATCAGATAACTGGTGTTTTTGCTAACAGAACCAACCACTTTACCGCCGAGATCTTCAATAACCTTCTGCAATTCACCACGATTTTTATAATGATGAACAGAGCCGGTAACAACAAATGTTTCATCGACCAGCGGATAATTCCCATCCGGCTTATTCATGAAATCATCGCCAATAAACGATACAATGTTGGCGATATCAATCATCTGCATATGGTTCAGCATCCACCACTTATTAATGTTTCGGCTAAGCACCGGACCGATGCCGGGGATATTTGAGAAATCATACTGGTTGTCACAAGCTTTACTGAACGCATCGAATGTCTTGAAGAATTTTGCCAGTAGTTTACTCTGACCTTCGCCGATTCCGGGGATTGAAAATGCGGTAATAAAGTGAACTAAGTCGCACTCCTTACTTGACTCGATTGCAGCTAACAAATTGTCGATTGACTTCTTACCGAAACCGTCAATCTTATAGAGTTCGTTCTTATACAAATGAAGAGAATATACGCTCTCAAACATATTGGTTAAGTAGCCAAAGTTAATCAATTTATCCAGTGTCTGCTCCGAAAGTCCGTCAATATCCATACCCTTTTTCGACACGAATGTAACCCATTTGCCGAGAGTTTTTCCGGGGCATTCGTCATTAGTACAATAAAGAACTTCGGATTTATTCTCCTTGACTATGCGAGTCGGGGCAGAACAAATTGGACAAAATTCGGGGATTTCAATTTCGCCGTTGCCGTCATCATCTACTGAATCTACACCCGGGATTACTTGGTGGAGTTTCTTTATATAGCAAGTACAACCGTTAGTAATGCCAAGCTGTTTCATTATTGTAATATTATGAAGCGTGGCCTTAGTAATTTCTGAACCATCAATTTCCACTGGCTCAAAATTAGCCACGGGGGTAAGCTGCGCAGTCTTGCCAATTTGCCACTCAACAGAAATTAGTTTAGTAGGATATGAATCATCTGCAAACTTCAGAGCTTGGGCATTTCGTGGATGATGGGCCGTTGCCCCAAGAGAATCTCTAAGATTTAAGTCGTCATACTTAATCACAATACCATCAATCGGGAATCCCATATCCTCAGCAGATTTCTTCAGCATATCGATAGCATTCTGAATCTGATCTGCGTCACTATTAGCATAAAGATAAGTAGCATCAACAATATCGAATCCCAACGAATAAGCCTTGGCTAAATCCACAAAGAGTTCGCCCTCGCCGCCTTCAATAACATCCCAGGCGAAGAACTTAAGATGACGTTTTGCGGATATTGAACCATCTAGCAAATTAAGCGACCCCGCTGCAAGATTTCTCGGATTTTTATATTTTTCACTATCAATAATCTTAGAGTTAATCTTCTCAAAATCCGGATATAAAATAACACACTCACCGTCAATTACATACTTTCCTGACTTATTAATAGTCATCGGTAGATTTTCAATTGACATTGCGTGATGCATAATATCATTACCAACAGTACCGTTACCGCGAGTTTCAAGTCGTGTAAGTTTACCGTCAATGTAGGTAGCCGAGCAAGTCAATCCGTCCGCTTTCCACATTGCCACACTGTCATATTTAAGGAATGATTTAACCTCATTGACAGTGTGAATTTTATCCAATGACAACATCGGATGTTCGTGTTTAATTTTTTCAATAGCGTCAATCGGAGCAGAACCGACGGTCTCTACGTAACCAAGCTTTTCTGCTCTGGCAACAAGTCTGTCATACTCCTGATCGGACATGATTGTCTCACCAGAACCATAATACGCTTCTTTGGCTCGGGTAATTAAATCTACCATTTCAGCATATGTAGTCATAATTCTTCCCCTCAAAGTTTGTTGTTATAATAGTTAACAGCAGCGTCTAAATAATTAAAATGAACCGACTTCTTTTTGTTCTTAACATAATGGACTACACCATATTCCACACTAGAATTATCTAAATCTACCAATGCGCTCAGTGTAACTCGTCCATTTTTGTTGCTGTCAGAAGCCAGTTCAATTTCGGGTGTCCACCCTTCAAAATCTTTTACGTTAATCATATAATTACCTCAATCCCACAAGTTCCAAAAATGTTTGGAAAGTAACTCAAATGCACGGTCTTTGTATTTATCAACAGAATTGTCGATGTTTAGAATGTTATTGTTAATAGCGTCGAAGCAAGAAATCATTTCGTCCAATATCATATTCCAACGGTGCTCGCTGTCTGGGTCAAGTTCCCCATTATCCAGCATAAACACCGGATGACTATGAAAATTATCTCGGAAATACATTAGCATCTGAGGAACAACATTCAGAAACCATGTATCAATGTCGAATGTGTCTTTCTCACACCAACCGTATTTAATTCGTTGATACGCATATTTAATATTTAATCCAATGTCCTGAATGCGTTCCAACGGATGGAGCAATCTATACTTTAGTGGGAATTTATAGCAAAACGGTGTATATGGTTTATATTTCATTCCTCATCTTCCTTATCGATCTGCTGCGCAAATTTTGTCGCCCTATATGATTTCTTAGTTCCGAAAATATCCATCCATGTGATAATTACCAGTATCCAAAAGGCAACATAGAAGATGATTGTTGCCGGTATGGACAATGCAAAAAGTACAATTCCGTAAATCCGGCCCAGAAAATTTCTTATGCTAAAGAAATCAGCCCAGAAACGGATCGGCGTTTTTATAATAGGATATGTGAAGACAAAAACCGCGTTGTAAGTAATCAACAGCACTAATAAAATTTTAATCCAAGTTACCATCGGCTCCTCCTATTATGAAAAAATCTCGGGATAATCCATTCATAGCCAAGCCAGACTATCATGATTACATCCCTACAGATATACATCCTTGGCATATTGCGTACTCCCTTCGTTTAATAATTAATCAGTATAGATATACTATATCACATGTTTATCATTTTTGCAATACATATTTAATAATTAATTATAATTTTCTCCAGACATTGGTGCTATATATTCTCTCAAATATTCTAACATTCTAGGTTCTTCTGGAAAGAACGGATTGATACCTTTAACCTCGGATAACCATCCGAAGAAGTTACTGCATAATTGTCCGTATCTCCAGTCCGGAAAATATTCCTTATGGATATTCTTTAGTTCTTCGTAAAAGCTATCTAGTCTATTAGGATCTCTCATTGTGTCCACTCCTCATAATCTTTATTCTTTTGTTTTTCTTCAAAACATTTCTTACAGATTGGGTAAAGCCAGCCCCTGGTTACCATCTTGCCCGGTTCTCCGCACCAGATGCAAGTTACCTCAGATAATTTTTCATATTTAGCGAGCCACCCATCATATTTGTCGGCAATACTATCCGGTACGCCACAATCATACCATGCTAGCCGACCCCATTTCTCCTTAATCTCAAGGATTACATACTCGTCAAGATAATTACCTTCAATAAGTATATTGCGCAGATCCTCACACATTTGAAGTCCAAAAGCTGCATACCATCCCTCGGGCAATTCATCCAATTTCGTCCAGCCATAATCATAATGAGAATTGTGTGGCCTCAGGAACGGGTATCGTTCTATCAGCTTTTTATTTTCTTCTCGAATGTTATGCCCATCATACTTCATCATTTCATCCCGGAATTCATCCCAACTCATCATATCAATCACCATCATTATCCACAGAGCAATATTTCTCAATGGCAGCGCTCATAATATCTTTTAGTTCATTTTCTTCGAATGTTGATCCGACACATTTAGAACAGCATTCACTATCTTCATGAGATAACATTAACATAAACGCATATCTGCCACGAGCCTGGTATTCTTTAAATGAAACCTTATCCGGATGCGGAATTTTCAAAAACCAATTATGATTATGTGAAGAGAACTCAATATGCTTACCCTGACCGTAATTATAATCAAATATATTTATAATTTCGAAATCTTCCAAGCCAAGATATCTTTTAATAACATCGCAAATATAGTTAAACGTATCTTTTTCTTTATATTTTTTGCGCTTATCCAGTTTATTACCGTCGTCATCTTCATTTTTTTTAACCATGCGCAACCAGTTCGCAGCCGTATTAATAAGGTTGCGATCTAAGGTAATATAATTAATTTTGGATTTATACAATCCAAACGCTTGTTTCTCCAGAAGTTCATACTCATTCTGAACATCTTCAAGAGCTTCTTTTTTCTTTGCTACTCTTTGCTCGGCTCTGGTAATCATATTGAATGTTCTAGAAGTAGTATATTCTATGCCCCATTCATCGGCGGTTTTTATAATAGCCATAAATATCTCCTTATATATTGATAATGTTTATATTTATATACATAAATCTCTTTAATGCCTATATTTATATTCATTAATTCATGTTTTTATAATTCCATAGTAGAAAAGAATAAATAATAATTAAAAGTGCACCGAGAACAATACTATAAGGTCTTGCTAGTTTTATGCCGATAAGTATTGATATTACGCCGTTTGCTATCATTATGATATAAAACCAGAACCAAAATCCTAATTCATGTTTCATTGTTTTTTCCTCAACTTTTTCTCATGTGGATATCTTTTGTAGTGCTGCATCGGCAAACCATGCATTTTGCGCCAGTTATTACTTCCATTAAGAATAAATCTTTTCATATTTTTTATATCGACACTATCTACATCTATCGTACATTTAAGTGTTTTATCGCTGTCAAACCTACATACTACTTTATCTTTTTCCCCAGATGCGATATCATTAAGACTCTGGACTTTCATATTAAACATGCCACTCCCGATAACATTACCAAAACCATCAAGTATATAACCAATATTTTCAACTACCTTCATATTGTGTCTCCTTATGATTTATCCAATCAAATTTTATTTCTATTAGCTGTTTCTTATTTAAAGATATTTGACCTTAACTTTCCTCATTCTATTTTTCTTTTCACAAATCTCAATAGCTTTGTTAAGATTTTCTTTGTCATATCTGAATACGGTTTTATCAAGTTCATCGCTAATAAACGTCCAACCATTATCCATGCGCCATCCCCAGATATTAGTAAACCAAACCGCAACAACTTCGCATTGTCTAATCTTATATTTACCAAATAGTCCTTGATAAATCACATAACAATATCTGTCAAGTCCACCACCGGGGAACGGAACAAATGGAGAATCAAACTCTTTATTGAACTCTTTTATTTCAGTACCATCATAATCAACAGCTGCATCTTTGTGCGCGGTAAATAACATATTATTAATTCCTTTACAGACAAGTTTATTTATAATCTGTGCCGTTTTACACTCCGCTTCAGACACTGATTAGTACACGGAGAAACCAGGCTCATTCGTCCATTATGTTTTTATCCACGTTCGGTTGTGGTAATTCTTTCCTTACATTTGTCAGTGAGCGGAAATGAAACCTTTTAATGAAATTGCTCACATCTGCGGGTGAAGATTTGCACTTCACATGAGCCAAATTCGCCATCATCGGTTTGCCATAACTGGAATTCCTGTTTGTTAGGCTCTTACGTTTAAGCGTATACCTATTCCGCCACCGCAGACAAAATACTTATTTTATTAGGTATCAAAATCTTCCATCTTATAAGAATGAATAGTTACAATTTCTCCCTCATCTTCAGTTTCGTCATAAAACAGATGAAGATCTTCTCCATCATTGTCAAAATATAGTCCTTCAATCTCAAAACCAGGATTAAATAATAAAGCTACTTCGATGGCTTTATCTTTGGCAGCACTTACATCATAATAACAATATCTCCATAAATCATTTTCAAACTTAAATGTATATATAAATTTAGGTTTATTCATAATTAATCTCCATCTACTATCGGTATTATCTTCAAATATAATTGAATCGCCAATATTAACAATCTTTTCTTTACTAGCTATAAATTCTGCCACTTTTATGTTTACCCCTTAGTTACCTATTTTTATTAATCTAGTGTCTTTATCACCAAATCTCCTCGCACAAATCTGTTTACCGAGCAAAATCCGTAGGACATACCGTATCTTTTTTCCCATTTCTTTGCTATACGTTTTTTCTTATGAGGTCTGCTTCTCCATCCAGTTCCGGTAATACATAATTGATGCGCAGGTTTATCATCTCCTGCAAGAATTTGTACATACTCATGCTCATTGGAGAAAGCATATCTCGACAAAACAAATCTTTTTTTAATTATATTGCCGCTATCATCTGTGACATCGCGACATTCTGCTTCGATGGTAAAGTGAATTGGTGTGTTATCAACGGTTATAATATCTTTACCATCAACTAGCACATGATGTACTTCATCTATTACTTGATCCCCTAATCTAATTGCCATATTTACTCCTTATTGTTTGCATCATTATTTTTAATAATTATATGGGCTGGATAATATTCTAGTACGGTTCCGTCATCATTGTTATATATAACACTGTCTACTTTATGTTCTCCTAATTTCATCGGCAGCCACGATACCCCTTGAACATTATGAAGTCCATTCTTCTCAATAACATTATATTTAGTCTTTATTATTGAAATATTATCTGGTAATTCTTTATTATTTATTTCGTCTATTCCTAGGGTAGCAGAGCTCAATTGTTCTAAAGTATATAAAAGTGCCTCATTATCGTACTGTATGCCGACAGACTTTTCATATTCTTTTTTTATTTGTAGTCTCTGCAAATCACAATCATTTATTGGGGAATGAGATTTTGTGCCAAAATTTGGAATTCTACCCAATACCATCTTTTGTTTTTCGTCAGAATCATCGGCTTCGGCTATACCCTCAAAATACAGCGTGTCGCTATCTGTATCTAAGTTTCTATAAAGTTCCGCATTCGTAAATTCAGTTATTACAATATTTCCTAAACTAATCATACTTATCATATTTGTTCACGAAGGTAGTGGTTGTTTTGATTTTTCATCGTGAATTTTTCTCCTTTCTTATTTAATAATTAACTTGCATATTCCCATCTATAGCCATATGCATTTGTAGATGTCCTTATAGCTTTTGATATTTTTGTCTGAATATAAAGAAAAGAATTTTTTGTTATTCCACTGTTGTATATTTCTTTCGCAGCATTAACAATTCCATTATATTCTCCAACTAAATCATTATTATTATATTTTCTTACTAGCCTAAAACTTCTACTTCCCACATATTTTTCATTAGGATTATATTCGGATAAAAACCTAAATATATATCCCTTGGCAGTTTTCTTTTCTTTTTTACATACTTTTCCAATTAGCGTGGAAGAAATGTTGAGTTCCCTACTTGCTTCTGAAATACTATTATATTCTTTTACTATTTTATGTGAATATTTATCAATTGCCACTATGGGTTTTTTATGTCCCATTTTGGGCATATAGGGTTCAAATTTTTCATCAGCGAATCTAAATAATAAATTTTTATAACTATTTTTCCTTTTTGCGCATAATAGTACAAACTCTTGCCTAAAGTTATAATGCCGCGCAGCTTCAATATAATTATCAAATGTACTAATTAACTCGTTATTATTATTATATACAGAAATATTTCTTGTTTTATTATATATATGATCTGGAATATCTACCGAAAAATCTATATCGTGTTCATATCTCCAAACATATCCATAAGCGGTTCGATTACGGCGAGAACAACAACTAGCTATAGAACCTATATATTTAGTACCGACACTTTCGGCAGCTTCTTTAAGACCACAATACCTATCTACCAATTTTCCAGATAAATCAAATTTATATATGATTATTTGGGATTGACTAATATTATCTCCGCCAAGTGTACAGTTATATCCATTTAAATCTATAAGACTATTATATTTTTCAATATAATATTGTTCATATTCTTTGGCTTCTTCTTCTGTCAATCCATATGCCAGTATTTCATGTTTAATGTTTTTCCATCCATACTTCTTGATGGCTGCATAAACTGGTTGCCCAGAATATCCTTCCCCAAATTTCCCCCAGCGGTCAAATACATTAGAACTTATGCCTATATAATTTTTTTGATTTGGGAAAATATGCCTATATACACAAAAATCTTCCATGTATTCTCCAATAAAACTTAGTTTTCAACAAAATAAAAAAGGCAATATATCATGTCGTATATACTCATCGATAGTTCTCATATTCAGATTATTATGAGTTTCAGATTGCCCCAATATTAAAACAAAAGATCTATGATATGGATCAGACGCGTTAACATTTTCATAGAATTTTTCCAATGCATCCTTTGATGGATTCTCTATGTAATAACCAGAATAATTATCATATGGATACCATTGTACGTATATTATGCCGTGCATAGCACACCAATCATGAAGTCTTCTCATATTTTCTTCATCAATCTTCTTCATAAATTCTCCAATAAAATCTAATTTTCAAAGTCCTTAACGTCGGCAAACTTATCAAAATATGACTTATAAAAATTGTCCATATGTTTGTCGCATATTTCTTCCGCCATTAATTCTATCAATTCAAATGTCCCACGTTTATTAGTAAACGTCTCTAATGGAAATCTATGAATAATTCCATTAATAATAATACTATATAACTCTTCTATAATGTCCATATCATTCTTCTCATCTAAGACTTGTTTTATTGTATTCATATGTAGCACATATTTTACCAACTATATATCCCAACATAAAAACAACATTCCCAATTGCTAAATAGATTATTATATTATTCATATTTCGCCTTCAATCTCTCAAGTTCCGCCAGTTCTTTCTTCAGCAATTTTTCTTCTTCCTTGGCAGCTTTTCTTGCATCCTCTTCAGCAGATAATATTTTATTAAATTCTTCCATTGATTTCCAGGAACTATGTCCATCGCATTCGCTCATATATTGATAAAAAATATCCTGGGCAATTTTCTTCGCAAGATCTTTATCCCTTTTATTAAGATTCACATATACACTTATCCAGTTATATCTTCCATCAATATGATTACTCCGTAAATATGGTGACTGATATATGTCAAAGTCCTCAGATATACGACAAGGCTCTGAATCATCAATTTTGAATACAACCGAAAACTCATATTTTACTGATACGCCTGATAAATCAGCTTGATTATCAAGACATTTAATTTCATGAATATCTAATTCTTCTGAAGGGTGACTTACAACATATTTTTCTGCTTCATCTCTGGTAGTAAAATAACCATATATTTGCCAATCACTATAGTATGCGTACATTACAAGATAAATTGTTTTATCCATAGCTACTCCTCATTTTATTCCTTATTCCCAGCCACCATAAAACTTCCATACACCTCACACTCATCAATCCACACGCCACTCCTATAGATATTATAGAAGTGACGATAGCAAGCATTCGCTACCAGTGGATTGTCAAATATCATTATTTGAGGTTCATTGTTTTCATCTATGTACGTAATCGTCCAAACAGTACGCATTACTCCTCAACCTTTTCAGTGCAATAGCAAACCCCATCAAAAGTACCAAATACCTCTTTGGCAAGATCCTGATAAATCGTAGTGTGAATACCGTTTAGGTCAAAAAGTGTATCATTATAATACTGAACAACCTTCGGAGCAAAAACCACAAAGCTGAGTGGTCCCCAGAGAGTTTCCACCGTAGTAATGCTCGATACTGCCGGATTGCCGGAGAATGCCTTACAGAACAAATCAATTTTGTCCTCTCCAAGTTTATTGGCTGGAATGACGTCAACCTTTACAGTGATCGCGCCAAACTGCTTCTCTGTCGGAAGAAGTTTTGTGAGCGCTTCGGCCTTGTCGTTGCCATTCACTCGCAGCGTGATAACCTTGCTCATGTCGTCATAACTAAACTTGATGTCCTTATCTTCTTTAAACATTGTTTCAACCTGATTCGCAAATTCCGTCCAGGGTGCTACCAGTTTTGTGTTCTTTTCAGTTACATTTTTCATAATATTTTTCTCCTTTGTTTTTAATAATTAATTTGTTATCTGTGATAAGTAACTCGTTTATTGTCGCTAAACACAACAGTTATCTTATCTGGATATCCATCTGGATTCGACTTCAAACTTCTGTATTTAGCAGACTCAATTGACTCGATTGTTTTATGAGATTTTTCGCAATCTTGCGCAGCTTTACTCGATGCGTATTGTGTCCCGCAAATTTCACATTGATATAAATTAACTTCCTTCATTGTTATCTCCCATGTTTAATAATTAATTAGTACTCTATTATAATACCACACTCCGCATCATATTGCAATAGCTATTTAATAATTTATTTATTAATCACTCATTCTTATTCTTCCCTCTAAAAGATGTTTTAACATCAAATCCATGGCTTTCAATTTTATCAATATCAGTATTACCAATTGGTTCTCGCCTCTCGGAAGAACTTTTTTCTAAAGAAAAATATTCCTCGAATGCTAGATACACATCAAGCGGATCAATCCATTCAGCAATCCCACATGCTTTCAATAGTGGAATATGTTTCTCGATTTTTCTGTTCGAATCATTACCGGGATAAATAAAAAATCTATTTATACTCCTCCAAATTTGATAGTTATTAGTATCGATTGCCTGAATTTGTGAATCAATCATTTTCTCTGGATCTTTAAGTTTATAATATCCGGGAATAAAACCAAAGTATATAACGTCTAAACTAATCAGCTTCCTAGCCTTATCGTAGTTTTTCCATGATCTTAGCAACTTTATATTATAATCAGATGGGCGATAATCATCGAACTTGATTATATCTACACTGAATAACCAAAAAGAATTACAAATTTGAAGTAATAGATAATTTTTATTGCTATAATCAGTAGATTGCCATCTATTAACTTTTAAGTTCTCACAAAGAAGCTTCTTAGTTAATACAAACGAATCCCGCCGATCAAACACCAAAGAATTATCTCGGTATATGTTCTGAAGGTAATCATAATAATCTGTGTTCGCATCTATTATTCGCATATCATTCCTCGTTTACATGTTGAACAACTTTTTTCCTCTGTTAATTGTTTAATTCTCCTTAGATTACTTTGGACTTTGCAAGCCCATTTAATTCCCATTCCTCTGATTATTTATCAACTCAAACATTGCCGAAAATCCATCACACATTCTATCAACCAAAACTTTGTTTTCTTCCGACAAATTATTTATAATATTAATAACTTTATTTTTTGGACACCAATTCGGACGAGAATTTATATCTACTTCAAAAGAACTGATATCAAGAATTTCTTTTTCTTTGGATACCGGCATTCCACAAATATATTTGTTTCCGAATTGTTCTATACTTAAACACGATCCACAATTCTCTGGAACTTCAAATTTCATACTACTTTTCCTTTTTCTCTAACTGCAATCCACGACCCATCTTGTCGTACCTCAACCTTATATATCCCAGGAGATCTTACATCAAATTTCACTGTCGCAATTGGTTTTGGAAGCGGAGCAATTCCAACAGGTTCGCCAACTTTAACATACTTAACTTCGCTACCAACAAATTCAGCCATTGCTAATCTCTCCTATTCATGCATTCCAACTAAATCTTGACTCAGTATTTTGTCCGCAGTAAGCTGCGTGGAATAAGACCCATAGAGATTTAAAAATGTAATTAATAAAAATATTTTCCAAAGTTCATCCTCGGTAAGTTTTTCAAGAAAATCATATTGACCAGAGTCCTTAAAAGTCTTCATTAATTCATCAAAAGGTTCTTTAGCATAATCTTCCATCTTCATTCTTTCAACCTCGCCAAGCTGCAAAAATCATGTGGTTTTTTATCCTTAATATATAATTCGTCTATTACGTCACAATCACCATATTCAAATTGAGTACCTTGATATAAAACATTACAATAGTATATACAATCTTTGCAATGTATAATCTCTTCACTTGGAAGGCTACCCATCATTGTTCTGGCCTGAGAATAGAATCCCAGTTCGCCATTTTCTATAGCGTCTTCAAGCTGATCTAGGATATCAAGTGCATCATCTTTATTAATATATTCACTCATCTAATTTTTCCTCAAATTTTTCACAATGTTCCCAGTGTAAATCTTTGCTAATGAATCCAGAAGGTCTACATCGGCAGCAATAATCATGGTCACCATTCATATGTATGCTCCAGGCTTTTAAGTTGGCGCAGCGTTGACATTCGCTATGAATATCTTTAAAAATCATGGTAATTCCTCCTTATTATCTTTTAGCCCATAAACATTTGACTTTTCTTTCATTGCCCTTCTTAAAAGAATTTGTTGTTTTATAGCAGTCATCATATTTAATAAGTGATCCAGAGCAGCTTCTTCTTCATCAGTTAAATTATTTCTAAATGACGTTACAAATCTGAAGTCAATCATGATTTTACGGTATCTCCTCCGGTTTATAAAAATCCAATTTCAACTCTTTGGCTCTCTCAAGATATTCTTCCGGGCAATCTGTACTAATACCATCAACACATGAGCTATAACATTGCTCGACAAAATATGTGCATCTGGAACAATAATAATGTTGCTCAACGGTGCCAAATCCCCATTCGGAATACCTTACATATTTGTTTTCTTTGCCACATACTGGGCACTTCAGTAATCCTTTATCCATTCTCGCAATCCTTTAATACAACCTGAATAATTCTGTTCTGAATTTCTCCTCGAATTACCGAATAGATATTAGACTGTATTTCTCGTCGTAGCATACTTGGTAATATCTCTTTTACTCGATATTCGACTACTTGTTTGATCGCTCGCTCGCTTTTTTTTTCAATTTCCTCACGAGCCATTTCTTTAAGGGTCTCTTGGTTAATACCAGCATCAGCAAGCAGCTGACTAATTTGTAAACGCAGTTCACGCTTTTCTTCGTATGTCATAATTTTACCTCATTCAATAATTATATGTTTATCCGGTTCATTACATATTTCACAAGCATCTTCTTCGTTCATCGCAGTAACATTATAAATCGTAAGCCAACTGATTATGTTGCTAAAAATCAATTTTGCATCTTTAACTGTATCAGCCCAGATATAATATTTAGGCTTTCTTGGATTTTTCGGCCTGTAATCTGCTTCAATTTCATATAAACGCATTCAATACCTCCAATATTATTGATAACAAACCAGAATCTCTACGTTTGTATCTATAAACGTTTCTTTGATTAGAGCAGAAACATCTTCCCAGCGTAATTTATCTAATCCGCAGCCAATCATCGGCATTGCCAGTTTATCGATCTTGCGAATTTCGCAGTCCTCTTTCATCCAAAGCAGCGCGTTTTTCATGGTTGCTAATGTCGGCTTATTCCAATAGTTGCGCTTTGTTATTAGATTATAGACGGGATCCGTAATAACACACAACCCCTTGAATTTATCTTGGAGCTTATCCCAGTAAGGAGTTCTGGACGCTGGATACATTTCGAATAATCTCTTGCGACAATTAAAGCGTTTATCAAATTCTACAGCGATTCCTGCGCCAAGTTTAAAATCTGCACTGATGCAATGCGCCAGGTAATAGCTATCATCAACGGTGAATAAATCACGTTTTTCTTCTTTGTATATCATAACATCATCCTTTTTAGATTAATCATTGTCATAGCAAATTGTTCTAGGTATCAACTGATTATTAATCGTTGTATACTCTAATGCAAATTTCCTGCCGCTATTATGGATAAATTTTTCTACTGATTTTGGAAGCTTATCAACACCAATAAATTCTCTTCTTCTTTCCCCATAATTGTAATATACAATATATTTGCGAGGTTCATTAATTCCAACTGCTTCAACTTTGTATATCATATATTTTTATTTCACCTTCACGAATCCTTTAAATTTTTCTCCAGAGCCAGTTCCAGGTAATTCTACGAATTTATATAATTCGTTATCTTCACATCTTTCATACTGGCGTAACCTATACATGCTATGTCCTTTGGATTCCCATTCTTTAAGAAAATCTTTGATTTGTTTGCCAGTGAAAACCGTACCGTATTGATATGAGAAAATGTTCATTCTTCATCCTCATTAAATATTTTTTTTATATTCGTTATAGTCTTAAATCATCATAAGTTATTTCACGATCAAACGGGCCAACATAATAAGGTTTACAACTAATGGTGACATCAAAATCCCCAAACACTCCATCATGTTCTATGTAATGATAACCTTTATCTAACAGATATTTAATGGTCTGGTCTTTAAAGCCTCGTCCATGAAAAGTTGTCATCACAAATCCTAAAGATATTGCTTTTCTCAATTCTTCCTCGATTAACTCGATATCGTGTCGCACTTCTGGCGAAACTATTTCGTTTCTCATTTCTTCTGCTGTGATCATATATATAATCTTCTCCTCTATTCATCTTGGATTTCCAATACATATATTATGTCATTATCATCAGCTAATACATTTAACATATTTCCATCCATGTCCATTCTAGGAATATTAACTATTGCTGAATTTACGCTGCCATAATCATCAATAACCGGAACGGAACACGATAATTTCTTAGTGCCATCTTTGTTATCTACTATTTCAACGTTTGTTGCATTTATTAATCTGAAATCACTCATTGCTACCACCATAAAGTAATCTTTTTATTACTCACATACTTCTACGAATTCTTGATACCAATCCAAATAGTGTTTTGCATTGTTTATATGTTCTTCACAAAAATATGCTGGTATGCCGTTTTTATATGCAATAATATGTGGATCTTTTTTATCAAGATATTTGTTACACGTTAAACACTTTCTAAAAACTCTGTCTGTTATCGCATCAAGAAATTCATCTTCATAAACTTCAACAATCTGATTAATCATGATCAAATGTCGTTTTGTTCTCCTTTTATTTTATCGATATACTTCAGAATATCATCGCAAACTCGTTCACCAATAATGGATTCTCCTATAGAACATAAGCTCCCATCTGAGTAATAAACTTTACTGTCTTCAATATATTTAATCAACCTATGCAGCAAGTTACTATCACTCATTATAGCCTTGATCATACTGGCAGTTTCTGCATTACAATAAATATCATGTCCATCTTGTTTGATTGCGACATCTAATTCTTCAACAAATTCATTAAGTACCATTTGTTCTTCTCTTCCCCTAGCTACAAAAATCATCTGGTCGAGTTGCTTGCTCGGTTCCATCTACATTACGATGTTCGAAGCATGTCTCCACCTCATCGTAATAATTTAATTTCCAATGTTCACAATCTTTACATCGTACAATTTCTATTGGAATATCTTCATCTGCTAGTACATATTTTTCCGCAAATACCAATTTCTGGTCGCGGCGCTCACATAAATTTTCATACGCTTCTCTTAATTTTGGTTCTTGGTCTTCTGGGAACCATTCTTTAATGTCTTTAAACTCATATGATCCCATATAGGCCATTTTGGGTTTGTACTCAAAACTTATCATGCCATCTTTTTCTGTCCGAATTTCTTCAAACCATCTTCGCATTTCTACGGCATATCTTGGCTGGATTAATCTCTTATAGAATTTCATTTATTAATTATCCTCACAGCAATATAATCGCTCTCTTAAAATTTGGTTCATCCGACTCATATCTTCTAATGACGGCATTGTTTGTTCGGCTGCTATTTCCAGTGCTTTCAAATACGTCTTCATAACATCCAGGTATTCTGGATACGAACCATTTTCTAATCGTTCCCGTATCTGTTTTTTCGTAGCGGGCATATAAAAATCCTCTCTCATAGAAGCAAGACATCCGCCATCGCCACAAAAGCAAGTACAGCACGGTTTATCTTTTGTCCCACACATATTACTACACACCTATTTCATCCGCTAAAAACCCACTTTATCAACTACCCAATCGTTTCCACAAGCCTTTCCTCATAAGTTCATCTTCCAGTCTCTGATAACAAGGTGTACCGCCATCTACGTAAATATATCTAAATAGTAAATCTAAAACCGTACCCAGTTTTTTATCATTAGCTACAAAATTTGGGACTTTTACTTGATACCAAAAACCATTTTTAAATGAGAAGCATTTGTATAAGTATGTATCAATCTTATAATTAAACCGTTCATCAGAAGATACTCCCCATCCATCAGTAACAGTTGACCAATAATGATGAAGTTGCTTCTTCCAGATTTTGTCTCGTTTAATATATTGCCACTTCATTTTCATACCTCCATCAAAAACTCATTTCATCTCCAATCAATATCATTGGAGTAATCAAAAACATTGCCAGCAAAATTACTTACGTCAGCAAATCCATATTGCAACAAATCATTTAAAAATGCGGTTGCCAAATCCGTAGATTTACAATCTATAACATAATGTTCTCTATCATTTGCATGACCTAGATAAATGTGATCATCGGTCCCGCCAGGTTGAATAGCAATATCAAACCATATAATTTTATTTCCAATTTTTACTCTCATAATATGTCCACCATAAAATGAATTTTTATCTCATTTCAACATCACCATATTTCATACTTGGATCACTAAATACTTTTATTCCCTCGTATGTGCCAACTTGACCTGTACAATTATTGCATGTGCTTTTCGAAACATAAATTCCCATATCATTGAATGTTGGCATTTCTGCCAATGTATCCGGCGACATTAAAATTATAGGGCTATAATTGTGTGTGTTATTCCAAGCAGTAATTTTTCTGTCCAAAATTTCTGTATCAATGTGTTGTACAATGCTAAAAATATTTGGCATTTTTCCTCCTCAATGAAAGAATCGTTTCATTGGATTTTTTTAAAAATTTCCACGTAGTGATCCATAGTACCATCCCAAGTTTGGACAATCTCAACCCCTTTATTTTCAAGCATTTCAAGCACCCAATTTAACAATTTCGTGTCGGAACATGTAATTTTGCCCTCATATTGAATTTTTTCCATTTTTTACCCCCAATGAAAGTATCATTTCATTATCTAACAACAGTGAAAACAGCTGGATTAGCAACTCCATCTCCATCATATTCATACCGTTTATTATGCCATTTTCTTAGGTCTTCTCCATATTCCCAAAGTCTAGATAACAGATCGACTGCACATCCATACATAAAACCGGTGATACCATCCGTGTCAGCCTCATGCGATGTCTTTTCCGCAATATCATTAATATTTTCGCCATTAGATATACATTCTTCCATCATGTCTGCCCAACGAATCATATAATCTATAACAAATTTTGAATAACAGTCGTGGCTATTTACTTCAATGCATTTTTCGAATTCTTTTTCCATGTCCCTTTTTATCTTCATTTATCAAATAATCCTCTACTTATACTAAATTTACATAATCAAAACTTGGTTTATTGTAAGGATAATTGTTATGCTCCCATGTACATACATTTACTTCTATAAAATTAGGATTATCAATATCACTAGGATTAATATCATGAAAAATTGCAACTGGCATATCCTCTGGGAATTCTTGCAGTTTATTAATCAATTGTTTGACCGTCATCGGAAAATCCTTTCATTCAACATCAATTTCCTCAGTCCATTCAGACTGGTTAATTAACTTCCCGTGTTTTTTCTTTTCATATTCTAAGTGTTCGTCTGAAAATTTAAAAAAACTACGAATATGCCAAACATGATGTTCCTTCTCATCTTCAAATACATATTCATAAATCTTATGACTACGTACAACCATCAAATTCCTCCTATTATTTTCTCCTATTCCAGAATCCGATTGCTTCTTCTTCTGTAAAATATTCTCTACCATAGTAGCAGTCGGCTGCGATTCGCATAGTTGCAGGACAAGAATTACATGATATGTTCCAATCAAAATAATGGCAGTTTCCATCTATATAACTAATCTTTTCAATTTTAGAGTCTCCACCACAAAAAGGACAAATTTCAAGATTCATCAAATAACCCTTTCATTTTGTATGTTCTTTAGCTTCTTTTCGTTTCTTAAATACTTCGAGTCCAAGTAAATATATTTCATTTTTATTCGCATAATCATTGCAATCGCTTGAACATGGACAATTGCCCAATCCTTTCAATGTGCAGCAATCAATACTTGCTCCCATATCATGTTCACAATGGTAATATATACAATCTTTTCTTATCATTAGACCACCTCTCATTAATAATCCGGAAGATTTTTTATACTTACATCATATACGCTAATACTATCAATATTCTGTTTAAATATTGCCTGGAGCCAATCTAGGCAAGTTGCTATTTGTCTGGCATCATTTTCTGAAATGTTAATACTCGGATTATCCCGTCCAATAATACTTACTTCTATATTACGAGTTCTTTTTGCAAACTTATTGATTGTATCGTCAATGTATTTTTCTCGCTCAAGTAGCTCTCTAATTTTCATTGGTATATCTCCTCATTTTAGAGCGTTATCATTTTTTCCGCATAACCAATATCTATCTCATCTGGAGTTAACTTTTCATAACCGATAAAACACCCATTAACAGATATTTCGTTTATAAAAATTTCGAAGTCTGTTACTCCGCGCTCCTTGCAATAATCATATAATTCCTGAACAGTCATAATATTCTCCTTATTCTGCTTCAACAATCGTAGGTGCGACATAAATCTCTTTTGTATCCACATATCCATAAGCACCATCCGCAAGTGATTCCGCAACTAGAGTATCTGCATCAATCAGTCTGCCGTGATGTTCTGGGATATCAACAAGTGGACAAATATTACTTCTTTGTGTTCTATAAGCTATGCTATAATCTTGAAATCCCGGCTCATACTCTTTGAGTTTACAGCATGATGTTTGATGTAGGTTTGACCAGCCTGAGAAAGGACATACATCACAATTATCTGGCATCTGCATTCCTTTGATTAAAACACTCATTCATCCACTCCTTCTGCTTCAATCACTGCATTCATTTCTTGTATTGCATTATAAACATCGTTCCATACCGGCCTTTGTGACTGAGTTAAAAGCCAATTCATTACAATTCGGACTTCGTTTTCATCAATTAGTCTGCCATGATGTTCCGGAAGTTCTTCGAGTTCACACCATTCGGGTCTTTTTGATGAATCATAATTATATCTTGCTGGGATGCCGTAACTATACAGATTGCAATGATAATTATAATTGTCGTATATAGGACAATCCAGACAACTCGTGGGCATCATCATACCTTTAATCACTATACTCATTGCATCGCTCCTTAAGATAATCAATAAACGCCATCATTGTATCTTTATCAGATCTATGTGCTTGCAACGTTGCCAAAAAATTTGTAATTGCTCGGTAACAAGCTATCGAGAAATGGGTATATGGATCGCCATAAAAAATTATATCATCGTAATAAGGATCGGTATCTAAAATAAATGCATATCTAAAACTCATTCTAAGTCCGACCCCAAACCATTTAAAAACAAGTTCATATCTTTCATCAGTATCATCAAATATTACATCTGTGACTAGGAAGCTGAATTCCTTACTCATATATTCATACGCTACTTTAAGTTCTTTTAATCCTGTCATTCTTCTTTCCTCTTCCGCTAATTAAAATGCTCATCAGACAACCTCCATTATCTCTGTCATTAAAACCCATGTCCCAATAATCTGACAGATATGAATTACTTGATCAACCACAAGACTTATATTTCGAATATTAGCCTTTGAATGATCTACCCATCCATGGATAATCCAATTAACAACAAATGTTATACTCCAAGGTATTATTAATATATTATTGTTGATAATCATCATCACAGTTATTGGCAGCATAATCATAAATGTCCAGCTAAATGCATGTTCAATCAACGCAACCTTATAATCGTTTTTATAAAGCGGATCTGGTGCATTTTTCTCCCACCAGTATTTCTGCTTCATCTGCGCCAGAATTCCTTGGAGATAATAATCATCAACTATATGAAGAAATACCATCAAACATAATATAATAATTTTCATAAAACCCTCTCTTAGCTAAAATCTCCGTAGAAAACTCTACGTGTATCTTCATATTACATCACCTATAATACAATCCCATATACAGCTACAAGTCTGTTACTATAATTATTGCCACGTTGATTGCATTTATATATTTTTACCTCATTACCGTACTGTAAAACTAGTTTTCCGATTATGTCCTGGTCGTATGATTCAACTGGGATTATTTTTACTTTGTCAAATTTGTTGTTTTTAAAAAATTCAATTCTCAAATATTTTATCATAACTCCAATGTTAGTCCCCTCATATGAAAGAGAAAAATAATTCTCATAAAACAATCCTTTCATTGTCTCTGTCTAGTATAGTCTCTGCTTTTAATTTACAGTCTAATAAAGTCCGCTCTTGATATAATCCTTTATAATAATCTGTGCTATTACTATCATACAGCTGCCAGTGATTCCCATATATTCGATCCCAGGTCTTGATAATATGAAATCTCTCATCGTCAGATCTATAATCACCAGCTTCAATTCTATTCCATTTAATCACAGACGAGAAATCCCCCTTTAAGTCCAGTATATTTTGGTAGCGAAATAATTTCATCTCCGTGACACATCAACTTGCCATTGTGATACCAAAATCCATCAAGATTATCGATATTATTTTCAATGTACTCTACTACATATTCCGGAAGATACCAATGGTACTTTTTACTGTTAGCCTTGACAATGTCTATTGCTTTTAATAATTCTTCTTTATTCATAATTCACCTTTAGCACGTAATCGGCACCTTATTTTTGTCTCGAATAAGTTCAAGCTGCTGAGGAGTCGTCGGCGAAGTCCACCAAAGCGATTTGTTGGAATCACATCCGTCTTGCCACACCTCGTTTAATAGCTTTTCAAGTTCATCTTTGGTAAATTCAATTTTGCCGTTGCTATTTGTTGTAAATACTTTAACCATAACCTTCTCCTTATTCGTCATCTATATTTAGTTCCATCATATACATCGTAGGCTTCACCATTTTGAATCCGCATTTCTCATAAACATGGATTGCCTGATTATTGTCGGCATTAACCCATAGATTATTACATCCATATTTTTCACGCAACATCTTAACAACTTGCTGCCCGTAGCCGCAATTTTGATAGGGCGGAAAAATGCTTAGTCTGGATAGCATTTTGTTTTTGAGGTCAACTTCTGCTTCACCGATTTTTCTATCGTCATCAAATAATTCAATTTCTTGATATAACTCAGCTTCTTTAATATTGATATTCATTATCGTCCTCAATCTCCTCTACTGAATAATACCAGCTGCCACCACTAATCGCTGCATCACTTGCAATTAGGAATGCTTCTTCTTTGGAATCCGCAATGATATCATCGTATTCTTCCTCGAGTCGAACACAAACCCTATACCGTTTCATAATATTTTGTCCCCATCCAAATACGTTTTGACAACGTCCATATATTCGCTACGATAATTATCGATATCAGATTGCCAGGATTTGATTAACTCTGCTCGTTTTTTATCCATAGCCGACTGAAGAATTAACTTATCACTTTTCTTTTTTGCGTGAGCCAACCTCAGTTCGTCAAAGTACGTTTTCATATAAATTATGGTATTGTTGTAATATACACGACTAGCCCAATCAGAAATTTCCCATTTTTCCGGTGCAACCGCCATTAATTTAATAAATTCATCGTATGATATTGTCTGATAGCCTTCTTTATCATTATAATAACAGAATGCATTAACTATATATATTGAAATTGCAATAAATAATATCGCAACGGCAATAATTATTCCTAACTTCATATATTCTCCAATTCTGCGGATGTGGATTTGCACCACATATAGCACCATTGCAATACAACTCGTCATTGGTCGTTCTGAGTATGCGCCTTATGTATAAGCGTCTACAAATGAAGGGCGTTTCGCCACTTCTTTACCATCCTCCCTGTTACCCAGATTGTGGATGTCTATTCCGCCACCGCAGAAACAATCAAAATTTTGTTTTATTAGTTACTCAGGTTCTCCCAGTATTGCTCTGCCGACATACTCGAACTCAATGTCCGGTTCACTAGACCAAATATATGCGATACCCTGCTGCGGAACCGGAACTCCAATCAGGTATGAAATATCGCCATCTTGCTCTCGAATGTCGGATATGATGCCGAGAGAAGCCACCCATTTATGAGTTTCGGTAAACTGGACTACATCATTTTTTCTATAGTTTGTTTTCATGTGTATGTTCCTCATTTATTTAATAATTAACTACTGTCTTATAATAGCACACGCCACATTCCGTGTCAACACTATTTAATAATTAATTATTATCAATATCGATTTTATAAAGTGTTCTATCATTCTGATCCATTACCGCGTGAAATACAACTCCGATGTCACAGCTTCTGGAATTAACAAATGTTGCAACCCTATTCCCGGCATAATCCAATGCATTAACCGAATCTTGATATACATCCACATCTTTTACTTCAGGTATTGCCCTAGTTGTAAGAACTCCGCCGGGTATACGGAACTTCACGTAGTATGGTCTATCCTCGCTCATATCAAAAGCGGTTAAATCCAAATAATAAGTTCCGCAATAATCGCACCTATACTTATACGGCTCAATCGGTGCTCCACAATTAGGGCAATTCGTCTGGGTCATAGTCTTCACCTTCCTCAGTATATTCACCACGCAATATTTTGATAGCTTTGAGAGCGTTGCTATCCGTGAGTCCAACCTTATAATCAGTAATTACCAGATGACCAGCGAACTCCGGACGAGAAAAATCACTAAACATAATATCATCCAACACCACCCATGAAGTAACTTGCGGATGTTTACTGAGCCAAGCAAGTATCTCCTGTCCTCGACGTCGCCAATCAATATCCGAAGTTTTACCGTAGATTTTGATACCGCCTCTGTACCACAGTTTATTCTCTAGATACTTATAATCACGATTTCCTGGCTCACATAACCGCCAATCGCTACTGAGAACAACTTTGGCATCCGTAAGATCAACAATTGTCCTCAGCAACTTGACCTTGGAATCCATTACACCTAGTGCTCCACTCGGTGCCAGTGCTTTAGCGGAATCGCAATTTAGAACGCCGTCAACATCTAAGAATATAATGCTAGTAGCTATCTCGTCGCTCATCATATTAATCACTCTCTCTCCAGTCTAGTGCCTGACCGCATTTAGGACAGCATTCAAACTTATACAACATATATGCCCCACAGTTAGGACACAGAGGTTCATTGTGATACCAAGACGGGTCAGTGGGTTTGGCGGGAATTATCTTTTTTAAATCTTCGTCGTCAAAATAAAATCCCCTCGGATACCCCGGAATACCCTTTTGATTAATTTCGCCGTAGTCGAATGCTCCACTATCATTAAATTCAAAATACAAATTCTGTTTAGCAGCTTCGTTAATAATTATCTCAAGATAATGGTCTTTTCTCAACTCGGCGTACTGTTCTTCAGTCAGCACTATCTTCATCTAAAGTCTCCTCACTCTCTAGGCTACCATATCGACTACTCGCTTCCATCACGCTCGCCATGGAATGATTGTTCAAATCATCCATAAACGTTTGTGTAAGACCGTTAACCTTGTATGCGAACTGCGACCCAAAATACACATGAGCGCAATCAGCTTCCTTCTTCGGAATCAGCACATATGTGGTAGCTTCTGTCATTGCACTGCCACCGAATCCCGGAAACCCCAGTGCTGTACTTCCCCAAATCTGATCAAACATAATAATGTCATAATCAATACTATAAATTTTTTCTCGTCTAAGAAGGTCGTCCTGAATTAACATTAGTTCCATTGCAGTAGTTAAAACTTTCATAATAATTTCTCCTCATTTCTTTTAATAGCGTTATCAATAGTAATGCGATGAATGTCTTCAACGCAAACCAACAAACCGTCCTTGATTAATTTACCGAGATTTACCGGGTTGTAATCAATAACATTGGCAGCTACATTCAGATGGCGTCCATCAGTAAGACCGCTGTCATTGTGATTATGCCCATGTATATTGAACGCCCAGGGTACATCCACCGGTTCATGGGACAGAATCAGCTTGCGACCGATTATTACCGGTCCCTCGTAGATTTCATCGAAGTATGGCTTAAATCGACTGGCTGATTCATCATGATTACCCATAATCAGAACTTTGTATCCTCGGATTGCTCTAAGATATTCGGGATTGCCGACATCCCCCAAATGAATGAGAGTGTCGGGCTTATGAACAGTACGTTTAATAACGTCAACATGTTGTTCAGTAGATATCGTATATCCCATAAGTTCCCGGTCGGTGTCGTCAAAATGTGTATCTGAAACGATATATACAGAGCCAAACTCTGACCATCGCTCGGCAAATTTGTATAATCCTCTAATCATAATGCGCCTCAAATTAATTTTTCAATATATTGTCTACCATCACCGGTAAAAATCGGAATCTCATTGTCAATAACCCATTTGTGACGAACAACATCATTTATTGTTTCCTCGACTTTAATACAACAAGAGCCGCGCTTCTGATAAGTCGGCAAATCATTCCAGTTAATTCCTCGCTGCTCGTGCAACATATCTTGGATAGCGTTGCAAGATTTACCCTGGAGTTCTTTATGCGAGAAGTTCGCCTGTCCCACCATCTGGATACTGTTACGGGTGGCATCGAGTTGACGCCAGTAAAAATAATTTGTGCATTCCTCCTTCACCAGATTGAAGCATCGACTATCAAACATCGCTTTATGAAGTTTCTTCATATACACAGTTTCAAATCTATGATAGTCTTCTTCTCTTCCAGTGTTTACTTCTTCTCCAAGTGTATCATCGCAACAATCATATCCAAAGTCTTGGACGTTATTAGAAAAAAATTTATTAAATGCCAACGTTGCCATCGAAGCAGTAATACTGCAAATCTTTTGTACCTCGTAATCAAAGAATGCCTGGGAATTAAGTGTTTGGTAGTCTATTAGCAAAAGACTAATCTCATCTGATTGATGGTATCCAAGAACACATCCCTGTATATTCTCACAGAGATATTTCATGGTTTCTTGCATGGATTTGATTAGTATTTCATCAAACGGTTTCTTAAATCCTCTAGTGAAGCTGTGGAATGCTTTGCCATCAATTCTCACGATCACTGGACAGCGTCTCATTAATCTTGTCTTGGGGATTTCTTCGTAATACTTTTTCATTCTTGTCCCAATTTCATCATGTATAGGCATATCTCTTCTCCTTTTATAATTATCTGGTTCGGCGGGTGTGCAGTCGGCGCGGTTTATCCCACACCTCAATCACACGCATCCTCTTCCGGGTTGCACCATAGTTCGAGGGGTATTCGCAAATACAATTTTTAGTCTATGCCCTCTGGGGTGTCTCTCCCCTGTGTCCCTTTCCCGAGGCTAACATTGTCTTCTCGACTTTGAGTGCTTGTCTACCGCCGAGATATTACTCTTCTTCATCCGATTCTTTAATCCATACCTTAACCACCGATCCGTTGAACGGGCTATCACCCTCGAAGTAATCACTGGATACACCGGTTACTTCCCACCATGCATATTGCACCGGATAGTTTTTAGCTTCAAATATGCCTACAAAATCGCCGTCTTCAATGAGCAGTAGAACAATTGCACTCGGTAATAGAATACCCGCAAATAAATCTTTAACCTTCATCATACTAATTCTCCTTACCACTGTCGTCCTTGCAAGCAAGTCACTATATACTTTCCAAGTTTACTACTTTGGGAGCAATAAAAATACTTCCGCTTACCGCATATAGCACATATTTTTAATCCTTCGATAAACGCAGGATTGTTATTCATCACCCCATGAGTATAGTGCCAGCGGATTATGTGGTACTCATGGTGACATAACAGCTGTTTAATAAACCGTTTAATTCTATTTACCATTGCCGTATTCCTTATATAATTTTACTTAAGCGTTCTTCTCCAAGGTCCGATCTACTTATTTGATAGTAATCCAAAATAAATATAATAGCATATAACATGCTCACTGTCGTCATGAAATTAGAATTACTATCATTCTTAATTTCACTATATTTATTAATAAAATGGTCGATTAGTTCCCAATCAATCGGCTTCGACATCATCGTTCTCCTCGATTACATATACTTCGAATCCATGCTTTCTGGATGTGTCAATCATATTGCGAGTTCCCCGGCTTGCTCCGATTGGAAACGCAACCACAATTGCTTCGTCTGCCTGGGCAGCATAGTCGGCCATCTGGCGATTTCTTATCATTCCGGCAGATTTACCGTAAGTATTCCAATCAGCCGGAAACACCTTGAGTGGATAACCATACTGATTGGCAAATTTTTCGCCGACCATATCTGCTCCTCTCGCATGACCGCTGATAATTTCGACATAATCGTTGTTAGCAATAGAATGGATCCCAATATTATCCATTACTCGGCAAAGTTTGGCATAATCATTAAATTCTCGTGAACCGCAAATAATAATTCTTACCATGGGGAATCCTCCTTATATACAACCGCCGCAACTACCGTAGCGGAAATCGTTCTCATTAAATGCGAAGTAAATCTGGAGTTTGAGGTTATAATCATCGGTTATCGTACTTAACCATTCGTCATTAGCGGCTATCCAATCAACTGAGGATAAACCGTCCTCGTAATCTTCAAATTCCTCTCGCCATTCGTCATCAAAATCCCACTGGGAATATGTACCAAATGTATACATCGGTTCATTGATAATTTCCTGGGGTATATGGTCTGTATAATCCTTACCGTCAATGGTAAGTGTCCAGGTACCGCTACACAAGCATGGGTACTGCCCGGACCAAGTGGCTACGACATTATGACGTTCTTCATTCATTGTCTGCGTTCTCCTTTGACCTTTTTTCCAAATCGATGATTGCTTCATTGGGAGTATCCCCTCGACCATAAATATCACGAGTAGTTCTGAAATAGTTCCAGCACGTATTGTCATCGCTAAAAACAGCTTCCGGAATACCCTCGGGGTAAAGCGCCCACGCAGTATATTTACCGCCGGAGTATGTACCATTGTAGCGATCGCTAACTACAGTGAGAGGATAAATGTCGGGAATCTCTTTGTCGGTAATATTATTGCTATTGATAATATCAGCAACTTTGTTGGTAGTATCAATCACTGACTTATACCAATCACCGCCGAGCCACTCACGGAGTCGATCTTTGTCACTAGATATAATTTTGCCAAGTTCCTCATACACACGAAGAAGCGTACCAAATCCGACTTGTTTCTTAAACAGGGCAACGTAATCGTCTACGCCCAGATACATGTCCATTGTCTGAAGTTCGTCACCGAAAGAATTAATATTGATTTTCATTGTGTTCCTCCTCAAGAATTGCAATTATTCTGGCTGCCTGATCGGCATTGATTAATACGGTATCTTTCATCATCTTTTTACACTTGGCGATTGCCAAATTGTCCTTGATGTCTTGTTCTATGGCTGGGGTAAGTAAATCAATGTGGCTACAGTACCATATGTCATGCAATTTACTGTGACCATAGCAATCAAATGTTTCTTGGTATCCATCAAAATCTACGACCACGTCCTCCTGATTATCGGTAACTCTTATGACCGTGCCGATAGCCGGATTTAAAACATTAGGATAGCCGCAGACAACCTTGTCACCTACGGCAAATTTTGATTTATTCATTGTGATTACCTCCTTGTATTCGGCTCATAGAACTCAAAAGAATTTGTTTTACCATTATATCTAATAAATCCATTCATACTCTCGCGAAGACGTTCTCGGTTCTTTATGCAACACTGCATGAGATCATCAATCAGCTTTGGGGTAAGTCGTTTTTTGTGGTAGGCTAAATCCAGCTGGATGTATTTGAGCACGTCCTGAACGGCAAGCAGTCCTTGTGTAAAACCGCGATTGTATTCGCCGGATAATCGTTCCATAGACATTTTCTCCTCATACTTGTCGGAAGTAATAATCAAACTGCTCATCAGATAACAGCAGTGTGTAATAGTCGCTAACATAGATTTCGTAATCTTCGCCGGGTTGGGAATACTGGTATAGTTCTCCGCTAGTAAATAGTTCATTTGGTGGATTGATGCATTCTGCATACATGGGGTGGCCTCCTTGGGGATATTATAATAATATATTTATATTTCCCGCAGTGACGGAGTCGCTGCGGCAATCGACAGATTATATTTTTGAGTACCGTGAATTTGGTGAGGGATAGTGTGGATTTTTGTAGGAAATATATAGAGTAAAATGAAGTTGTCACTTTAAGCGTACCAATAAGAGAAGTATTACTATGGTACACATAAAGTGTCAACTTTAATCATCAACCAAAAATAATTCTTCCAGTTCTTTATTGATTTCATCATATTCTGCTGAACTATCAAAAATATTATCGACATAGTCCGAGTCTCGATCACATATGCTTATTAGTTCTTTTGCTAATAATTTCTGAGCAATAACATAATTTTCCGGATAATGCCATGCCCTAATTGCAATCATAAAGCTGTTTTCATCTTGTGCTTCGTCAATCCCTTTATTGTATTCTTGCAATTTATTATTATATAAATTTTCAGCTTCGGAATTTAATACATCGATAATTTTTGAATTCAATCCAGAAATTGCATCTTTTAAGTTTAATTCGAGACGAGGTATAAAGCTTTTTATGTCTTCGTAATTAAATATAATTTTGTATGCTCTGTAATAATATTTCCAACCATACCGTTTATATAATTCATCATTTACTTTTTTGAAAAAATCTTTTTGTTTTTTTCTTAAAATAACTTGAGAAATAGTCTCACAATTAAATTCATCTAATTTTTCCCTATTAACTGAAAGAATTATTGCTATTTCCTCATCTGTCGCCGCAACATGTTTTTCATAGCCGTTAACAATCTTACATATAATAGTTTTTGGAATAGCTTCGATTAAACTTCTATTAGATAGATTATTAAGCGCTGTTTTTAATATTCTATCTAGTTTATGGTTTGCTCTAAAATAAAAATTATCAATCTCATAAGATGTTATTACTTTATTTAATTCTAATAATTTTTCATTTTCTATAGAGCCATATTTTTCATTTATCATTCCTAGTAACTTCCAGAGCCTTTTTCTGCTAAAAGTTATTTCTCTCCCATATTCTGCAGCTAGATAACGAAGCATTATCAATTCTATGTATGGTAAATATACGGATGAATTCCCGGCATCTCTGTTGTTTTTTATGTATAATGGCGTTTCATATATTTCGATTATCTTATATTTTCCATAGCCAATTTTTTCAAAATTAAAGAAACGGTGAAAACCATTCTCCCCAAAACCCTGGAGTTGGAGAGTTCTACTATTCCCCTGTTTATATTCGGCTCCTATTAAATCACACAATTCTTTATAACTATAAACCTATCCTACTCGCAATTTACTAACATCAATCTGATCCAATCGCACCATTCCTTTCTATGGGTAGTAAATAATTATTTAGTTATCGGCTACCAAAGGATATCTCCCACATACGAAATAAACTAGGTAATACGGTACTTCTTCTGATTTGAAGATATCCCTCTTTGGATTTCGCCTTCATCTTAGGATATTCCCACACATGTACGGAATAAACCGTTTTTAGTTTTATCAATATAGTAGGACATCCCACACACATACGGAATAAACACTACCGATAGCGTACTGCACATATTCCGTATTCCAATATTTAGTTATGTGAGGATTTATAAGTATTAACTTAAACGCCATATCCCGTGGCGATTATCGGATTGACTCCGACTACATCATTCAATATTAATAATTATAGGATGTCTTCCGAATTCATCACATACATTATACGCATCCGGAAATGCCTTTTTAATAATTTGATAAGCCCCATTCACATCAGCATTGATTAGTTCTTTGCTATTTGAGACAAACATCCCACGATGAAGTCTTCTGGATTTATTGTAATTTTCTTTGATGGGGTCTTCTCCGTCGAGAAAACTCGTGCCACTGGTGTAACCCTCTTCGGTTTCTATAAAACGTATGCCATTGTTTTCGCATTTATATTTTATTTTTTGAATCAATTTAGAATGGGGAATGTATGTAAAATTCTGATTATTGGTTGCTCCCATGTTTGATTCCTGTTTCCAATCAGTGTTATGACCACACACAACAGTATCGATATTATTTTCAACGCACCAACTTACAATTTTTGCAGAAGCCTTATGAATGTAATCTTCGACCCTACGATTTCGTTTTTGTGTAAAATTAGTTAATCTTTTTGACCAATCTTTATCGTTCTTCTTTTTCAACTCGGATTTCATTGTGGCAAGCTTCTTATTATAATAAGCATTGATACTTTTTAATGGGCGACCGTTTATTGCAATCGGATTAACTCCGCAGTTTGTTGCAATAGTTGCTAAGTTATTAACTCCCAGATCAATTCCGGCAATTCTCCTGGTAGGAACGCTTTCTATATTTGGAACATCAACTACCTGGATAATCTCAAATACATAAGCTTCAACTTTACTTTTACCAGTTCCGACAGGGACGAATCTCGCAGAATAAATACGTTCGTCGGGATTTCGCAATTTAAACGTATTATTGAGATTTTTAAACGAAGATAAGGAAAAGAATACGTAGCCGTCCTTGTTTTTCACCTCATTACTGGTTAACTCAACAACAACTCGTTTATTATTCTTCATATACCTCGGAGGTTTAGGTGTTTTCTTATATTTATTTGGATTCTCTTTGTAGTCTTTAATAGATTCGAAAAATGATTTCCAATTTCTATCCAATATCTTCAGAGTATGTTGTGCAATACCGCTACATCCGACGGTTTTAAAATCGTTAAGCGGTTTCTTATTATATGGATTAAGATCTCTGCAAATCGGATAGAGTTCATTATATCTTAGCCAAACCGCATGGTCTCGCAACCCGGCTTCTTTTTCTTTGCAAGTTTCAAAAAATTTCTGACGAATAACATAATTTGCTTCATTATAAAGATTTCTGGTTTTTAAACTCAGTTCATCTATTTGATTGAAATAGTCTCCATATGTAATGCCGTCATTATTAGATTTTTCTATATCACGCTTATATGGTTTTCCGAGTTTGTTGCTATTATTTTTAATAAGTATTTTTTGAACACGAGTCGGTATTTGTTTCTTTGCCAATATATTTTCTCCTAAATTATCGTCATTTATAGAACACTCATTATATGATACAAAACTGGAATACTACCCATTTTACCATATAAATTTTCTCTATATATGGAACATAGCAAGTTCTTTCAGGATACTCTCCATACAGATGGAACAACTTTTTCCCGAAGAGGAGTACAAGATACTCCCCATATACACGGGGCATGTCCGCTGGAAAAATGCCCACTCTACGAGTACAGGGGATACTCCCTATATACACGAGACATATACTACCCATAGCGTTCAATGTCGAGTTCCGCCAACAATATATGGGGATTTTTGATTGGCTATATCCCGTAGCCATTACCAGATTATTTCAGGCAAGATACCGGAAATTCTCTGGATACATTATTCAATTTCTATACCGATACAATAAGCAGTACCGGTATAGATACAATAAAATTCAATTTTCATTGTATTTTTTAATAATTTATTTTCCAGTGTTTTCCTCACTTTTTGACAATGCGTTTTTCGTCCTATTCCATAATCTCCGCCAGCCAAAGCACCACTCATAAGCACGGTCATCATTCCATCCGGCAGCAACCATGTCTTCATAGAGCCGCTGTCTCATGGTATCCATAAACGGAATGTGTATATCTTCTATAGTAGCTTTTTCACCAAGTTCTTTAACTCGATTAACAAGTTCCTTCTTGTACTCGGGAGCAACTTCCGGAGATTCACTGAAAAAGCTTATTTTCTTCAATGCTTCGGTGCTATCAAACGGCTGATGTTTACGCTTCTGGCGTCGATAGTACTGTTTGAGGGTATCGAGATCCCATGTGAGATTGTCTTCTTCTTCGGCATCCACATGGGATTTCTCACTCAGATGGATAATTTGAGTACCGTCACTATTCCCAACGCTTATTGCGACTATGTACGGATAATACGGCATCAAGTCCTTCTGGGAGTCAATTCGTAGCGGAATAATGAAATTACCATATGCATATATTTTTACTTTAGAAAAATCTGTGACTTCACGAATATCTACAAGAACATCGTAACAATCACAACGACCGCTATATTTGCTAATGATAATCACCACCTTACATTGCGGTACTATTAGGCGACCGCTTATTAAACTCATCAATAGCTACGTGGACATTGCCGGACAGCTTTACCACTGTACCGTCCGGATACTTACAGTAGTACCACTCAATATGGTTAAACAAATCTCGGAACAGTCCGAATGTCATCAGGCGTTTGTCCGTGTATAAGTCCATCATCGTATTCGTCCACTGGAGTACATGCTCCTGGGTTAGGGTTCCGGGTTCTGCCATATAATCGTCTCCTTTAATAATTAATTGATTATCTATACATTACCACACATTTAATAATTAATCAAGCACTTATTTCTTGATAATGCAACATACGGTCAATTTCTTCATCACTCATATCATTCCACTTGCGGATACCGGCGATATCAAGCTGCGAGAAAATCCCCATGAGTACTGATCTGACGATACCGTTTCCGGCCTCCTTAAAGAGCTGTGAATTCGAATTGACTTGTTCTGCTCTATTAAAATACTCATCATTTGGTCCGGCTATATCCATCAATCGCCAACATTCTTTTGGCGTGAGTTTTCGAATTCGGTATCTATACTTAGTTTCTTCCATAATATTATTTCCTTTCTTTAGTTACTACTAAATACAATCCACTATTGCCGCCAAGACCGCCAATGCTACTACTCGGCAGCGTATTAGCTAATCCTCGACTATCATATACTCTGTATCCCTGGCGGAAATTCCGAGATAACTTCTTGCCATTATCTAGCCACAAACTACTCTCGAGACCACCTAAAAATATTAGTCCAATTTCTTTCATAATTAACTATTGGTTTTCTCCAATTCTTTCGCAATTCGTTTTTGATACTCTCTATGCTCGTCATCATATAAAATATATTTATAATCTTTGTCCGGTAAATATTCTATGGGAAACTCCGATATTTCATGTTTTGTTACTACGTCATCTAAATAGTTCTCTGTTGGACATTGAACTTCGTAGAATGATGGTCGATCAAGGAATGCCGATCTTATAGTGATATTCCCTAATAGCATATTATTTAAATCGTTTAGACTAATTTCGGTAATCAAGTATGATTCCTTCTCACATAAATCCATTCTCAAAACCAAAAAGCGTTCATCATTATCGTCCCTACATACATAGAACATCGGATGAAATAAGTCAAAATATTCCAATATATAATCAAAATACAATAAATGGTTGTCAAGTTTAAAAAGTTGTTTACTCATTATTAACCTCTACTACCAAATACAAATATGTATAACCGCCGAGATTACCGACAGGATTAGCGCAGTGCGCCATAGCAACACTTCTGCTGTCATAAACACGATTACCGAGGCGGTACTGTTTGCCATAATTAATTTCGCCGATTCCGCCGAGACAAATCGGCATTGGTTTGTTTTCACTCTTCTCTTCCATATATCTCAAACACCCAATTATCCTTAGCTACCGAAGTTATTGTATGGGCAAGTTCATCCTCAGCAAGTTCCAGGCGCTGCACAAGAATACCTCCGCCTGTTTTACTTCTATCATTCGGATTATCCGGGTTACGTCCTCTCGACGCGCATATTATTTGTTTGATTAGCTTCATCGTCTATCTCTTTAATAATTACTATCGGTTCACGGTTACCACCGCCGGCAGTGTTAATCGCAGGACATAATCCGCGATGAGAATATACATTGCCGGCATACGATCCACCGGTGAAACCGTATATATTACCTAATCTAATTAGTTCTTTCATTGTTCTCATACCCTACCACTATCATCGGCTGAGTATTCCCACCAGAATTCGCCTTGATTGCCGGACACAGTCCTTGCACTCCAAACACTGCGCCGGCATAAGCGTCTTTATGTCCGTAAATATTGCCGATAAAAATACTACTGATTTTTTCCATAAGTTTCAAGTTTTTCAACCTCAATAACCCCATTGGCAAAATGATTACCCCATCCTTTGTAATCTCTAGCAAGTATTGTGACGGCTACATCGCTAAACGTGCATGATGGAATTCTATCCTCATTGGAACTTCCCATATTTTTAAATATTGCTGTTATTTGTCGCTTCTTCATCGGGCATCGCCTCCATTACCAGGATACGGGGGGGGGGTTCTTGTAAGCAGTAGCTTTGATAGTAATGCAGACACCACGAATACTATGAACTTCTTGGTTTTGATGGATTTTATCTGAAGTC